TGTAAAATCAGGCGGTTCACGAAGAACATCGCGTGTAAGATAGACCACTGCTATCAGGGCAAATCCAGCATTAGCCCAGAATATGAAAAACCATCTAAGATTAAACAACCAAACTGGCATCATTCCGTTTTCCTCATTTGTATTTCTCTTCGTACTCTTCCAACATCTTGATGAAATCGGGAACATTCTTCATGTATTCGTCAAACCATTCTTGCAAAATAGGTTCAGGATTCTTATATCCGGCCAAGAGAATAACTTTTTTGAATCGTTCCCTTAACTCTTCACGAGAAGGACCTATCTGCTCCAGACGTCCCCCAATCATAACTTGGCCCGGTTCCATTAGAAATCCTCCAAGGCTCCGCATTCAGGGCATATTGTGTATCCCTGTTGAGTTTCATACGGGCAGCCTGTCTTGTGCAATTCTGTGCCTCGAACGGGATAGACTTTCAGTCCACGACGCTTCCACATTCGAACGACTTTCGGTCGGTCGTCAACTACGAATGCAAATTGATCCAAAGAAAACACAGTCAGCAATTCGTCAAGAATTTCTTCCTTGATAACAGTATCGGGACGATTATCCTTAGTACGACGCATAAGGATATGATCAAAGGGAACTCCCTGCATTTCCATCCAATCACAAGTGTCGTCCCCACAAAAATCCTTACGACCAGAGAGAATGAACAAGTTGAAATAAGGATAAACTGCCTTTGCCCATTCCACAACAATAGGATAGGGATTATCGTACATTATCCGTGTATTGTCGTATTCGTTGCGAACGCCTTCATGATTGGCAAGAGTTCCATCAACATCGAAAATGACAATCTTGGCATCGGGCAAACGAAGAGTAAAACCGCCGTTGAGCAGCTGTTCTCGTTCGAAAACTGGACGAGTCAATACTGGCTTGTCTTCTTTAGGTCCCAATTTTATGGTCTCCATCAGGTCTTTGTACTGTTTGCGGATGACTGCTTCACCAACGCTGTCGGCACGCAGTTTATCACGTTCAATGCAAACTTCAATCGACGTAGTCATGGTAACAACCCGGAACCTGACACGCATGTCCTTAGCCAACGCTTCCCAAGCGTAGCGAGTCTTTCGGATGCAATTGGTATCATCAACGATGACATCCTTGCTCTTACTGAGAGCCAGCCGTGCCATTTCACGTTCTGCTACACGAAGAAAATCATCATGATGAGCATCCCAAGGAACATCTACATACATAGATTTGCGTATTTCATCACGATTCAAACGAACAATCTTTCCTTGACTCCAGTTAATCCAACCCTTAACTACCGTGGATTTTCCAGAACCACTGATACCAACCATAATGGTCAATTCAGGAGCATCCTGACGGCCTTTGCTGTAGTCGTATCGTTGTTCTGTGAATTCGCTCATTGCAGTATATCCCATCCTCGTACTGTGAGAAAAAATTGTGTGATGCCACTTTGCGGAGAAAATGAACCTTGATACTCTCCCGGTGTAATCAGATTATTTTTGAATAAAAACCGGAATGTCTGATATCTTACTCGCTTTCCTTTCAATACATAATTCAGTCTACCTGGAACGTATTCGCCCAATGAGCGGAAAGCCAGTTGTCTTGGATCGGGTGTAAGAAATTCGCAAAAGGGTTCGCCGTTCAAAATCGCGTTTAAAACTCTACGTTGCTCTTTGCTCAGTTTCATGAGTTTTCTTCCTTCTTATCTCTTGCTATGTGGTGGTTCCAATGTTTTTTAATTGTAGGCCACAACAAAGCTCCAATAGCACCATCAAAGATTGCCATCAGGAACATTTCGAATTCCCAATGTGCTCGGTCGTGAAGCAATGTCCAAAATGTTTCGGGAGCACAACCACAAGGAGTCATTACAAGCCTCGTTTTCTGCGCTCGTTTTTCCAATCACGCAATGTTGCTTTGCGCATCTGCCGAGTCATTTTATCAAAGAACATAATTCCGTTCAAATGGTCATTCTCATGTTGAGCAACTCGAGCATCAAGCATCTCCAACTCAACACGTTGCTCGTCTCCATCAGTATCTTGATACCGCAAAACAGCATTCTTTGGACGACTCACCTGATTGTAGACTCCAGGAACCGACAGACAACCCTCATCATAGACCCACTCATCTCCACTGGGAATTACCAGAGGATTAAAAGCTACAATGGGTTTCTTTTCTTTGTGGTTGAACACAACAAACACACGCCGCAGCACTCCAACTTGCGGCGCAGCCAACCCAATTCCAGTGCTGTGTTTGGCCAGTTGAGCCAATAGTAATTCCCCAAATTTATTGGCTGTTTCACCAAACTCATCAACTTCAACCGGGAGACAAACGGTAGACAAAATAGGATCAGGATCTTCCAAATAATATCGGAGGATGATTTGGTTCTTCTCGATTGCTTCTTTCAGACTCAATTTTGGCAAATCATGGTTTGTGTTTTCCATATCATCTAAATACTACGATTCGAAAGAGACAAACGGGTAGGAAAATCAAGAGACAGGAAGCCTGGTTTCCATCCTTCGATTAGGCCAACAAAAGCAAACTGATTTATGCGCCTTCTTAAGAGCATAACGGACTGTAGTCCAAGTACCAGAACGAACAAGTTCTTTATCTGTATGCGGAGCAGCAATGAGGAAATCTGTGCTATTTACTATATCATAATCGCGTTTTATAAACTCTTTGGCTTCAAGAATTTCATCATTATACGAGCCTAAAGCACGAAATTTAGTGTCGTCTGGTTTATCTTTAGGATAACCAGGATGTGCTATAACGTAGCAGCCAAGATCAAAAGCTATCGCCGCAGCCTCATCATCAGCACCAATACACCAACCGTGATGAAACTCAACAGTACCGTAATTGTTTAGTAAATTGGCAAGGAATTCTTGCAGGTTAGATTTCTGAAGTTGATTCATCCCACGGGAAGTACCTGTGAAGCCAGCCTTTTTCATGCTAGCCTTGGAGATCTTGCAGCTGTTTCTCGTACTTCTTGATCACAGTATCGATGTCTTCTCCAGCTGCACTGAGCCACTCACCACCGTGCCACTTTTGTGCGCGAGCACGAGCTAGGTTATCTTCAATCCGAGAAATCTCTTCTTTCAAAGTATTCGCTTGCGCTTTATTCATCTTCTTCTCCCAGTACAGCTTGAACTGCTTTTTGATACTCGTTAGAAATCGCTTTTAACTCTTTGCGACCCTTTTCCATAGCATCAACAGCTTCTTGAAAACGAGCCTTATCCATTACCCGGCGCAAATTTGCCTGAATCAATCCGACCATAACTTTAGGCTCCAAAGCATCAAGTTCCCAACTCTCCGTTCCATACTGTTCCAAATACGCACGGAAACGAGAGTCCGTTGTCTTAGCCGGGTTAGGTGGTGGACCGTATTTTTCGACTTGATCCATGTTCAAAGCAATACGACGTAAATCTACTTCTTCGCCCATGAACATTTCAAGACGCTCGCGAATATCCCTCGTCATGTCTATACCACTGGGATCATGATCACCCAGGTGGAAGACTATGATTTTCTGTTTGAATTTTTGACCATTTTTCCGCTTATGCGGACCTTCATAAATCACTCGATTTTGACGATGAGCCAACATGCGTTGAGCCGCTTCCCAAATTGCTGTCAGACTAGTATAGCCTCGACAAGAGAAATAAGGAACGTCTAACGGGCGACAAGCAGAGGCAACTATACCCTCTAAAGCATCCTTCTCTACCCAAACTTCAGGACGAACGGGCTGCCAACGCCACAAATCATTTTGATAAGATTCTGCTGCACTGTCAATTATATCAGTTGGAGCATTCCAATGAGAATTCACTCCCAATTCGCGGGTACGGTCTTCAATAGCATTCCAATCGATCAATCCGGATAGACGAGCATCGCTTACTAGTTCTCCCAGCCAGTTGTAGTTAGGTTCAGCGTTCTTAGTGCCATTAGGATCGCGAACCCACTTTGTTCCGGTCCAAGACCATTTACGATTATCTGGAAAATGATCTCCCGCTACGAGCCTGTAGTACAACTGTCTGAGGGTAAGACGGAAGCCTTGTGCCTGATAATCTTCAATGATTCCGTTGCTGATGTCAACTATAGCCATCCGCTCTGGACTGAAGAACTTATCAAGATATCTAATCTTTGGCATAATCTAAACGGTTGTTTCAAATCCCTTCAAAGTAATCTGCCGGATTTTTCTCCCAATTCAGCATCTCGAAGTTTTCTTACAACAATACGAGGACTTGTTCCAAAGAAACCATTCCCAACGCTGATGACTTGACCAATCCCGTCTCGGAGAGCTTGAACAGCTTCATCTTTAGTCCAATGATACAGGTTGTCCTTGGGATTTCGGATCTCATCCGTTTGACCGATCGTAACTAAAAATTGAGCGTGTTCTTCATCATTCGCCCAAGCGATAGGTTCATTGTGCCAAAACTTCCAAACTTTTCCACGCTCAACCAATTCCCAAGTTTCCCAATTACCTAGCCAAGTAATCCAACCAGAAGGCCACTTGTTAGAGACACCATACATAGGCATAGGACTACCGTCTACACGAGTTTTGCCGATGTAATCGTATTCTACTTTTGCAATACGAGCAAGATGATTTTCAAATTCGAGCCAATCGAAGAACGAAGGAGAATAGACAAGATCATCTTCCCAAAATCGAGTCTCAGGAAGATCGCGCAATCGCTTTTCATTCCAAGGAATGCTGCCGTCTACTCGAAGTGCAGCTAACCGTTTGTTGTATTCTTCTTCGTTTACAGGTTTTAGATAGCAAGTGCTTATGTGTTCTTCTCTGCCATCAGGCAATAAAACATTTGCCCAAGAACGATTTTCATAAACACCGGGCGCGTAACCGAAGCGATTTGCATAACCGTAATTTATTTCACCAAAACCGACAAGAGTAACTTCCGTACCATCAGGAGCAGGTCCATAGCCCCATTCTTTTGCCTCTTTAGTTAGATTGATGAGAACCTTTTCACCGGGATTGATAGCTTCACCTATCATTTCATCCTCACAATTCTTCCATAATCGATTTGTAAGTCTGTTGCACTTCTTTGAATTCCTCTGTCTTACCCGCTTTCTTTAGGAAATAACTCAAAGAGCCTATGCATCGCCTTGCTTCAGCAAGTTTTTCCTTAGCTTCCTCAAGACTTGTTGGCACTCGCTTTTTAGTCGCCAATTTTTCAATTGGAGTGTTGGAATATTCGGTAAGAATTGATTCCGCATGTGTCATAACATTGTTAAAGAAAAGGTCAGGAGTACATGTGGGAGAGGCAGTCTCAGGATATCGCACCCATTGAAGAGCATGACGAAGTTCGTTGATTATATCCAACGCTTTTTTCAAGCCTTCTTTTGCAAACATATTGTGCTTCCATTCGGTACTAAGTGACTCTATAATAAAGTGTTCAGCTTGATTGACATAATCCCAATCACTGCGCTCTGTTGCCATTATAGGCACGAGCGAAAAATTGATATCATGCCCGTTTGCGAGCGTGATACAAACATTCGCAGCTAAACCATCAATGCGCGTGCGCACTTTCTTAATATCCGACCAGAAAGGCTTTAGCACAACCTTAGTCGAAACTCGAGTTTTGTCTTTCACTGGAACTTCTTCAATATGCCATTGTTCATAATCATACTGTTTCCGAAGAGTAAGCAATATAATGGCAGCTTTTCCATCGCCTGTGAGAGCCAATTCGTACAGCCGCTTCTGTTTGGTGGTTAAAGGACTTGCCTCATAAACTTTCCAAGTGACTTTCAGGAACTTGAACAATTTCAAGAACGCAACTTCCTTCTCCTTCTGCGTGCTAAAAGGAAATTGCATGTCCTCCTGCTTACGATTACCGTACACCAAAACATATGATTTCATAAATCCCTCTGTCTCTGAAATATCTCAGAAAATGAAGTAACTTTTGTATGCCGCCAAAAATTGTACCAAGTGCGAAAAGGGCAAAAGTAACCTTCAATACCGAACCACATTACTCGTCCGCATTTACAGGTCTTGTCCCAATCCAAAGAAATCACGGCCTTACCTTTCCAATTACAATCTGACTCAATCGCTCCCAGTCGTACTCCGCCAACGGAGCACCAGTTAACTTAAGATTCGTGTGCATCGTTCGAAAATTCTTTGGTCGAACCCAAGGTAAAGAGTCAGTACGCACCCAGCGGTCCCCGGCAACATTTTCCGCCGATATTCCAAAAGCATCCGCTAGTTCTTGAACAGTGTTCCCTTCATTTAGCTCTGTCCAAACAGTACCCAACATAACTCTCCTTACCGATGAATCACAGCGTAAAATTTCTTTTTGGTTCGCAATTGGCGACAAAGAGCATTAACTGCTTTCTCCACAGTTCCGCCTGTTGCAGTAACCTCTGGACGAGCAAGCAATCGTGCTTCCCATTTTGCACTAACTTCGCATTTTTTCGGTATCCAATTACCTACAAAATGCACAGCGATAACGGGTTTAGAAATGGTTCGTTCTCGAAGAATTTCCAACATCCTACGACTATCTTTTATCGTTGCACGATAATGAGCAATTTTGTCTTCGATGACGTTGGCAGGAACACTGTAAACCAATTTGACTTTACCTATGGCACTATCCCAGTCACCACAGATTTGACGCCAAAGCATATGTCGTTCCAAACTTGATAGGAACTTCTCTGAGTAACGATAGTCTTCCCAAGTGGTCTGATGACCAGGACCAAGGCGAGCATAAACACGATACCAAGGCATTATCATGTCCTCCATCTACATTCTACTAGGAGGATATGATTTTCAGCTAGAATTCGCCTATGACTGGATAAGAACCTTCACATTCTTCCGTGTATTTACCTTTGACTTTTTCCATATGTTGAAGAGATTTAAGTGGAGATTCCTCAGGAGGGAAGAATGGAAAACCTGTAAGATACAACTTTCCATTCTCAGCGAGATGAAACCGTTTGTTTCCTGCTTTTTCAAATCTTATGGCCTTAATCATGGAATCTTTATCAGGAATATCTTTTCGCTCTGTTACAAGTATTCGTTCAGCATCGCGAAATGATATTCCTTCATTAGCTTTCTTATCCCACTCTTGATCCTGAAGCAATTCAAAGATGTAAGAAGTATACTCTTCCTGTGCTTTTTCAGGAGCCATTGTTGGCATGCTACCCACGGGTTTATCTTTCTTTAGTTTCGGCTTCTTTCGTTGCTGGTCGTTATGAGTAGGACGGATGCATTGAGGATTGCCACAACTATTCCGCAGAGTTTTATCATCTTTTACATCCATTCCTTCTAGTATGCAGCATAACCGAACAGCCGGAATCTTGCATCCTAGAGCCGGGATGTATACACAACGAACCAGGTTCTTTTTAAGAGAATTAATCTTGAATGGTTCTTTAACGAGCCAACATTCGCCATCAACCGAAGATTTGTTCACTTGCTGCCAAAACTGTTCGGCTACAACAGAGTGAGTATTGGGATTGTTTTGAATAAGATCGTAACAATCGGGTAAAGGCAAACGTTTGCGACCTTTCAAAATCCCCGATATCTGCAACTCCTTAATTCTTGCTTGAACCTCGGGGACTATGCTGCGTGTGGTAGCAACTACTCGTTGCGTAAATCCGTGAGATTCAACTTTAGTCTCACTTGATAGAGGAATAGAAGCCTGAAGCATACGGACCAGCAGGGCTAACTCCTTCTCATACAAATCTCGTTCTTCACGAATGGGTTTTAAACTCTCAGGACTAGTACCCATTCTTTCTAATTGAGCTATAACTGTGTTCATTTCCTTGAGTTTAGCTTCTACAAGATGAAGTTGAAGTTTAATCTTGCTTATAAGATCAGCCGTGCCAGATGTCATTTATAGTTACCCCGTTACAATGTTTGACAGACTTTGTTCAATACTGGCAGGGAGAAGAGAATCTTGATATCAAAAGAAAAGGGGGAGTCTTAGACCCTCCCCCTCCCTCAGTTATAAATTGTATGTATGGTATTAATCTTCGTAGTCGTTGTCTTCATTCTCTTCAGCGAGAATATAATCAACGCAAGCTTCGGACCAACCATCAATGTGGCTCCAGCCGTCACCGTAAGACACACCATAACGGTTGGTTGCAACGTTGATCATGTAAGCCTTCTTTCCCGCCTTATTGAACGGATTGGTTACACGATCGGCTGCCTGTTCGTCTGAAATCACGATGACACGATCAGCAGTAGATTCTAGTCGAGCTACATTCCTAATAGATCGACCCAGATAGGTTCCACTGTGCTCCTGAGACTTTTTGATTGCCTCAGCTAATGCGAATCCCCGACGGCTAGGAACCAAAGCTTCGCGTTCGGAGAAGGAGTAGACTACAACCTTCTCGCAAATTTCGCGAAGCAACATTGCCATGCCGCAAGCTGCATCAACACGACGCAGATCAGACTTGCTAGAGATTGCATTATCCATTGAACCGGATACATCCACTAGCAACACAGTCTCGCCTTCCAATTGATCATGCTCTTCCAAACACTTGAACATCGATTGCTCAAGTTCGTTTTCAAACTTTGGAGCAAACTTAGCTGCTGCAATAAAGCGGAATGGTAGAACCTTTTCCACGTTAGCCGAAGTAATAGCGTTGCGAATTACACTGCTGTCCACACCTGCCTCGATCATGTTGCGCAGGTTGCGTAGCAAAGCCATTGCACCCAACTTCTCTTCTTCGATCAAACGGGTAAAGACTTCCTTCTTGTCACCACCCGCAGACAATGCAACTTCCCAAGTATCTGGTACATCCAACTTGGAGTACTTTCCGTAGCAAGAAGTAACCTTGAATCCAGACTTTGTTTCGACTGGAAAACGATCCTTATTGAGCAAGCGTGCTAGTGTCAAACCTTGAGAATGATCAACTGGATGCACGTGTGTTAGGAAAGCCACATCACGCAGCTTGATTTCACGGTCTTGATTGTACTTGGCCAGAGAATAAGCATTGAACTTCTTGAACGCACGAGCCAAACCCTTCTTAACCTGTGCAGACAACGGCTGCTTCTTTTCCTTCCAGTAGATAGCCAGAAATTCGGTCAATTCATCCGGGCGCTGAATAACTTTTTCAAGCACATCGGCCACTAGCAAACGATGCTCTTTGCTTGCTCGTGCCATTTCGCGTGCAACCAATAGAGGCACATGGCGCAGCTTTTGTTCAGTACGCGCCTTAATTGCAATTGTTTCAGCAACTTCCGGAGGAACGGCACGCACAAGTTCAGCAATCAACTCGGCTACGGACTTGCCGTCGATGTAGAAATTGTCTTCCCACAACAGACAGGCGTTCACTAGTCGCGCTAGAGCTTGGCCTTGAGTGCTACGCTTTGCTGGGCCACCTTCTCCAGTGAAGATTGTCGGCTTTCGTGCTCGCTTTGCATTGACTGATGCCATTGTCGCATCCTCCTTAGAAAATTATATCCGGGAACAAGCGGGATCGGGTAGCCCTTTCGGGCAATTCACCTATTGAATGAAGTAACCGATGACCCTAACACCACGGATAATCTTAAATCGCTGGGAACAATCGAATTCAGTTTGCCTTTTGGGCATCCATTGATGTGATAGAAGTAACTGAGTTCTTTCACCACAGCGAATATGAATCTTTGGTAACGTCCTCGGAATGACGTAAACCCTTAAGTCTCTCGTATAATACCCCAAAAGTCTAAAAACCCAAGGAAATTATACAATTTTTTATTGTTCGTTGGTATAATACAGAGAGAAGGAGAGGATTGACTAAAGTTCTAACGATTTTCCAACTTGTTCAATTCATTTCTTCCAGAAGCTGTGATTTGATAAACACCACGTCGAATTCTTTCAACATAACCGTTGGACATCAGTGTACCCATCGCTCCTCTATTTGAGCGAGTTCCAAAAGCCCAATTAGAAATGGCTAGGATTTCTTTGGAATGAACTTCAGTTTTGGTGCTCAGAAGAGTTAGAATTTGGTGAGATGTAGAATCTTTTTGCAGCATTATCTTCCCTCCACTATCATTCTACGAAGTTTAATGAAGAATCAGGTAAAAATTTTCAATATTCCAACTATACTTCCTTCTAATAGGGAGACTCCCAACCACAAGAGTCTTCACAGTTTAGCAGAAGAACGCTAGACCAAATTGGAGAATAAAAGTGATTATTGACAACACTTTACGCGAAGAATTGTCCATTCGATTTCCGAATGTTGAGTTCGCTCCATATTTCTCCTTTTTAGAGTCCTGTCCTTTACAGAAAAGAAAAGATTCAGAACAGCATCATATTCTTCCTCAGAAAGAATTTCCTGAACATAAAAAGAATCCGAATAATTTGATCAATCTATTATCTAAAGATCATCTTATAGCACATTATTGGTTAGCTCTTTGTGCACCTAAGCATACAGCATTTCAAAGAACATTTTTCCTTATGAGTAATCTTCGAAAAACTGTGTACCAATTATTACCAGAAGAAGTTTCTAATTGTGCTAAAATTTATGAACAAGGAAGAGCATTACAAAGGAAAGCTGTCCGTCCTTTTGGAATAATCTATGGAGCAAAAAATGTTGAAAATGGACATCTAGATCGTATAAGACCCAGTCCAGAAGTAAATCGTATCCAAGGCAGAAAAAATGTTGAAAATGGACATTTAGCTTATTGCAGAACTTTAGTAGATCGTGCAAAGTCTGGTGCTGCTCTGGGTAAATGGTCTGTTGAAAGCGGACATGTTAAACGAGCAGCTGCAATAGCAGGACAAAGAAATAAAGAGTCTGGTTGGGCTGCAGAATTGGGTCGTAAAGCTGTAGAAAATGGTCTTTGGGATAGAATTCGAAAAACAAATAATCATGTTCGTTGGCATGTAAATCGAAATACTCTTAATCCTAATTGTAAATTATGCCTGGAAAAACAAGATGCCTAGTCAAAGCGGATTTCAAAATAATACAACTATCCACGCAGCTTTCTGGATTTATAAACCAGATCCTACAGCCATTCCGCCTGGTAAAGAAATTTTTGTAGAAGTAAATGGCCTCCAATTCATTGAAGCTACTCAGGATCACAACGCAGTTTGGCTGTATTATGCACAAAATAATGTCCCCACTTCTCAGGAACCCTACAAACTTGAGGGTCCTGTTGCTCAAGCATTTTTGTCCGACATGGAGGCTTTGTTCATCTAATGGCCACCATCTGGAGCATAATTCTTAATCGAAAAGATCAACTCCTGCAAGCATTTTGGACAGAATGGCGAGCAGCTGTTGTTACTCAATCTTCTGGTCCTTCTAGTGCGGGATCAATCCCTATGCTGGATGCCTCAGGACAATTGGATCCTTCTCTTTTGCCTCCAATTCAAAGCATTTCACTTAGGACAAATGGTGTTCCTAATACCACGCAAGATGTCTTAGACATTCAGCAAGGAGCAAACATTACTGTAACCTCCGATGCTGTTGGTGGAGTTCTGATTTCAGCGAGTAGCTCTGTTTCGAATATTGTAAAAGTTACTCTTACGGCAGGACAAAATGTCAATGCATATCAAGTTGTAGCAGTTCATTCAGATGGCCTTGCTTATATTGCAAGTGCAGCAACCTTAGCCGATGCTGATCGTATTGTTGGAGTAGCCATCACAAGTGCACTCACTGGAAATCCTATTGATGTTCAACAAGTAGGAACAATAAATAACTTGGGTTTTTCATTCACTCCAGGTGCAACAGTTTACTTAGGACTTACAGGAGCTTTAGTACAAACCCCCAATGCAGGAGTCTTTGAATTACCAATGGGTGTTGCAACTTCGGCTTCCCAATTAGAGGTACAAATGGGACTTCCCATAATTTTTGCTTAATCGAGGAGAACGTATATGGCCGCACCAAAATATCTTGAAAGAGACGCCACAAGCGGTAAGGTGACGGAAATTATCGCCACCGAAACTGGTCCAGCGTCTGAAGTAATTGTGAGTACTACCTCCGGGGGTACCATTGATCCTACCCTTCTGCCTGTCTCTGGAGCTTCGACGGCGATTACTGGGGAAGCTATCACAGCCGGAGCTTTCGTCTACATCAAGGCAGCGGACAGCAAGTTGTACAACGCAGTCTGGTCGGCTGGCGGGAACCAAGCCATCGGCTTCGTTCTTTCTAGTTATCCAACTCCAGGTGCCACGGCGACTTATTATGACGGTGGAGCAAACACCGCACTGTCGGCACTCTCGGTCGGTTTGCGCTATTACGGCGACAAAACGACAGCGGGTGGAATTACAACTACAGTGCCAACTGGAGCGGGTGTCCTTGCCCAATTTTTGGGCACATCAACGAGTACAACTGCGCTAGAAGTTGATATCCACGATTCTATAATTCTAGCGTCATAAGGAGGTTTCGTGGCAGCGCCGAAATATCTCGAACGCGATCCGACTCTTGGCCAAGTTAAGGAAATCATTGCTACTGAGACCGGACCCGCATCAGAAGTGATTGTGAGTACTTCCCCCTCGGGAAAAATTGACCCATCATTACTGCCATCTTCTTCGGGAAATTTCGTACAGGTACTTATTGACTTTGGACACGAAGTCGGCGGAGGAGAAGGCGACACAGCAACAGTTACTGTAGCCGCTGCTTGGGTGACTGCAACAAGCATTATTCTCTGCAATTTTCCGGCAATTGCATCGCCAGATCACGATCCGGAGGATGCAGTCATAGAGGATTTAACCGCCTCGGCAGGCAACATTGTGCCAGGGGTGAGCTTTGACATTACAGCATATGCTCCGAATGGAACTTGGGGTCGCTACTATGTCAATGCAACAGGACAATAACATATGTCGGTAATCGTCAGAGGTGGAGTATCGGGACTGCTAGCAAACGTAGACGCGCTAGGTAATCTATATACTCTTTCGTCTCCATCAGCAATCTCTACCGTTGCAGCTTCGTGGACGAGCGCAACTGTTTTGAACACTGCGCAAGTCTTGCTTTCTACGGGTGGATTTCCCGCAATTTCTGTTCAAATCAATCAAACTAGCACCATCACGGGTGGCGCAGTCACGTTTGAAGGTACCTATGATGGCATCAATTGGATTGCTCTTTCTACTGCAAGTGTTTTAAATCCAACAACATACGCTTCAGTTTCAAATCCCTATGTTTTACAAGCGAACACAAACTATGCAGTTCTCTTACTGAATAACGGATTCCAGCAAATTCGAGTTCGGCTCAACCCTGTTATTAGCGGCACAGGCAGTGTCACAATCTACTGGACTTTGCTGGCAATTAGTCCTCTCTCATCAACTGGCATTGTTTCTCAACCTACGGGTTCAAATCTACATGTGGTAGTAGATTCTGGTACGGTTACTGCTAACATCAGCGGTAGCATCGGCAACACGGCATTCGGGGCAAATCTTAATGATGGCGCAGGCAATGCCATCACATCAAACAGCACTACAACTTCTGGCAAGCGTGGCATTGACGTTAACGTTCTAAGCATTTTGGGCACTGCCCCAACTACTGCTGGGAAGCTTGACATCAAGGCTGCAAATGGCGATGCAATAGTCGAGATCGGCGATGGCACACATACCGTCACATTAAACAGCACAACCTATTCCAGCAAATATGGACTTGATACTAACCTGCTCGGAACTTTAGGCACGGCATTCTCTACGGCAGGAAAAGTTGATGTTAAAGCTGCTGACGGCGATGTGTTCGTGCGCCAAACTTCAGCAGCCAATCTGCTTTGTACTGCATCTCAGGGTGGCGCTCCTTGGACTCAAAATCTTACGCAAGTTGCGAGCACAAGTCTCGGAGCCACTGCGGTTACAAATTTTGGTACCGCTCCAGCCGCAGCTGCTGTTCCGGGCGTTAATGCCTCTCTGTTTCAAGGCACAGCCGCTATTTCAAACTCAAATCCATTATTCACGTCTCTCACGGACGGAACGACTAAGGTCACAGTCATCGCCTCTACTGCAGCTCTGAAGACCGATATGTCTTCACAAGCTGGCACGGCAATTACAACCGTTCCGGTGGCATTCGGCTCTGGTACGCCGAGCGGCAACGCTCCGGGTGTCAATGCATCTTTATTCGTCGGCACTACAGCAGTTAGTGCTTCTGCTCCTGTACCAATCTCGGCTACAGCAGCAGCGAACACAAAAACTAACCCAATCTTTGCAAATATCTCGGATGGAACAAACCAACTTACCGCCGCACTCAGTCCCTGGGGCACGGCTCCCACTGGAACAGAGGTTCAAGGTGTAAATGCCAATCTGTTTGTCAGTGGCACGATTGCAACCGCTGCTTCTTCCGGCGTCTTGAAGGTTGGTATCAGTGGAGCAACAGGCGTAACTATTGACGCGGCACAAAATGCTGCTGCGCCAGCCAACACTCTCTCAGTTGGGGGTGTGTACAATTCGACTCTACCCACGATCACTTCCGGTAATTTGACGGCTCTCCAAACCGACTCGCATGGACAACTTATTGTTACTGGTAGCTTAACAACTAATAACGCTGCTCCTGCGGCTACGAACATCGGCGTCTTGCCCGCAATAGCCAACGCTGCCGTGCAAAGTTATACTGAAGGCAATCAAGTTCTACTCTCGGTCGATACCAACGGACAACTTCGTGTCAACGGTCAGATGATAATTGACATAAATAACTCCTCAACTGCGACATTGTTATCGGGTGGGACATTCAGTGGTACACAGCAAGACCTTTCGCGCTACCAAAGTGTTCGTATCTGGGTACTCGCCGACCAAGCATCTGCACCGGGTGGACTCACAATCTCGTTCTCAGGTGATGGCTCACACTACAGCACTGAGTACACGCTTACTATTGCTGCTAACAACTCAGAGCACGTCGTCATTCCTCGCCGCGCACGTTACTACAAGGTCAGTTACACGAACGGCTCGGTCGGTCAAGGATTCTTCGACCTTCAATCTTATCTTGAACCGATGGTGGCCGACCAAAACGTTATCCTGTTAAATGAAAGTTTGGATAGTAACGATTCCGGCACTCTGGTTCGTGGCGTGATCACAGGTATAAATGCGAGTGGTGGTTCGACTTACAACAACGCTACAATTAAGAGTGCCTCGTCACCTGCTGTGGCAAGTGACACTGCTTTGGTCGTTGCTCTGTCTCCAAACAGCTACGGATCTGGTGTTTACGCTGGCGCGGCTTATCCTCTTAATCTTGATGGACCATTTGCCAATTCTAACCTACTCGTAAGTGACACCAAGACGCAAGGCATTCTCAGCGATATACAGGCCAATCAAGAACAAGATATTGATTCTTGGTTCGATGGCCAATATGCTGTTCAAATTCAAGCCGGAACTACAGCATTGGGTTCAACTTTGGTTCCCGGACAAACGGGTGCCTCTCTTAACACCTTTATCACAAATCCTCTAACCGCCGCTTGGAACGATGTAATTGACCCGTTAAATTCTTTCACAACTCCTTTGAGTGCTAATGGTGTATTTCCAGGTACATTCCGCTCGGCACAAGGTTTTGCTTCATTGATAGTGGAAGTTGATACAGACCAAATCAGTGCCAATACCTCAACGGCAGGTGTGGTTGTGCAATGGTCTGAAGACGGCGCAAACGTTGGTGATTCTGATATCGCCTATATCACTGCTGGCGATCTTATCACGGTTGCTCTTGGTGGACAGTCGTTTGTTTTTCCCATCAAGCGTCCATATTACCGCGTTCAGTACACAAACGGACCAAATGCACAGACGATTTTCCGCCTCCAGACCATCCTGAAGGTCAGTCCTATCATTGGCACCTTGGTAGACATGATGGATCAAGTCTCGAACAGCATGTATACTACTCTTGTTCGCAACTTTCCAATGGGTAGGTCTGCAGTCGGGGCAACCACCTTTAACGATATGGTGGTCAATTCTTCGGGAGCGTTGAACGTAGCTGACACGATTGCAGAAGGCTACCTTGCCAATTTAAATATCCTTGACGACATCGAGGCCAACCAAGAGTACGAGATAGATCAATGGTATGATGGAGCGTTCGCCGTTCAAATCATGGCCGGAACCGCTCCGCTGGGTTCATCCGCCGTCCCTGGACAAACGGGTCAAGCCCTCAATACCAGCGCGATGCCTAGTGCCACTTCATTGATTACAGGGCAAAAGGCTGTGACTGCTACGGCGGCTGCCTTGCCTCCGAACGTCTTAACGAGGGGTATCACGGTGGAAGCTAAGAGCACCAATACCGCTGTTATTTATGTCGGAGGACCGGGAGTCACTACCTCTACAGGATTAGAATTACCAGCGGGAGCAGCCGTGACATTACAAGTAGCAAATTCTAATGCTATCTATGTAGTGGCAGTCTCAACAGGCCAAACAGTTACATGGCTAGCATACTAAATGATTTTCCCAAAAGATTTAACTTTTGGGGCATATAATAGGAGCATCAAATGGCACAACAACAAGTAACAGGACAAGTTGGACAGACAGGTCCAGTAGCAACTGGAGCACCAAATACCCCAATTCGCCAGAGCAATTATGGCGATGTGGTCATGAGCGAACTTAATGGACGCTACTATGAGCACTGCGTTCGTGGCAACGTGTTTTCGGTGTGCAACTCGGCGGCTCAGGCTTTGTCCCTGACTGGCACGACTACATATACGGGTCTCGTGCTCTACAATCAGCCGAACTCTGGCAAGAACTTGGTAATCCTCGAAGCTGAGTTCATCCCGACCACCGCAGAAACGGGCGTCGGCGCGGTCATCTTGTTTGACAACCCCATCGCCGCAACTGTGCCGTCCTTGACCACGACTAACGTGGCGACTGGCGCGATCCAGAACAACCTTTCTGGCGCGGTATCATCTGTAGCCAAACCCGCTTCGGCGTGCACTTTGGCTGCAAACCCCGTTTTCCTGAAGCCTCTATTCTCAATGCAGTTCGGTACAGCTGTTGGCTTGAACATGTTCGCCAAGAAGGATGAAATTGCAGGCTCGATCATCATCCCTCCAGGCGCTTGCATTGGTATCGTTGCAGTTACCACTGCAATCACGGGAATCGGCTACCTCTCATGGGCAGAATTGTCCTCAACGGTTCTGTAATTGGGAGGTAAAATGTTCAGAAAATTAACTGCGCTAATGATATTGGCGCTGGCTCTTATACTTCCGTCTAAAGTACAAGCGCAATATAATCCTTCTACATCAGGAAAGTCCACATTCACAAATACAGGTGGTGGCGGTCTTGATGCTTTTTATGCTGCTTTGCGGCAATCCAATACACAGATTGTTCGCATTGTCAGTTTTGGCGACAGCATCATCACCTGCTACCAGATTACACCTTGCACCGACGGTCCATATAATGCGGCCAACTCACCTGTTCTCGCATTAAGAAATGAATTCTTAAAACAATATGTTCAGTATTCCACTGGACTCCGCATTCCATTCAGACTCATGCCGACGGCTACGGTAGATGGTGGAGAAGGTGGATATACACTTACTAGTGGATCGGTGTCAGAAAGCACAGTCTTTGGCCCTCAGCAATCGGGCTATTCATTAAACGGCAGTGCGTTGCTCACAATCACTAGTGACGGTGTACTGACTATCAACGTTGGACAAGGCTTCAACCGCATCAACATTTACTGCGTCGAAACCGCTTCCAATACTGGATGGGCGGTCACTATTGGTGGAACTAGCGTTGGCACTGCTTGTGGTACGACCTCTTCCACCACGATTGGTGTAGTCCAGCAATTTAGCAATACAACGGTCACCACGGGAACTGCGTCCTCTTGGTCAATCTCGGGCAATGTCCTCACTGTTACTACTGTTGCATCTGGCTCATTTGCTGTTGGTGGCGTGTTGTCAGGAACTGCGGTCACGAGCGGTACAACCATCACTCAGCAATTGACGGGAACTGCTGGTGGAGCAGGAACTTATCTATTGTCCGCCTCTTCTACGGCAAGCAGTGGAACCTTGACTCAAACTGGTGGTTTAGTCAACTCCGCCGTTACGCTTACAGCTTCAGGAGCAAGTTCTTATCTTGGTGGTTACGAAGCAATTACAACTACAGGTAACACTGGCGTGGTTGTGGATAACATGGGTGAAGGAGCTATCTCTAGTGCCTTCTGGACAGGAGCAACGGGACTGGGATGGTTCAACCTGTTGGCGGGTCAACCTGCTCTTTGCATTCTAGAGGACGGCGAAAATGATGCGCAGAATCCCGGCGTTATTACTCCGGCAGGTGTAGTTACAAACCTACAAACGGTAGCAACTGCTTGCCAGAATGCGGGTGCATCCATAGAACTGTTGATTCCAACTCCTTACAACTCTACCACGGCGAATCAGTACGCTTGGATTCAACTTGCTGAATGGCAGTACGCTCAAAACCCTTCTGTAGGCTACCCTTGGGATGTTATCAACTTAGCCGATGCGTGGGTAGGAACAGGCGTGACAGGTGTGTCGGGAACAGGCGGAAATCCAAACTTCATCGCTCAGGACTCTGCTGCTAATATCGCTCAAGACGTATCCAATAATCTATTGTGGACAGACAGCCAGCATCCAACGGACTATGGCTCTTGTCTAATTACGAGGCAAATCTTCCAGCACTTGTCCGGGGGACGAACAACATATCCCTGCAACTGGTATTCGCAGACTGCGACGCCAGCAAACGTGGCCATGCTCGTGGCGGTATATACAAATGCAACGACAGGTTTTACACCTGTTACTGAAACGACAACGCCTCTCCATCCATGGCAGTTCCCAATTGCTGTCAGCCAGCAGATGCGTATACGCTGCGAAATTTCTTATGCGGTATCGGCTACTACGGATGGTATCATCCTGGAAGTGACTGGACCTGGAACTCCAACTACGATTACACAACTTTTTAATTGGTGGACAACGGCAACGGCTTCTAGCAGTTTATCTTTGACTGGTTCAGCTTACGCAGTGCAGATACCAACATCCGGTGTGGCAACGACTACTGCAACGACCATTTTCACAGGACAATATATCGTCTCTATTTATAACGGCACTACGGCAGGTACTGTAGCAGTGAACGCCAAAGGCGTGGGCACAGGCATACTAACCATCGAACCTGGTTCGTACTGTGCGCAAGAATAAGGAGAAATAGATGGGCAAATTAGAAGAAGCATTTGCTGCTTTATTAACCAGTTTGACTTCAGATGGACATATTCCTTGTGGAATGATAATCTTTTTAATTGGAGCCGCTATTTATACATGGCGTCCTGGTGGATTGGATGCTACATTTGTAACATTTACGACTTCAATTTTGGGTTTTCTAGGTAGCCATCTTTACATTCAAAATAAGTATTCGAATGGAAACAATCATAACAATGGTAATGGCAATGGGAATGGCAGCAGCACTCCTACACCATCACCTGTAGCTCCATCTTAATAAAATGCAAAATCGCGTAGAAATAATTTACCTGTTTTCCTTGTCTATGCAGTAGTTTAACAATGAGCAGTAAGATATTGCGTAGCTTGGAGTGTTGGCAATCATACAGCAAGAAGGTAAATCCACGTGGGAATGGCGGCTGGAGTGAAAACTGCATCGACTAGATTAGACACAACGAAACGGAACACAAGTGCGCAGGATTTCGAAAAAGCTTTATGCGGCAAGATCATAGGCCAAGAAGACGCTATCCGGGGTGTTGTAGAAACTTATCAACTGTTCCTGGCTAATTTGAATCCTCCCAATCGTCCTGTAAGTAATCTGCTTTTCCTTGGCCCTACGGGTGTAGGAAAAACACGAGTTGTCGAGGCAATGGCTGAGATTCTTTTTGGATCTACCAATGCTTGCATTAAGATAGACTGCGGAGAATTTCAACACTCTCACGAAATTGCAAAACTACTCGGATCGCCTCCGGGCTACCTGGGACATCGCGAGACTCATCCAATCCTGACCCAGGAACAATTGAATCAATGGCACACGGAGAATCTAAAGTTGACTCTGTTACTTTTCGACGAGATTGAAAAATCTAGCGATGCTTTGTGGCAGCTATTGCTGGGAATCATGGATAAGGCGGTTGTTACTCTGGGAGATAATCGCCGGGTGGATTTGAGCAGATGTATGATTTTCTTGACTTCTAACCTTGGATCAGGAGATATCGCACGCTTACAAGGTGAAGGAGGACTAGGCTTTACTCAGAGTAATCTTCCTCTTGATGCCAGTCTTGATGGAAAGATCGACAAAGTAGCAGTAGAAGCGGCTCGCCGCAAGTTCACTCCTGAATTCATGAATCGTATTGATAAGACCATTGTTTTCAAGACTTTGCGCGAAGAAGACCTCAAACAAATTCTAGAAATTGAACTCCGAATGATTCAGAAACGTGTGATTATAGCAACCAAGCCTAATCCTTTTGTATTTGTCTGTAATCGAGAGGCTAAAGAATATCTTCTTAAAGAAGGAACAGATAGCAAATACGGTGCTCGTCATCTTAAACGAATCTTAGAAAAGAATCTTGTTTTACCGCTAGCCAATCTAATCTCTACCAATCAAATCAAGCTAGGAGATTATGTTCAAGTTGAATTAGAAGAAGGAAAATTGATCTTCAGTAAAAAGCGCGATGAGGATGCTCTAGTTCCCACTATCATCAAAGAATATGGACCCGAGATGTTGATCACAGAACGTCCTATTGCTCATCGTACTTCTCCCTTGATTGTAAATGCTGGCCAGAGTCCAAGTCCAGTCAGTAAGCAATCTTCGTAACTTTGCTTCCCTTCTTATAGAGAACTATTTTGAAGGAGCAGAGTCCATGGACTTTAGAAAATTAATGGGAAATCCCACTATCGCAGGTATCCTCAGTAAACTTACCAACTATTCTCACACAGCAATCGGAACGGGATACGCTATTACTGCTCTTGCTTATCACATTAAATCGGGACACGACTTGGGAGCTAACTTCGTCAGCTTCTCTTACGCCTTCTTTGGGTTCTTAGCAGGTCATGCTTTTGTTTACCAGAAGTGGCCCGATGCTACTCCTGATGCGACTCCTACAGCACCTCCTGATGGCAGCAAGGGATAAGATATGAACGAATGGCCCTGCTATCTTCTTACCGAAGTTGATAAGATACGAGTGTGGGCACGACGTTATTCAGCTAATGTACCTGATTGCTGTCCTCTATGCAAAGGGCAATATTCATACCACGATAATATGAATCTTATTGGCGATTTTGACTTCCCTTACAAGAAGTACGAATATGAAGATTGGAATGCTTTCTTAGAAAGTATTCGTCCTCCTGCAACAGATCCTATTTGGCCAACCAATTGTAAATGTGGAGCCGCACTAGTTCATTCTGATTTGCAAGAACGGGGTGGACAGATGTTCGCTCATCGTTTACAAATGCGCTCGGACAACGGAGAGTTAACTACAATACAGGAAGCTCCTCCGGGAGCTTTATGGTATGCTTGGTGGATGCGGTCGGACGATAGTGGATATTCTTGGGATTGGACCAATCAAACCGAACCACCACTAATGTGCAAGACACCGGGTGGGGATTGGAACATAGACAGTCGTGCTTCCAACTGTACTATGAAAGAAGATCGTTTACATCGTTGCTGGATAAGACACGGAACTCCTCCAATGATAACTGTTGACAAGAATGGGTTTACTTGCGGAGCGGGAGCGGGGAGTATTCTATCGGGCAACTGGCATGGGTTCTTACGCAATGGAAAGCTAGTTCTTTAAATTCGGAGATGTGTATTGAGAATCCCACTGGGATTCCCACTCGGGAAGTTCTACAGTTTGACCTCTTAGTTCATGACAAGAATCAGCACAGAAGAATATCTTTCCTTCTGTAATATAAGAATGACACTGATCGCTCATGTCCTGCTTGCCCCAGGTACGAATACTGGGTGTAATGGTGGGCTTATCCATGCTTCCATTCCATATCCAGGCACGAGGTCCTCGTAGTGGAAGCATGTGAGCATGACCACAAGCGGGGCAATGGAATGCGTATAGAGTTTCGACTTCATCTTCGGCTACTCTATGCAATTTCATGCTATTCCGAGAGCCTTCTTAAGTACAGCGACTCGTGTCATAGCACGCACTAAATCTCCACAAGCAGCAAGAGGTCCATGATTCGGCTGGAACAAATTCAGCCACCAGCACATTGCTCGGCCCCACAACTTACCTAATTGAGCCGCACGCCACGAATGTGTACTAATAGTTTCGTCTTGTTGACCACGAAGCAAGATTACATTGACTGCTATATCAAAAGCAGCCAGAGAGCGATGAACCCATTTCTCACTTGCAGCTTTAGCCATAGCAGCAGGAATATCATCTGGATTCCAAGGTGCGGCTTTCTTATGATTCAGAATAGCACGCAACGTGGCAACCAGGAAACCTGCCAAGATTAATCCTGCAACTGATCCAAAGAAAAGCTTAAGAGCAAATATAAGAATATGCCACATAACCTACTCCTTATCGTCTTCCATTACCAATGCGACGTAACATCTGTCGAGCATGCGACCTAGCCACCTCTTCACTATTACCTCGACGGACAGCTATCCGTACAGCTTGTGCTCCTTGACGTTGAACGGCTTCTTGTAGTTTGTTAGTAGGTTGACCCGGTTTCGAAGGAGTAGCATGGATAAGTGGAGTTGTACGATTAGCTCCATGAGATCCTGTTGATCCATACTCAAAATTATCTGGTTTAGCAACGGGACGGCTACCCGTATCTACACGTCTGATTACAGGATGACCTAGACTGTCTCCTTTAGTCGGATCGTTCTCTAACGCTATATCTAATTGAGCCTCTACCTCGTCAGCAGTGGCTTCGTCAATCTCGTGATTTTCCATCATTTCCATCCAATTGGACGCTGCGTGTCCTTTGAGAGAAGAATGTCTTCGCATACTAAAGCTTCCGAAATTGCTCTGGGTCCCAAAACACTTTATAACTGTTCTTGAATCGACCCGTCTGATTGCATTCCGTTTTACCCGGCTCTTCGGTTTTGAGTGCAACGGCTTCAGCCACGGGAGTACCATCAAAAGTGAAAGTAATTTTCTCACCTGGTAAAACTATAACGGGATGCCGGAAACCCCAGAATTCCAGATTACCTTTAGGTGGTTCAACCCAGAAATGATCTCTAGCAGACTTAGGAACTTCGATGGTGAATGCAGTCTTCGAAAGAGAAGCTGATTTGCTACCGAATCTTTGCCATTCTTCATTAAATTTTTGAAGATCGAGATTGTCAGGCAATTCCGACAACCAGAGATACAGAGCAGTTGGATCGACATCCCTGGGCTTTATCACATCGTAATGATTGTCCATAACTCGAACTAATCCATTCTTGAGCGGAAGAGCCACAACCGTACCAAAAGCAACACGTTGAAGTTCCTTGTGGATTTCTTTCATGTCTGCGTTATTCGTAACAGCAACTTTCTTCTTGTACAACTTATTGAGCAAAACTCGAATTGATGAAACTAATGCTGGAATCTTCGATACGGATTTCTCATCGCCTATGCCAATATTGAGTGCTCCTCCAATACACCATTTTGCAAAATGTCGTTCCATACCCTTAATTTGCTCAGGAGTTACTGTGTATTTTGTCGGAATAACATACCAAGCATTAGAGCCGAATGCTCCAGCACGAATGCAGCCTGTTGTTTTGCAGAAAGCTTCTACTTTTCTATCAGAACCTCCTAGTAAATCTCTGTCGGGTTTCTGCATTAACTCAGTAATTTCGACATGAATTTGATCAACGTTTATGAATTTGCCATCGGGTTTGATAAAGCATTTTGCGGCAGGATCCTCTGAAATCCCATAGTAAATTTCTACATTCTCTACCCATTCTTTAGAGACTGCAGCAATCTTAGCATTGACAGGGACAAAGGCATCTATCTTAGTATCTCCGCATTGAATTGCAGCAGCCGCACGACTCATGCCATCGACTATTTCCAAGTTAGAATTCACTACAATTGCAGGGAAATCTGAGCCTTCTTTTCTTTATGTATTCCTCTACTCTATCTTTTTCTGCAGCAGAAATCTCGGCCAAATCCGCATAATTTTTCAATTGAGTCAGTTCAAGCTGCTTAAGAACATAAGGAGTATCTTCTACAACTTCGAATTCATAATCGTGCCCATGCAACTGTTGTATATATTTTCTGACCTTTTCAGGACTATGCATAGCAATCTTAGCAACTTTGTTAAAAACAATATGCGCCTTGTCTTCTATCTGTACACCATAGCCGATGTCGTCAAGAATTGCACCATCATAGCCTTGCTCGCTCAATTTCTTTACGAGATCGCCGACAGCATCACCGTGCAAATTGTGATCAAAGATAGAAGCCGGAGTCATAGTGTCATTGTCAATTCCGAGCTTTTCCGCTTCTGTTTCGATTTGTTCCCAGGGAGCAGGATGCAAAATCTGGAAATTAGCTTCGCTCAGTTTGCCATCATCGCCATATCGATCGTTGTGCATGACAACATAACTCTCAGCCATTTCTTTATTTGGAGTCCAATAGGTAACGAATTTACCCGGTTGACCGGAACCACCATTGTACATTTTTGAAGCAGCTTTAGCAACCTCAACATAATCTGGCCCCGCTTCTGGCGTAGCTGGAGCAGCGGGAACTATTTGTTCTTGCAGATGTTGCTTGCGCACTGTATCCCGATCAATTCCCTGTGCTCGACAAATGGGACAATGACGACTCAATCCACCTTGATTCTTTAGACGGCGCTCGAATCCTCGCTCTACATTATCCCAAATTTTAGCAACCAGGAAGGTGATTCCAGCATCTTTGATAACTTGAGTGAGTCGTGCCCCAGTTCCGTGACGATGCTGCTCGATGCGACTCTCCGCGTTCTCGGCCCATCCTAGGTAGTGTCGCGCATGTTTATAGGGTTGGTCAAAGTGGAGCAAATAGACTTGGCCAACGGTTTGACCCTTAGCTAATTTGGATTCAGCTTCTTTTGATTCATCAGAAGAATAAGCTTGCTCTACATTTTTGACATAAGCACCTGGGATACGAGAAGTTACAAAGATGGAATTAGGACTTTCATCATCCCAAAAGATCCTCGTACCTGTGGGGAGTTGTATTTCTAAAATGGATGTTGCTCCTTGAATCATTCGAGCAAAGAATTCAGCAACTTGTTTTGTGCCTAGAGAAATTCCCTTTCCTTCATTTCTGTTGGCAGGATTATGATAAGGCACTAATCCCTGACTTTGAATCCGTTTTACATTCTCTGTTGGTGTAGCATGATAGAAATCTACAGGACGATGCAAAACTAAAGAATCGTGTTCTCCAATTTTCTCAATCTGATTCGCATTAGGTTCCTTGGCCAGCTTTTGTAGGATGTTTTCAACAGATCCTGTTTTGCAAGCAGCTTCAACTCTCATTCCTCCTCGATATTTCTCTTTAAACTCTGAATCTGTAATCTTGCCTATGCGAATGTAGGGAGAATCTTCTTCCCCATCCATCCAATCGAATTGATCCGAAGTGCCATCGATGTAAGTGTTGTCAAATTGCACCCAATTATGAGGTTCCATCCGGTAGTAGCCGTCTACGGTATAAGCATCAACACCTAAAGCTTGTAGTTTCTCTACGATAGCATCGGAAACTTCTTGACATTTACCCGCTGCCTCACAAGAAGCGATTTCTTCTCGCGCTTCCAGAGCAATTTTCTCTAACTTACTGATATTAATACCTTTAGCAGCTGTTATCTGCCACATGTATCCCTTACTGTTCTTATCCGTTGGCACCTGCTCACCACCCATTGCTTTCCACATACTAACAGCCATATTGCTAGTTACACCTTGCGGATCGGATGTCAAACCGCCGTACACTTTAGCAATCTCTTTCATTAAGGCACGACCAATGCCTTTGCCTAAGTATTCCGGTTGCAAATTAATCTTATCGATGGATGGATATTTAACGGGAGCCGGGTAAAAGAGAAGAGTTGCTTCCCCAATTTTACGTGGAATTTCTTTCTTACCCATAGGAGCAAAAATCTCCCAAGTATTGGATTGTTGTCCTTCTGCAGGATGAGGTTCATAAGTTGCATAGAATCCACCTGGAATTTCCACACGCTGAGGAGCATTTTGATAAACTGCTGACGACTTAGAAATCCCTGATGCAGGTACTTCTAACGGCATTTCTCCAGCAGTCTTTTTGTAACCAAACGGAATCTCAGTCTTGACCCCAGTAGAACGACTGAGTGTTAGAGAATCCACTGTAAAGCTGAGTCCTTCGACCCAATCTAATCCTTCATATTTATCAGCAACTTCTGGTTTAACATAAGCAAGAGTTACATGCGGTTTGTATTCAAAATCATCTGGTCTATTTCCCACGGCAGAATCTACTAATTCGTGTAGCACACCTAGATCGGGAGCATGCGCTTCCGCTACAACAGGAGCTTGTCCATCGCTACTTGAACTAGGCTTAAATACATGAGTTTTTCCCAGTGTTATAGTGAAAGGTGCTTGTTCTCCTACAGCCCAATACAATTTATTGATGTTCTCTTCCACACCGAATTTCACGGTAATGTGAGGCTTATCTTCACGACCATCCCCGCCTAATTCTTCGTCAGGAATCCTAGCCGAAACTTCAAAGATTTTAGCAGCTGCAGTAGCGGGGAGACCAATCTGCACATTAGCTTTCTTGTAAGGAGTTGCAGAGGAAAATTTGCCTTCTTGAAGCTTCTTCAAATGAGTTTGATAAAGTTTCTCTTTTCCGGTAATGTTATGAAATATGGGCAGATTTTTCCAATCTTTCACACCTTGAGGAGTTTCGGCATCGTAATAACGATTGTTGAATCTTATAAAGAAATGGCTTGGTTCATCAACTTCTTCTTGCATCCAAAAACCACCAACCTCAAAGACTTCGGCACCTTTTACTCGATTATGCAATTCGTAAGCAAAATGCTGGCAATCACCATTGTTAATTTCATATGGTGTCTGCCCATATTCTTTAACAAGTTCATGAATTACCTCAGTAATGTCTGTACGAGTGGGATCTTCAGGTGCCTGACCCTTTGGGTATACATCAGGACTAAATGCACCCCAATTTACTGGATAAGGAATCTTTTGTCCTTCATCATTCGTAACATATTTCAATGGTTTCTTAACAGCTGTTTTAATTAATTGATCTTGTGTATCGTAAATCTCAAAACTAACAATGCTTTCGGGAGGAATAGGATTATTGCTGTGCCACATTCCAGGATCTATTTCCACCAAATCTGTATCTGCTACACGAATCACAGCAATAGCATATTGAGCTTCAGGAGTATAAGTTTTCTGTTGATAATCAACATCCCATTCATAATCGGGAACAGCTGTCAATCCGTATCGTTGTGCAATTTCTAGAGAACTAGTTGCCCAAACTCCTCGTTTCTTATCAGGCAAGATACCTTGTTCTTTAATAGAAGAAATGGCATCTACAGTTGTACCATGATACACTAAAGTGTTGTCATCTTCTAAAACGGCAGTTTTAGTTTCTGATCAATTGACAGCATGCACGCCTTCATTCCAAAGAGTTTCCAATTCTTCTTGTCTAATTGTATCATACGATTTAACATACATCCAACGTCCTGAGCCTATTGTAGGTCCCTGAGTAAAGCTCGGATTGCGGGAGCGAACAATACGATAATTCTCTGTATCATGAGCAGCAAGCCATTGCTGTTGACGAGGCATAAGACGATAAGATGTCTGATAATAGATCTTGCCATTCTCCTGTCTATTGAGAAGTAAGAAATACTCTCGAATCATCTCTGGATTTTCTACATAATTTTCGTCTGATTTCTCTGTTACAAAATTTGGTCCATATTTAGCATTGAAACGAGCAGCTATTTCAAACCAAGTAGGTCTATGCGCTCCACCCAGATTGCGAAGCATATTGTAGGTTCGGAATCCCACTTCGTCAAGTTTTTCTTTATCATGAGTTAACAATTCTTCATGATGACAAAGTTCGTGAGCTATCACTCTACGAAGAGTCTTTTCATCTCCTAAGATACGTCGCTGTAAAGTTATGGTTGTGGTTTCGTCACTCCAATTTTTACCTTCTTTTTCACCAAAACGCCATCCTGTTTGTCCCAACCAATCGGCTCGCATGCTATTTGCGAAAGTAATCTTAGGACGAGGAAGGCCGGGTTGCAAAACCGACATATATTCAGTCACAATGTCATTTACTTTTGCTAGGTCATCTGCTGAAGTCTTTACTTCTCCAAACTCTTCAGGCATCATGAATTCAAGTGGAACAAAGGATTGTGTACCTTTCACTCGTTCGGGTTGCGTAACGTAACCATTGGTCTCCTCGACAAAATTCTCATCCCGATTAGGAGTCTGCTTATGGCTGGCGGTCTTATCTGCCAATAACACTGGTTTTATCCCGCGCTGTTCTGCTAGTTCTAAAAACTCTTTATCCTCATGATATTTTGAAGTATCAGGTGTGTAATCAATCCGTTTTACATAATCCAGAGCATTCATTATAGCAGTGTCAGACACTACTAAAATCTCACTTTCATTTAAGAGTTCATGTCCTGTTGTGTAGATAGTCTCTTGTACGGGTTTCAACTCATACAATTGAGCCAACTTTTTAGCATCCAGTACAAAACGTACTTCATGACTGCCCCACCAATAGTTCGGATTCGTAGTAGTGGACAGACCTGAGATTCCATCTTGACCTTTTGACGGACGAAAATAATTATGCTTTAGAATATTAGCAGCATTCTCGTAACGAGTACAATGATACAGATCAGTTTCACTACTAGCAATCATTTCGTGCCACTTTTCCGTATTAATTTTTACGGGTTGTTTACCCGTTTCCATCCAATGTATAGCTTGATCTCTCGTTACATACTCATAAATATGAGGAGCAATAAATTCGAGAATAACTGTACGATTTCCCCTTCTTGAACGAATAAAATCAGCTATGATTTTACGAGTTTTTGGATCATCTTGAAAAGCAGCAAATACTAAAGGGATGTCACCCGCAACACGAACATTACCATCTTTCATAGCTTTCTGCGCGGGGGTGGTTGCCAACTTTTCGATTTCTTCCTCTGTTGCGAGTCCTAAACGATAAGCTGCCCTACCATGAGATTCGCCTTCCTGTAATGGATGATATCGTCCATCTGTAGTAAGCCAGCCATGTCCAGGCATGTGTAGTAGAGGATTCATGATTAAGCGGCTTTAGGTAAGACAAAAGATTTTACATCTCGTTCAACATCTGGGATATTATTAAACAATGTTCCTTCCCAGTCAGTCCAGGTTCCATCTTCTTGCTGATGATATTCAAATTCTGACCACCAATTGTTCGACTTCAACGGCTGCCACTTGTCCTGCCACCACACTTCGATTCTGTTGGGAGAAATAGTTGCGTCGGTCCATACATCTCCGCCTATAGATTGTTTGTCTTCAAAAAGTTCTTCGTTATCTATACGCACGCGCAAACAGAGAGGAATATAACTTACTTCCTGATTCTGCAGATAACGATAGAACAATTGCAATCCATAGTACATCGCTCCTTTAGGAGTAGGATTCAATAAAAGTTTGCCCATACTAAAATCAGCCAATTCTCCTCCCCATTGTGGATTGGTAGAAGGCTTAAGACCTTCTTTAGCAATGGAGTTTAGATTCTTGGATAGAGTAGAGTGGTAGAAGTATTGTCCCGTTGCTGCAATACGACGCATATTCTCACTGGATACAATATGCCAAGCTTCCTGTATCTTGTTTTGGTACAATTGTGCCGAACCTAATCGTTGTCGAAAGAAAACAACATCTCTATCCCGTTGCTTGTATTTCAAAGCACCTAACTTTTTCTGTAGAGCACTTACAAGTTCAAACCGTAACTTCTTACCAGCACGTTCTTCATACTCAGTTTGAAGATCTTCTAAGGTTGCTTCGCCTATTCCAATTAAATCGCTTAATTCGCCAATGATGTTCAATTCAAGTGGAGACAATTCTCCCACCAACGGCTTATAGACCATGTCGTGAGCAACTTCACTCCAAGCTTGCATAAGCAACGAGGCTACTTGAATCTCTACTACTGTCTTTTCCCACCAAATAGTATAGTGAGTTGCAACATAGTGATCGGAATCTTGTGGCTCTCGTTCTTCAGGAAAATGCTTTGGTGGACGAGCTTGTTCAAAATTAGCGGCGATTAACTGCTCTACAGCTGCACGATCGTTCGGGAAATATAGAGCTACCCGAACGCCACTCAAATCCTTGATGTCCTTTTGTATGTCGATTAAATTTTGATAATTCTTATCAGGTGCTCGGCGTTCCAGCTTTCGACGCAAGCTCTTTACTTTCTTAGCACGACAAGTAACTAAGGCTCGAATTCCTGCATCATTGAGTAAATCTTCTAGAGTTTCTCGAACTTCTTCAGCCACTTGTTCGTAGAATTCAAAATCATAGCTTCGGAGAAATTCCTTAACTGCGTCGAAAGATGTCTTGGGCATTCCAGAGATATCTATCCTATAAGCTTCTTCCCCCTGTTTCTTAGAGATAACTGCTCCTAGAGATTGCCAGATATGTTTTGCATCTTCAGAAACTAGAGGAAGCGGTTCGGAGCAAAATTCTGCATATCCAGCTTTTCTTGCAGCATTTAAGGCCGCTTGATATAGTGCTTTTCCATAACCTTTTCCACGGAAAGATTCTTCAATCAAGGATTCTACTACCATAAGTCCTTGTTTCTTTGGATTTTTAGAAGTATTGATGGCAGTCAAATAACCGTCTACTCCTTCATGTTTAAAAGTGTACTGACCTGTTCCAGTTTGTTGAATTGAAACTTTAGATGGATCTGCTTGCAAGTCTACACTACCATGTTTTTGATCTTCCTTTTGCTGTTCAGGCTTTAAAATCTTAAGAAGCTTAGGAAGTTTTGGATGTTCGTTGCTTTCTGTAGGTCCCCAATCTTTATCCTTGGGTCTTTCGTAAATTTCGACTCTTACTATATCGCTGGGAGGAACCATTCCTTGATATCCAAAGGTTTCATTGATAGGAAATCCCACTCTATTCCTTATCACTACAACAGCACAAGTATCACTTTTAGACTGCATAAGTCCGTACACGATAGCATCGGCTTTAGTGTCTACAGCGTACACTCGATCGCTTGGAGGTTCGCCTTTTAGAAGCGGCTTACCGGAAGGTTTTAATCCATTTTTCAAAATGGATTTTGCATTTTCTACAGTAGTTCCGTGATATCTTAATCCCCACTTTGTACTGCCGTATTTTTGATCTTCTTTTTGTTGCTCGTGTTTAACGCCTTTGGACAAAGTAGACAACGGAACTTCCCAGATTTCTCCAACATGCTCTTCTCCCCAACCTGCTGGATAATGCTTATCATACATTTCCTCAGCCGAAGTCAGATCTGGAAATCCCAGTAAGACCTTGTATTCATCAAATTGTCCTTCGTCATCTAGCTGTTCGACGATGTAAGCATACGGAGAATTCTTGTCGTCTCCAATGTAAACGTCTAAACCTTCCTTGTCCCCGGCTCCTTCGGTATCGGGTATGTACCCGTAGTCACAATGCATAAGACGTTCCCAAGTTTTTCCATCTGCATTGACACCTTCTCGGACAGATCCTTTCTCATTTTCGATAATGATCGGAAGGCCGTGGAACATGCGTTGTTCCCCTTCTTCTTGGTCTGCTGTTCTTAGGAATGGAGCCGTAAAAATCATGAAATCCCAGTCTTATTGGAAAATGTAGAGAGTAATAGAAACACTCCTACTAATGAAGGTTTAGAAAAACCAAGACCTTCACAAAGATGCGCAGTATTAACCATTGTCGCGTCTGTAATCTTAAGACTTCGGGACCCATAAATGAAACGGGTTTTGATATGCGGAGGGATGCTTAATGACTGTAGAAGAAACACCTGTTTGCCCACCTGAAGTAAAGCCTGAGAAGCCTATAAAAGAACGAAAGAGATCCCTAGCTGCCCAAGCTATTTTGTCCGAAAGAGCCAAGAAATTTGACGCCAAAGCTACCGAAGAAGACTGCTTAAATGACTTGCGTCGTGTCCAGATGGAAAACGAAGACAAGTTTATTACACGCAATTTCTATCGAGTTCATGGTGAATACTCGGACCGCACTTGGAATCGCTATTTTGGGACTTTTTTGGAATTCCGTCGTCAAGCTGGGCTAGAGATTAGTCGTAATCAGCATGCTGTAGAGCGTCATGTTGCTAAGCATAAGTCGCACGATATCTATCGAGAGTTATACGAAGAAGTAAAGCAATATGCCGATCTTTTTGTCAAACCAGACAACGGTAATCGATTCAAGACTCTCTTAGTTTGTGCTGACTTGCATGATGTAAGCCTGGATCCATTCTGCTGGGGTGTATTTCTTGATGTAGCAAAACGAGTCAAGCCTGACGTTGTTGCTATAAATGGTGATGTATTTGACGAAGTGGAATTCAGCAAATACAGCTATGATCCACGTCGCATAGACCTGGAAAAAGCTTTCAAATTTGTACGAGAGCAAGTGTACGCTCCGCTCCGCGCTACTGTAGGCGATGACACGCAGATTGATTTCATTATCGGCAACCACGACTGGCGCATCTTACGTTACTTCAAGGACAAGAATCCCAACGCTCTAACTCTATTGAGCAACATTACTGGACTTACTCTAGCCGATCTTTTCGGTCTGCCAAAATACAAGATCAATTTGGTATCTCGTCTCGACTTGAACGAATTTACTCCGGCTTTAACTCGTGAGCAAATCAGGAACAATTTCAAGACCTATTGGGATTGTGTAACATTAGATCACGTCGGAGACGACAAATACGGTACTTCCGGCTGCAATGGTCATTGGCACAAAGTCAGTATGCATTCTTCGGCCAATGTGATACGTGGAGCCATTCACTGGGTAGAAATGGGCTGCATGTGTCGTATTGATTTCGATTATCAGGAAAAGATGAACAAGTCTCATCAGTCTTTTGTTCTGTGGCACGTTGATACAGAGAAGAAAACTGCTACTCCTGATCATGTTATATTTTCTGACGAATGGGTCTGTGCTTTGGGCAAGTATTACTTCCGCAAAGACTATGATCCCGAATGGGTCGAGTGGTGCAAGAAGCAAGGCAAACCCGAAGAATTCTTTAAGACCATAACCGAAGGAATTCGTTCTTAGTTTTCTTCTTTACCAATGGAACTGGACCATTCACAAGGCCCAGTTTGCGCAATTCTTTCTTCCCCAGTTGCCGTTTGGAAACAATCAAAATCTTTCGATCTTCAAATCGGCTCCAATGAACATAGTAAGGATTCACTTCGTAGACAGAATAGTACCAGATACCATCGATTTTGTCGTAGAAGTGTAGATCGTCGATTTTGATGTGAGTGCAGGGAGGAACAGGATAATGCCGTTTTATTGGTTCGGCATAGCTGAGAAGTCCTGTCTCAGGATGGACATAGTACTCGTCAACAGGACGAGTTCCAACATACGGGCTGTGGCAGTAAATAACTCCATCTTCGATCCAACAATGGGTATTTACATTCCACTCCAAAATGTGTAGAAATTGTTGACCACGGTAGGAACGGCTATCGAATTCTTGACAAACTTCGGCATAGACATCATTCCAGGGACGTCCAAGACGACTTTGAAGAAAACGATCAAACGGAAAAGAACGATAGTTTCGGCGACCTCGCCGAGAACCATTAAGGTACTCTTTGCTGACACCATGACGCATATAGATTTGGCCTCCTTGACCTAAAGCTTATCTATACATTTCATGTTGTCCTCCTGAAGGAAATCCATGGGATTGGGCTTACGAATAGAATTTGTCTACTCTGAGCCGCTCTGGGACCGTTGTTTCGCTGCCGTTTAATAGGGAGCGCGTGGGATTTTTCCACTCATGTCACTTGGGCTTATTGTCTCGTAGCCCAATCCCATGTCTATTTAATACTACGAAGTTGTTCTGATAAAAAGGTAAATTTGGAGAGTTATTCTAATTCTGTATTTGGAGCCACACTCTTAATGAGTTTCCTAGCTTCTTCTTTAAATGCTTTGGAAGCAACACGTCCAATATGTTTCCCTTGTTCATCAGCAGATAATACAATGCCACTTAAAAGTGTTCGTACATGAGTAGCAACTAACTCTTCTATTCTATCTGCTGCACATTCAAATGGGACAGTTAAATCCATAGTGTTGCCTCTAGAAAGTGAACCTGAAATAAATTACAATTTTGGATCTTCTCAATACGTGGACGAGTGTCCACCATCCGCTGGTCCAATAACGAAAAGCAGGTGCCCAAAATTGCCAACGAAATTTCCCTGCTTTTATCTTTCTGCAAAAAGAACATTCGCAAACATCGAAATAATGAACTTCTTCAAGGAAACAACTTCTTGGAGACATGTGCCTTACTTCATGTCTATTCCAAATTGTATTACCAAAACCGCTTTGAAACAAAGGAGTCTCTCCATTTTTGCAATCTTCACACAATGCCCCGTTTTCAGGATCATAATCGTCCGCTTCTGTTAATCTTCGAGAACATACTCGGCAGATATCGTAAGAATCGGGTGAACTCATTTTACACCATTATCTGTGAACCGGGAGGCAATCCCTCAGCAGGTTTTTCTTCGGTCTGAGTTTGTGACGGAGAAGGAGGTGACGGAGTGTCTGTTTTAGCTGGGGGTGGAGGTGGTTCTACTTTCGTTGCTTCATAACTGAAAATGTAACGATCAGAATCTTCAAATTTCTCAATGCCCTCGGGTGCTTCAATCTTGATGGTTAAACGCATACCTTCAAAGCTCTTGATCTTTTCTTTTGTGACTTCGACACGGCCATTCAATTGATCAATAAGAGCAGCGCACAAGGCAGACATACGATTGTTTTGAATCACAACTGAATTGTACTGATCGAGGAATTGTTTGATGACGCCGTTAGGATCCTCTTTTAGCAGTTTATTCTCTGCTTGCAAACGATTGATTTCAGTTTGCGCACGCTCAAGTTCTCTCGTAGCTTGAGCGAGGAAGTACAATTTCTTTGCTTTCTTTTCTTTGGTGATTCCGTGTCCCATGCTTCCTCCAACTACTTGGATTTTTTGGTCTTCTTAATTGGGGTTGTTTGACCCTGCTTAATGGCTTGATCGACAGCATCGACTTCAGGATCTTTGGTAACAATCACTCGAGTATTAATGCCTGACTTTGGCTCGACATCAATTTGACGATCCAAAATTGGTCCCGCCGTATATTCTCCCATGGTAGGATTATCAATACTACGATAGGTCAATGGTCCGGTTTTTATATATCGTTCACCAAGAGCAGTAAACGGCTCTCCAACTTTTATCTCTACGAATTTCCTTGGCATAGACACCTCTTCTACTAATACTAAACGACAATCTGATTCACTAATTCTTGTAAGAGCGGAACTTCAGCCATGACACTTTCAGCCTGTTGTCTTTGTTCTTCAGGGAAATCATCTAACCGAGGAAGCAAAAATTCCATACTTCTTTGTATTATGTCTATTCCTTCCATGTAGATAGCTTTAAATTCTTTAGGAGTTAGAGCGGGATTCTTTTGCGCTGCTGTAAGTTTGTCATTCCATTCTTCGTATTCTTTAGCAAATTCTACTGCTTTTGCATCCATTTCTTCTTGATTCATGATTACACTCCTAAAGAAATCGGAATCACTATTCCGCGATCAGTCAAGAATTTTTCGGCCAATCTCTTAATATACTCAGATTCTATCTGAAGCTTGCTAACCAAATCCTGATTAGGATCCCGTAAACCTTCTATCTGTTGCTTCTTAACACCCAGCACATCGGAAATTATTGGGTCCGATCCTGTATCAGCTATAAGATAATACGCGGTTACAGGCTCATCTTGACCATCTCTATGTATACGACCTACACACTGTTCATGCACGCCGGGAGACCAATCCAATTCGCCAAAAATCGTAACGTGACAAACATCCTGCAGACCATCCATTCCGGCTCCAGCACGGAGCGAAATTATCATCACTTTGCTTTCGCCAGCAATGAATTTCCGCTTAGATTCTTCTTTTTGTTTTGCATCTTCCGATCCGGTAAACATGACTGGATTCAGATGCTTTAGCTTCTCTAACCAGATCTTGTAAACTTCTCTGTGCCAACCGTAGAGTACTACAGGTTCATCGTTATCTTCTACTAAGAACTTAGCAAACTCAGCAACAAATGGAGCCTTGGCAATACCTGTTGCTTGACGCATGCGCATATTGAATTCACTAGAGGCTTGCATGCGTTGACCACGGAATTGCTCTTTTTGGGCGAGAATCAACTTAGCCAAATTGATAGCATCACCTTCCATAGCAAGTAGAGCTTCAGGATTTGCATCTATGTAATGAGGCACAACTGTAACTGGAGGCAATTCACGCTTAACCTCTTTACGGGTACGACGCAACATAAGTCCTGCTTCGCGAGCATAAATGCCAAATGCCGGAGGGTCCTTAATCTTGGGCTTCTGCTCATCGTAGACACACCATTCCCGCTGGAACTCTTGCCAAGTTCCTAAAGCATCAGGTTGGAGGATGGAGATGACATTGTAGATCTCTCCACCGTAGTTGTAAATGGGAGTAGCCGATAACCCTAAACGGTAACTAGTGTTCTTAGCAATATGCTGAGCAGCCCGGTACTTATTTGTTCCTTGGTGACGGAGTTCTTGGACTTCGTCAAAGACTACAGATTTAATGAGCGGAGCAATAGTTTCGGCCCATCCTGAGAGTTTATGGTAATTGCTAATGACGACGTCCGGGAAGCGTCCGCCACAATATTTTGTCAAATCGTAAGGTGTTGTTTTTCGAAGGATATGACATTGCAAATCTGTAAACTTATAAACTTCCTGTTCCCACTGATGAGGTAGATGAGTCAGAGTAACAACTAGACCGGGACGAGTACGAGGATCGGTGAATCCGGCAATTGCTTCAGCTGTCTTACCTAATCCTACATCATCAGCAAGAAGCAATCCTTCCGCTGCAAGCCACATCATTGTTGCTAAAGATTGATATTCACGTGGAGGGAGTTTCATCTTGAAATAGGTTGGATCAATCTGCATCTGGCTTAGGATTTGGTCTACAAGGGACTCTCGCTCCCTCCAACGGGCTGCAATTGTTTCCAGCGTAGTTGGTTGCTCCACATCCATAGGCCATCTCTGCAGGAACCACTGTAAATTATTGCTGTTCTCTGGTGTAGCACTAAGATGATGAACTCCAAATTCAAAAGTATCAATCTTGGCAAAAACTCGTTTTAATTGAATAGCAACATGCGGTTGACACACTATCTCCCACATTTTTCGTCTTGACAGATACTTTACAGTTCCGTAAGATTTATTCATAGAGGCGAAAAATTTCCTACACAGTAAGGAACCAGTTTGATAATTTCGGCACGACACTTACCACAAACAGGTTTAATCACAGGCCCATTGCCAAAACCAGGTGAATTATAAAGCCATTCGGCTCGATTGGAACATTCGGGATATGCACACATTGGTTTCAATGCTGGTTTAAGGCTTAAATCGGCTTTCTTCTTAGGGAATGGTATGATCATAGGAAGCTGTTAATCAAGTAAACTACAGAGATTGATTTTCCTTTCATTTCTGCAGGTAACTGTTGATGTTGCCATCGCGTTGTTACTAAGATTAATTCAGCCACTTCGGGGCAATCAGCGTATCTCCAAAGTTGCCGGGTTACTACGGCTAATCCTACACTTACTTTAACTTCAATACCTATTTTTTGTGAATCCCCGACAAGAAAATCAATCCTATCTTTGGGTGTTAGCTTTACTTCGCGTTGGAATTCTAAGTTCAAGCCTTGCAATACATTAGCGATTCCTCTCTGCAGTGTAATTTCGTTACAGAATCGAAATTTTGTATTGTAGATCGCTTGAGTAATAAGTTCGGCTTGAGCGGACGGACACGGGTATCCCATGTAGCTTTAATACCGTGGGAAAGAAAGGGACAGAGGTACTCTCTGCCCCTCTTTTCGGTTAGATTATTTCAAGTGCAGTACCACAGCTGGCACAATACTTACTTGAGCCTCGATTTGATTTGCCACAACTTGTGCAACGCGGCTTACTCTTAACGGTCACAGCTTTGGCAACTACTTTTCCACCAACTTCACCACGCAGACGCAGAACAATAACTTCGCTCTGCTCATGCACAAGGAAAGCACCAGTGTGATGAAATTGCTGGAAGCTCTCGCTGCCAGGAACCGTGATACCCGAGTCATCAATTGGAGATTCACGAACTTCATTCTTCTGTGAAGAGCGCAAAGATCGTGCTGAAGCTGACTTCATTACACCTTGACCACTGAAGCTGGAATTGTTATTCACATGCGAGGTAAAGTTGCTAGAACTCAATCCGGCTGCTCCGACAGAACAATTTACATCTACATTATTTGATCCGCAATTAGCAGACGAAATGTTTCCCGAAGTTTCAACAGAACCGAGCGTGGAAGTGTAAACAACATTAGGATTGTAAGGATAGTCCCACCAGTACTTATAAGGCCAAGGGTAATGCGGATAAATGGTAGGCCAGTAGTGATAGTCGTCATAGTAATGACGGCGAACTGTAACATCTTCCGTCCGAGTAACTTTTTCAGTCATGTACTCGATACGGATTAGACCATCATCAGATTTAAGACCACGATGTTTTTCAATTTCTTTACTGCGATGAATGAATTTGAATCGGTTGCCCGCCTGCAAATTACCATTGCGAATAAAGCGTTCTAGTTCAAGACTGGAGTTTGGTTGAATAACAAGCCAAGTGCCTTCAGTAGCATCTGTACCATCAACAGATACTTTCACTTGAACACGAACAGAGTTAAGGTTTTTCAGTAGGATTGAATATTCAGATCCAAAGGGGATTGTTACAGTGTCATCGGTCTCGCGCAAAATTTGACCGTTGACTTTGACGCATGCTACTAATTGTTTACGATATACCACGGACGTTCTCCTTTAACGGTGTACTGACTAAACACCCAATTGCTTAAAGTCAGTTGGTTTTACTGCATTCGAATAATACTGCTTCTAACGTTTTTGTTGCTTTAACTAGCGAAAAATGGCGCAGGTTTCCTATCTTGTGGTGCCATCTATACTCATAGAGTTTTAGGAAGAAGTGCGCCCAGCGAACTCCCTGCTACGCTAGGGTTCTTCCCACAAGTAGTTCCCTAAAATTAGTGTGTTAGTAGGAATTTTACAAGAGCAGAATCAGCATCGATGTAAACATTGCCGTCTGTCTGTGTAAACAATGCAGACGCGGGAATGATTACTTGAGCATATGCTCCTGCAAGAACAGGATAGTTAACTACATCAGCAATGCGACCAGCAGCATCAGGAGCAGAGTGCAGTGTAAAAGTATGCGGATTGGTATCAGAATTCCAAATGACTAGAATGTCGCGCCCTGTAGCCGTAAACATGTTAAAACTTACAGGATCAGCAGGAGTAAATGTTGCGTCCAATTGAGGCGAACTAGCTCCCGTAGTAGCAAGAGTGTTTAAAGTTGCTTGAATAAGTGTGCGAGCCATAATTTATCTCCTTAAGATGCTTTCGGCTTTCCGGCTTTCTTCCATGCCCTGAATTCTTTAATGTCTTTAGCTTCTTCGTCAATTTTATCCCAAGTGCGTTTTGCTATGTAATCGAATCCTATCTTGAAAAAGGAAACAGCAAATGCTCCTCCAGCAAATAAGGCATAATGCAAAATACGATCGTCAAGATCAGCCTTATGTTTTGCTGCAACTTCTGCTGCACTTTGAAGAAGCGCCAACATCGATTAGACTTCTTTCTTGGCCCAACTCAAAAGTGTGTTAACTTTTGCTGAAAGAGTGGGATATTTTGCGCCCAATTTGATGCCCGCTATTACAAAAATAGCTGCAACGACTAACTCAAGTGCCAATTTAAAGATAGATAGCATAGAAAGGTGCCTCCTACCTATCAAGTAGAAATTCATTTCATAGGTAAGAAATCAACAAACGGAGCAGTATGATATTGAATGAGAGAAATGACAAAACTGTCGTCTAATATCTGACTTCCAAACGCTCCTTCTAAGAAAAGTTTAAACAGGGGTAAGTAATTCTCATCCGGATTAGTGAAAGTGAGATAGAAGTTAATTTTATTGTCTACGAGCTTACTCAGATTGTCCCAGAACAAGCTGTATTTAAACAACTTACGAGTGTTCCTTTCATAATTGTCAGGCGTTACACCCTTGATATCCACAGCGAATAACATCTTGCGTTCTGTCTGTAACGAACGAAGAACTTGCAGTATATTCTCGTCGTATTTGTGTTCTGTTAGCAAGAAATCTGAATGAAAAATAGCTGTATCGGGAAGAGCTAGAATCAAGTCTGGCCATTGATTCAGATAGATTGCTGGCGCTCCTCCCATAAGATGGAAAATCTGCTGTTCGCTGTCTTTGTAAGCTTGGACTAGTCCTTCAGTTGTATAGGATTTCCACTTTCCCCATACACCCGAACGAGTGACATAACAGTAAGGACAATCTAAATTACAACCATAAAGTTGAACAACAAATTGAGCGTGAGCACGGATACCAAATCGTTTTTCACAAATGGCAGGAAACTGATCATATCCTCCGCCACCTCGATAAGTCTCGCATTTGCGAAAATCACCATTGTTTAAGAGATCTTCGGGACGAACATCCAGCTTTTGATAATCACAGATAGGAACTACTTTCCAAGTTGGATCAAAGGAATGATTCATATCGACTGTAATACTGGGTAAACTTGAGGAAGAAGATTTGGCCCGGTGGGGGAGAATCGAACTCCCATCTTCGGTTTTTCAGACCGACGCTAAGACCACATCAGCTACCACCGGACACAGACTACCGACTTAATTGCTGAGTTAGCAACTAAAGCGTTCTCCGGTTGTGTAGCGTTTGCGATTCATAACTTTCACCAAAACTACTGGGGCGACCCGATTTCTCAGGTCGCCTCCACCATCCAGTTTACGTCTGGAAACGTGCGGGGTTTAGCAACCACCCAGTCATTATTAGGGCTGGGACTATCTTCACTTTTACGAAGTGAAAAACGGGGCTACGATACATCGGTCCATCACCTACTTTTACGAAGTAGGAAACGCTCACGCCGACCACTCCGCCACCTGCTTTTAGGAAGCAGGAAACCTACAAATTCCAAGAGCAGCGAATCAAATCCCTGATATTCAGACAACGAGCGACGGCTGGATGCTTTTCCATTAAGGCGAGGCACCAGGATTGATTACCTGTAAGTCTGCCACCGATCTTGTTGCCTGGATACCAGGGATTCAATTTTATTTACTGCTCTCGTACCGCCGAGTCCATGGAAACTTACCAATAATTTCTTGGCATCGGTTCTCCCATGACGCACAAACTAGAAATCGCTAGTCCGGATGTGCGGCCCGGTTGCCACGTGCACTGCAAACAAGCTGTAATGTCACAGCACTAGCGAAATTGATTCGGTTAGCGCGAGACGCCAGCGTCTCTCAGAGGTGCTTGGCATCTCTGGCCAACCGGAACTTTTAAATATGGTGTACCAAACCTTGGTTGCGGAGGATGGATTCGAACCACCGACCTCCTGCTTATGGGGCAGGCAAGCTGTCCTGGCTGCTCTACTCCGCGATAGAAATTTTGGTAGCGGGGGTGGGAATCGAACGCCACTTTGCCAAAGGCGTGAGGTTATGAGTCTCACGTGCACCCGGAGCACGTCCCCGCAGTCAGAAATCATGCTAAACTTTGCACCTGGAAACTTGTCCCGGTTCGTTTGGCATCCCGGCACCTCCTGTTCCAGTTGCTAAAGTTTTATCGTGATGCTGGATTCGGACCAGTTCAGCTATATGCCATCACGAAAACTTAACAAGCCTTTACGCCGCCACTTCCTTGACGGATCACCCAATTCGTACCGTCAATACGATGAATAAAGAAATCTCCATTTCTTTGTTCTATCCTCTTGATACTAGTGACGCCAAAAAGTTCAAGAGTCTTTTGCAACTTCTCTTGCATTGTCAAAATGCTCATCGCTACCGTCCTGCTAACTTATCCATCCGGCGAAATTCCGCCTGTGAATTAGCTCTATTCAGTGCGCAACGACGTCTGCGCTTACATGAATAATACTTGCTATAATGGCACATTGAGCATCCGCAATTTAAATTGTACTTTGCGTACTTGCCCCACTCAAAATTTCTGAGCCATTCTCGTTCCCGCTCATTGCTACTATAATACGAGCCACGGTGCCAAATTCGGGTAACGATCCACTTACGATGCTGTATAATTTCTTCGCGTACAGCACGACGCTCTCTGCGACTGCGAGGATGATTCATTGACTTTACCTTTCCGACTGCCCACACTTTACGCAGTATGGGTAGTGATGTCCGGTGTAGCCATGAATCTCCTCCTTAAACTTGGAGCCGTCGGAAAGTAGCGCCTTTCAACCCTCTGATTAAATATCAGATGCTCTATGCACCTTGAGCTACGACGGCAAACGTCTATTACTTAATCTGACAAAACAAAAAAGAAAGTTTGGTATCGGTAAGAGGAATCGAACCTCTGTCGTCGGCTTATGAGACCGCAGATCTACCATTGAACTATACCGACATACTAAAAATCAAAATCAGCTGCCAAATTTATCACTGGAGCCTTTTTCGGCTCTACAGCAGGAGTAATTTGACGTTTACTACTTGCTTCCTTAATCTCTTCATTCAGTTCGTAATTTCTCAAACGACCTCGTCTGTGCATCTCCACTAAGAACTGATACTTGAACGGAATCTCAGGCATATCGGCAAAGAAGTCACAATGCTCAAACGAAGCATAAAACTCTTCCATAGAGCCGTATCTTGAGATCTCAGCCGCTTCCTTTTCGAATCCTCGTGTGTATCCGGCTCCTGAAGCTACCTTTAGACGATCTGAAGTCAGACCTTCTACAGCTTCTTCCTCACTAGCCGGATGCTGAGCCAGCCATTCGTCTACAAATGTACCTTCTGCCCCACGATATCGAAAATCAGGATCGGGATTCGAAGAATCCCATTTGGGTTGATCTCCCGTTATCGTTGTAACCGTGATCTTCCCAATACCCGGTACATGTTCCATTTCAATCTCCCAATGTTTAATACTTAGAGATTGACCAAACTTTGGTCGGAAAGGCGGGATTTGAACCCGCGACCCCACGCTCCCAAAGCGTGTGCTCTTCCAGGCTGAGCCACTTTCCGAAACTTGGCTCCCCGCGCTGGTTCTGACCCAGCTATTCGTAGAGCCGCTACGAACTTCTCCAGACTATCGCGAGGCACAACAACTAAACTTGGTCAGGGCAAGAGGATTTGAACCTCCGCTCTCGTGCACCCCAAGCACGCGCTTTACCAGACTAAGCTATGCCCTGTAACTTCTACGACCTTGTTTCCATCCATTTGATAGAAACATCGCCAAATCAGCAACCTTAATTTTTCGCTCTATGTTATCTTTGTAAATCCAACAAGTTCCGAATTGAGAATTGCGCTTGCCTTTTTGCATCTTTGCTTTTTCAGAAATCTTCTTTAAAGCTTCTAAAGAATGCTTATGCCCTTTAAAAATTTTTGATCTTCCAAAAGTAGTTATTCTCTCTGAACAAGCTTTTACCCAATCGGGATTATCCATACTACGCTTTTTACAAATTTGATCCCAGAAATTAGGATCTTTTTCCTGCAACTCTCGAATTCGTTTTAATCCTTCTTTTGTACTATGGAGATTCTTTTGATTTATCCAATCAAATCCACCTTCTCCACCTTTACGAAGATTGTAGCAACCAGGCAATCCTAATTCTTTTGCTACAAGTTCTTCTTCCATTTTGAATGCTGATCTTAAATCATCAAATGTCTCCAAAATGATTTTCTGGAAATTTTGAAGACCATACTTCTCAATGGCTCGTATGATGAGCTTCCCGCTTCCGAGATAGTCATCATTCGGATTGTCCGTTTTATGGACTCCGATGTAGAACTTACCATTGACTAAATTCACTGTTTTATAGACAGTGTACATTATCATGAACCTTCTTGAGCATTCTACTAATACTCAAGAAGTCACGAAAGTCGGGGTGAGAGGACTCGAACCTCCAAGGTCATAATTGACACCTGCCTCCAAAGCAGGAAGGCTACCATTTACCTGCCTACACCCCGAAACTTGGTCGCAGAAGGGAGAATCGAACTCCCACCTCACGCTTCCGACGCGTGTATACTTCCGTTATAAGATTCCGCGAGAAATCTAAACTTTTCAACCGAGCTAGGAAATTACTGCAGGAGGGAACTACTTAGGCGGAACCCCGCAGCCATTTCCGGCTCGGGGCATTGAGGAGCTAATCATCACCACAAAACATGATTAACCACCAGTACCATCCCCGAGCGACATAGGCGGTCGCATCATTGGGTTCATAAATCGCATATTTTACTCTCAGGCTCAGTAAGGATGGCTGGTCCTCTTCCGCTGATCGCCGATCCAGTGCAATATCCGCTTGCGCTCTATTGCTGGACGGAAATTCTGGCCTGTCGTTCTAATAATACGTGGAAAGTTGAAAAATCAGGTAAAGAAATTCTTTCTAAAAGAAAAAGCAGGGTCAGCATCTTCACTAACCCTGCTTCCTCGACGCCGCAATTTGGCGTCTGATGTTCCATACCTTAGCTTAGTTATCTGTCCACCACAAGGCTCTAGAAACCCCTGCTCTTACAGTGGACTATAATCCCGTCCTCGGCAACTTGGGCTGCGCAACCCTTAAGCAGGTCGTCACCAATTTCGGGGGAAGAATTTAGAACCTACTGGTCCCGCTTTCTCCACTTGTATAATACGGGATAAACGGAAAAATCAGGTAAACAAGAAAATTAGGTCTTAGCAATAGTAGTGTCGGGAGGAAGTATGGGTTCCTGTTCAGGATTGGTATCGGGTTTCTTGGCGGGTGATTTGCAATCGTCCAATCCAAAATTGTAATAAATAGTAGCCACATTTTCAGCCAAAGCCTCGGCCTCGTCTAATTTCTCATTTGTTGTTAGTTCTACCACATTTTCGAATACCTTTTGACCAACATTGACATCATCAGGATAAGCGAGAACAAAAATATCTAGAGAAATTGCAATTCCACGAAAGAGAGGAGAAATGTAGTTAACTGTAAGAGCACATACTGTTCCAATTGATTCATTTTTACCATTTAAAGGGTGAGAACAGACTAGAAATACATTGATGACTTTTGTTTCATCGTCAGTTGTGTAGACATATCGTTCTGAATTGCCGATCGCGTTGAGAAATTGAGCCTTTACATGCGGGTCAACATTCTCGTTACCGATAGCAACTTTAATTGGTCCCTTGAAGGACAATTGCTTAGGAGGAAGTGGTGGTTTTACATTTTGAGCGAGCACAGAAAGAGATGAAAATAAAATCAGCAAAGCCAAGGTAGACAACTTTTTCATTGTAACTCCTCACTTGCATACTACTTAAAAAGTTAACTTATCAGGTAACGAAGTTTTTCATCCCTTGTGTTGTGCGAGTAGGCGAAGGAGGAGAGGAGAATACCTGCTAATTAGCCAGAGAATGAGACCACAAACGGACCCAAACATGATTACCACCACTGCTACTATATAAATCCAAACTTTGCTAAAATCCTTACATTCATCCGAGAGATCAACATAGAAAGCCATGACTGACCTGCCTATCTGGAGATAACTCTCCCGTTGAACATATGAGCATAAGACAGAGCGACTTCGTATGTAAATGGTTGTGAAACCGCAAATTTTCCCGTTCGAGGATCAATTGTATCGAGATACTGCACACGATAATCCCCATTACGACGGTGCCAATCCATACTACGATCAAGTCCGGGGTCACGATCACTTCCAGCAAATGAAGCGAACACAAGCACAGCTAAAATGATTAGAACAAAAATAATACCTGGATCAAAATACATGTTATTTTACTCCTCTCCCAACGGAATCTGCGGGTGCCAATCACTTGGGCCAACCCGGCTATAGTTAGCTTTGAAGTAACTCTGCATCCATCGCTTTGTATTTTTACAATCTTCGCCACGAATGATGACCATTTTCGGAGTCACTTTCACTACACGGCAGAAAACAGTGGTCATGCCAATGCCATTATCGTACCATGTGTAGTAGTATTGACCCGGCTTAAACTTCATAGAATTGTCAATCCTTCTTTCGCTCGAATCAGCAAACCTTCATCTTCCATGTCGTACCAAATCTGGCATCGAATTGCTTGCGTTTGCTTCATAACAGCCCAAGGACCTTTTTCTTTCCTGGGATTGCGCCAGGTTACAAACATATAATCGGAACCAGTATACTTGCTCACTCGTTCCCATCCTTTTGCTGTTAAATAATTGAATCGTGCCTTTGGAGTCAAATTCATGACTTTTGCATAACGTTCATCAGCAATCTTGCTAGCAAACGCAGCTTGCTCGTGCTTCGTCATATCCCAAGGAGGCATCATGACAGGCTTCCATCCTTTCGCATGAAGATGACTTCATCACTGATACGGTAGAACATGACCACTTCTTGATTGTAGTATTCGGCGGTCATTTGACCAATTTGCAACATCTGCTCTCGTGTAGCAGCAATCTTGACCGGAATCATTTGTTCTGCTTCTACGGCACCAATCTTAGAATTGTGCCATTGCCCCTTTTCAGGCGGACGAATAGTAAGACCTCCGGTAATGGCTCGAACCTTAGCATCCCAACGCTTGTGGAAACGCTTGATGATAGGAACATCTTTGTTCCTAACCGGGACCAGGATTTCCCACAATTCGATTTTCATTGCAACTCCACTAATAAAGCACATAACTCCGTCAACAAAGTACCAGCACCCTTCCCTTTATCAACTATTTTCACACCATTCAATCCATAAATGTGAAAGGTTTGAGCCAAAGTTGAGCTATTTGTGAAAATAATAATCTTTTGTTTCGGTTCAATTTTCCGAATAGCTAGAGCAACATGTACACCATCCATATCGTACATGTTGTAATCAGTTATGACACAATCAAATCGCTTGTTAAAAGGTACTAATTCACGATAATCCTCAACACCTTTCTCTCCCCCTAGAGAACCGTAAACATCAAATCCTGCATCTTTCAAATATCGAGTCGTAGCCTTCAAAACATCTTCTTCATCGTCGATAACGAGGATGGTCATATTCTTTTCCCTATAAAACTTCTGGGACAATGGATTGCAAATAAGCTTGAACCCATTCGGCTGTCTTTGTAGCGGGATGAGTGCCCTTAAAGAGTAGCTTGGTCTTGCTGCCTCCAGCTGGACGACCTTCAGAAAGGTCAATCAGTATATCAGCCGCAGCGACATCACTGGTGCCGTTCAGGATATCAATTGCTTCCTGTTCTGATTTGGCTTCCATGATTGCATCGGGATCTTCGGCCAATCCCATTAGAGTAACCGGGCATCGAAAGATCTCGTAAAAATAGATTTGTTTTTCTTTATTGAAGACGTAAACTAAGACAATAGGAGGATTACTACGACCCTGACTGACTATTTGGAGACCTCCTGCGAGGTCTTCCATGTCAAGTATGTCCCACTTGTTTGAGAAGTACAGCATCTAATCCTCCATGTTTAATCTACGGAGGATAACAACGGGATAGGTAAGATAATTTGGTGACCGAGGAGGGAGTCGAACCCCCACTCTCTTGCGAGAAGTAGCTTTTGAGGCTACCGCGTCTACCAGTTCCACCACTCGGCCAATCTTTGGAGGCCGAGAAGGGATTCGAACCCCTACGAGTGATCAAGCTCACATGGTTCTAAGCCATGCGCGTCTACCAATTTCGCCACTCGGCCATAACTACCAGGATATTCTCGTTCTTTATAGCATTTTTTGCACAAGCTTGAAAAACCACTTTTATTACGAGCTTCCCGATGAAAATTTTCTTTAGGCAAATAATCTTTATGCCCCGAACACCATACGGTCCCAAAAGGAGCTTTAGAGGCTTTTTCATTTCCAGGCAACCTGCCTCGTGCTCCAGCTGCAGCATTGCAGCTACGATGTGAAAATGAAATGTTATCCAAATCCCAAAACAAAGCTGAATCAATGTCCTGCCAAGGTTCTTTGTGCTCCGTACTTAGATCCTGGTATCGTTCAATTTTCTTATTACAACGATAACATGTATCACGATTGCACTCTTTCACCAGCATGAATAATATCATACGATCTAATCTTGCAGATGCTGTGCTAAAATTCATGCCTAACTGTTTGGATTTCTTATCCATACAGATTAATACTAGGATTTTGGTGCGCCTGAGAGGAGTCGAACCTCCACGATCTTGCGATCACTAGCACCTCAAGCTAGCGTGTATGCCGTTTCACCACAGGCGCTCTGTATATACGACATTATATCATTTTACTACAGATATATGTCCTTATATATCAAACTTGGTACCAGAGACAGGATTCGAACCCGCACGGCTGTTAATTGCCGCTACGTTCTGAGCGTAGTGTGTCTACCAATTCCACCACTCTGGCATAGTTGCGGTTTTCCCATTCCCGCACAGTTGCCCGAAGAGGACTACCGGGACCGTTGTAGCTTGGTGGAGTGGATAGGGATCGAACCTATCGTGCCCACAAGGGGCGGGAGGGTTACAGCCTCCTGTCACACCATTGTGACTTCCACTCCATAAAATAAAAAAGCCGCCACATCGGGCGGCTGCTTGCGATCGGTTGCTAGTGTTTTTAGGCCAGCAACATCTCGCCGCAGCTGCCATTAAGCAGCGTATACAAGTGCGAATTTAGATTCGTGTTCATGTTCGTATAATACGGCAGACAGCGAAAAATCAGGTATTCGTTAGCGATTGATTTTAAAGATTGCATTGTACTGTTCTATAATCAACTTCAGGTCCAATATATGGAAAACCACGAAAAATTGGTGTTTTCGGTGTTTCTGTAAAATCTTTAGGGCAAATGGATTCTAATGTAAATGAATCATCTGGCCACATCAAAAGTTCGGGATAGAGTTTAACAGTTGTTATTATCATTTACTTCTAAGAATCCTTAAGCATCCATTTGTTCCTTAATTTCCTTCAGTTGCTGAGCAGTGAGGGGATTAAAAGCCATTGAGAGGTAGACCTTTTGACCTGTTTCGGTTAAAATGATTTGACCACCATGTACGTCTCCAATTATTGTACCAAATTCTGAGTCATTTTTCATTTCAATTTCTTTTTGTTTAGAAGCATAAAAAGCTTCTAATGCATTCTCTATGCGACAGCTATCACCATCAGCGAGAAAATCAATCATGAAAACCATTTCTTCGCATGCTTCATAAGCATCGCTGAGATTTTCTATCATATCAGTGAAATCTTCGCTTCTGAATTTTCCCTCAGGCGTAATGCAATGTTTATACGAACCTGCCATTTTTCCTCCAAAGATACAGATTACGAACCGCTAAACCCGCAAACACTGCTGTTATGAAAGCTAAAGACCACATGCGAATTTCAATAGCATAAACGAACCAAACTGCTTCGCCTATAATAGAGAACAAGAATGCCCACCACTTTTTAGTCCCGATGTACCAAAGACCTAAACAGATAAATACATTACCTGTCCAGCTAAGAATGTCAATAAAATTCATAAAATCAATGCTCGACAGAAATTCTTTCTGCGTAAAAAATTTCCCATTCTTTTTCAATTATTCTTGCAGCAGAAATAGGATCCAACATATCCTTTGTTCCGTCAAATTGAGAAAGAGGAAGTTGCCCAAAAATCTGCTTTGCTGCATTCATAGCCCATACCGGAGGATCGGGAACTCGAGAGATTGGATGCTCTTGTTCTACTGAACGAATCCGGCTTCCTATTTGAACTTTCAACGTTGGGTAATACTCTTCCAAATTCTTGAGTAATTGTTTAACTGTTACATTGGATTTATCCGTTACAACTAAGAGAGAATTCATTCTCGGCAAAAGGATAAGATTTGTACTAGTGACATCAATTGCTCTAAAGATTGTATACATCAAGTTTCGAGCAAACAACACTTCCTGAAGAATTTCCCCACCAGACTTAGAAACAAACGGATAAGGAATGCCCTGTGCAAAGAATCTGATTCCCTCAGGAGTTGCATCTCCCATCTGCTGAGCCGATATAAATCTACCCGGTTCCCAGATTAAGTAGTAAGCTTCCAACGAAGACAGCAATTTTAGATATTTATCTGCTCCCATTCCTAGCATACTGACATTATTGCTGTCGGCAAAGGCAGGAGTTGAACCTTTTGGCGACACTCGAAAACTAATCATAGGTGTAAAGTTAGCTATGATTCTGAGAGAACGGATGGCGCTTAGAACTGTATTGAATTCTTGCTCTTCTGCTGTTGCTGCAATCTTGAGCATTTTCACTTTAGGAGCAAAAGGATCAAGTTTATACTGTTTCTCGGCCCAAGCTGATTTTAAATGTTCAATCTCTTTTTCAGCATCAGCAGTTTGATAGGCTAAACCATTGTAAGTCTGAAGATTCAACAACACTTGTGAGAACAAATTGTAGTCCAGCATAGGACAAAGTTGTTTAAGTACAGCTAGACGATCATAGCCAGTAGGTTCGGCTTTAACTGCTGGCCCCTTTTCCATCCAGCAATCTCTAAAGACACGATACAAAATTGCTTGCCAGTGATCTGTACGAGAGAAAGGAAGGTTTTCAAAATTACGTTTGAATTCGGCTTCTAATGTTTGTTCGGATTCAAAAATTTTGTTAATTCGTTCACAAAATAGCTCAGCAACTTGCTTATACATCCCCAACATTTCGTTCATCAGAACCACCCTTGAGTTTTCTTCGGAATACTTCGTGAAAAAAGGCTTCTCCCATTATTAATACTGCGAAACAACCGAGGAATAATTGAAGTTTTTCATGAGAGGTTGCAACAATCCATGTCAATAAACCTAATCCTGTCAGGAATTCAGACCATTCGAATTTTGACCAAGATCTCCTTTCTGTTTTTACTACTGAATTTTTTGACTTGGAAGGTAGATAGGAAGAGTATCCTAGAATTTCAGCTAATTCACACTTTGCACAATCAGTATTATTATGTAAAGTGCCTAATAGTTCATCACCAAATGTATCGTGTTTCATCTTATGATACAAACTATCCAGTCGAGCGTAACCTCTAAGACGCATACTAACACATTCAATATGATGCCATTTTACTCGACCAGGATCATCAGCATGACAAAGCGGAATAGGCCATTCACCTGGATTTCCTGCTAATGAGTTGCAACGTTTGTGACAATAGTAACAAAACTCTCCATGACCTTTCATATCCATACTTTCTCCCTAGATCCCTACATACCTACCCACTCGCTGCTTCCAAGCTTCCCAAGCAGGAATCTTAGCCGTCATCTTCTTTATTACTTGTTCGATAGAAATCGGGTAAAAGTTCCAGCAATCTACCCCAACATCAAATGACAAAAGTTCGGGACGTTCGGGCAATTGACCATGCGAATGACCATACAATTGCCAAGTTCCCTTGTGCGAACCATTCCAAGTTCGCATAGCATAATGGCACAAAGTAATGTGAGGAGCAGCAAAGGCACGTGGACGGATACGTTCCAAATTGCGCATCCAAACAAATTCTTCGGTAAGATTTTCGGTAACAGCTTCGTGGTTTCCCAAGATGTAATAGAAATTGCCAGTCATCCGACGCTTCATTTGCCGAGCCGCTTCAACATCGCACTTAAGAAACATGTCGCCCAATTCATACACCAAATCACCCTTCTTTACAACTTCATTGTGGCGAGCGACAATGGTTTCGTTCATCTCTTCGACGGTAGAGAACATTGGTCGAACAGGCGGGTTCTTTGGAGGCACACCCCGAAGCATAAATTCATGGAACAGGTGCTTATCAGCCGAAAACCAAATCATCGGCGTTCCCTTATTGATATTAGCCATTTTTCATCCTCGTAGATCCCAACTGTCAAAAGTTTTACTTAAACAGCTGGGATCACTCTCCGTTTTATTAGACAGCCTATTTGGCCATCCCTGAGTGTGGATATTCCACGACTCTCTTTGGGCCAGAGTCCCACTCGTATTTCTAAACTACGATTGTTGTCGGAATAAGAGCTACGAAAAATTACACAATTCCAATGTAAAATTCAATGTTTCGGGGTCTTCACTGCATAGAAGCTTAAGAACTTCGCGAGGATCTACCGAATCCATTTTCTCTATAGAAGTATCCATATTTTGAAAGAAATCCGAAACTTCTTCAGAATTACCCACATTGTCCATTCCTTTATCAGCTGCGGCAAATACTGTTTCTAAAGGACGAATAGGAATGGGTATCTCATGGGGACGATAGGCTCCTTCTTTAGTAAAAGAAAGCAAAGTTGCTACTACCGGATGTCCATCTTCATCTGTGGGGAGCGCGGCTCGTGCTAGACTTCCCAGGTTGACATGTGTTGTATTACCTACGGTTACTGTTTCTTTACGAGAATGGTCATGGCCCCAGAGGAGTATATCATAATCGCAGTTTTGAACTTCATTGTAACCAATAATGGGTGTTCCCCACATATCACCACGATTTCCTGGTGCCCCATATTGATGAACAATACCAATACGATAAGTTGCTTCTGCAGGACGAACGGGTGCTTCTAGGATGCGTTTTAGTGTATTGGCCCCATTATTCTCGTAGGGGAAGGTTTCTACCAGCACACTGAAAGATCTGTCTTTGTTGAAGAATAAAACTGGTTCAGTGTTTAAATCATGATACACACCTGTGGCAATAAGTAAACCCAAGGGTTGATTAGACAATGATTCCATACGATCGAACGATAGATCGTGATTACCTATCGAACCAAAGACTGTGAATAGAGGAAATTGACGAAGCGCATGTAGTATATCGACAACCAGACTCAGACTATTAGCGGGATGCTTTGGATTCTTTAAGTGAAATACGTCACCACCGCAAAGACCTACGGCTTCATACTGCTGAGCAATACTGCGAATGAAATGGATTTTCTCTAAGATAGCTGTCTTGTAATTATCTCGACGACGACCAGGCGGACGATCACTAAAGTGCCAATCGGTGGAATACACAAAGTTAATCTTCTCTGTAGGGAGAAGTACAGATTTATATTTCAACATCTTCTGGCTCTGTATCTGTTACTGTGTAACTGCCATCTGTATTCTTTATGATAAAACGAACAGGAAGACCGAATCTCTCAGCAATTTTACGTTCTGCTTTAACCCCGGTTGATTTAGAAAATCCAGGTAGAGTAAGAATCCAGATTTCATTACAACGAGAAAGGATGCATTCGTCAAAGTCAGACCAGAATTGCCATTCACCCGGTAGAGTACAACGCATAGCGATAGGATGAGTGTGAGCAATAGGAGAATAGAAGAACTCATTCTTGGAGTGATTCATGAACCAACCGCAACAATCTAAAACTTGGTTAAAACGTTCAACACGAATATCCATGTTTTCATGCGTATAGGGAGAAGCAAGGTAGATCAATTTGCCTACGATTGGAATCGAAGCGATATTATTGGGATAATCAATTTGAATGTGTCTAAATTGCTCTTGAGGAAGAAAATCTTGCGCTTGCTTTTGGGGGAAATCAAATTTAATAGGATCAAGCATAGTTCCTATAGAAGGAAGCATTTCCCAACTATCGGAAATCTTAGTAAAATTTGTCGACCCACAATGAGGACATTTTGTAGGAGCAGCAGCAATTTGAGTGGTGCCTACAACTCCGACTGCAGAATTCCACTCGGCACTGCAATTTCCGCATTTTTGTCGGGAAAGTATGTAACTCATTTAGTTTCCTTTTCAATGCTTCTAAATGCCATCCCGGCTTCTTGAAACATCGTAATCGTATTTCTGTATTCTGCGCCGTACTTGGGATTATCAAAATCAGGAGCCAATCCAACTAGAAATTTGATTCCGCACTGAATAATCGCTCGTGCGCAATCTGTACAAGGGAATCCATGGTCTCCGTTGAGGTACATGGTGCACCCTTCTAACGACAATCCCATACGAGATGAATTGTAGATGGCATTGCGCTCGGCGTGCTCCGTCCACATATATTTTAAAGGACACTCAAAACGAGCTTCAACTTCATCATTTACTCCACGAGGAAATCCATTGTATCCTACTGAACGAACTTCTCGTTGAGGTCCCACAATAATGCAACCAACATGGGTGTTTCGATCCTTGCTCCAACTAGCTACTAGCAAGGCCATTTCCATAAATCGATTATCCCAACTTTGATTACTCATTCTTTACCTCATTATTCGTTTGCACTTCTCCCCCGGAAATTTGTACAGTCTCATGAGTGTGAGGAGTTTCATCCTCGCAGAGTGAGCAATCTACTCCTTGCAACCGATCCGATACAACATCTACAATTGGAGGTTGAGCAACTTCAATTCCTACTGTTCCCGGAAGAGTAGCAGCTGAGGCATCCTCTAGTATCGTAGGAATGACGGGGACATTAGTGGTGGATACATCCCCAACAAACGTTGGAGGACTTACTGGTTCAGCTTTTTCACCTGTCAGTGCAGTATTGAAATCGTACTTTGAAAATACTTGTCTGCGTTTGAATTCTGCGTATTCTTCGGCTAAATCGGCAGTATATGCTCCAGCAGGAAATACTACATCTGTACTATTTCCATTGATGTCATGAATTACACGAACTTGGTAAGATCCATCACCCTGTTTCTGTGATGCAACTTTGTACATAGGAATATCCATTTTAATTCTCCTGTAGCGAATCGTACTTAGCAATAAGTTGTTCACCTGTTTTAAGTTGTACTTCTAGAGCAGAAATCTTCTCAGTCAATTGTTTTTGAACATCTTGAGCCACAGCTTCTAGCTGAGCAGCCGTCATTTCTTCGGGCTTCTCGATACCAAGTTCACGAAGCTTGGCATAAGAGTTTTCTAATTGGCCTTCTTCACGACCAATTTCCCCTATGATTTGATCTCGCTTGGCAGCAAAAGTTTTGATTTGTTCTTGAATTTGTTTAAGATCCACAGACATGCTCCAATGGTTTACCGCACTTTGGACAAAGACCGCTAGTTTTCTGTAGAGATGAGATTTGTTTCTCTAAGCTAGCGAGTTCCGATTGTTTAGCGACCACTCGTTTCTTCAAAAATGCGGCTTGCTCTGCGTATTTAATACTGTCTTGTTGATGAATAGTTGTTTCTAATTCGTTGGTTGTTCTTTTAATCAAAACATTCAATTTATGAATAACATCAAGATTGGAAAGCTGCTCTTTTCGCTGAACTTGTACCAAAACTTCGTTCAATGCTCTAACCCGACGATTTTGTGTTACAATTTCGCTCCAAAGAATTGTAAGAGGTGTAATAGCGGTTTCAACTTGTCGCAAGAAAGATGCCCATTTTAGACTCTCAGCAGCCTGTAACAAATAGTCCTTTTGCTGCTTCAACAACTGAGCCTGGGACGTATCAGGTATGGTAAGAGAAGCTACGATTTGCTGCAGGGGGAAGATACGAGCACGGCTGATGGCTACCTTACCCAACCAGAATTGTCCTGCTTCTAGCGAACGAACGAAAGGTTCTATCCGAGCAATTTCATCTTTAACCACAGTAGCTTCGGAAAGCAGACTGCTCAATCTGCTCTTTCGCTCTTCAGCTTCGCTGATTTCACGAGCTAGAGTGCGAGCTTCATTATTCTTTTGAGTGATGAACAGATTGGCTTGTTTCTTGCCAAATTCTAGATTTTCTGTGGAAGCGAAAGCGCCTAAGATGGTGTTCAATTCTGTAGGACCTGAAGTTTCCAACATAAACTGTCTACCGAATTGAGAAGCAAAGATTGGATCAATATGATATTCCCCAATCTGAATCTCACCCATATTCAAGTCAATCACTTGTTGAGGAAGTTTTCCGCCCAAACTAGTGAATTTCTTACCGCCATCTACAATGTACTCTGTAGAACCATTAGCTTTACGAATTGCCTGAATTGTATGATCAGGAACCTCTAATGTAAGATCCAATGGATTAGGTTGCCCATTACGAACAAAAGTGGCGGGAAGTTCATTGCGCAGCAAGCCTTTCAATGCACGAAAAATCGAGGATTTACCTTTATCCGAAGGACCGACCAAGACGGTTAACCCTTCCAGATTTAGGTTGAATTCGGCCCAAGGTTGAAAGTTCTTACCTAAAAATTTCATCTATTGTTAAATGTCTTCTTCGACTTGAAATGCTTTGTTCACTGTTACATTTGGATCAGTTTCATCATCTTCAGTTCCCGACAGATAAGTTGCCAACTGACCAGAGACCTCAGTAGCATATTTGCTGGAACTATCGGAATCTATTGCTTTGGCAACTAGGATACTTAGTCTTCGCAATACTTCGGGATTTTCGTCGACTACGAGATCCTTAATAGCCTCTTCTTTATTGTTGTAAGTAATAATGGCTTCTTCTGGAGAAGCGCCCACAAACCATTTTGTATTCTTACCTCCTCCAGTGTAATCAATCAAACCATAAGCACGAGCGAATTCTCTTATAGAAGCATTCTCGTCAATACCGGGGACCCTACCGATACCGTCGGGACGCATCCAAACATAGCCTTCTCGATATCCACCGCCGCCAACTTTGTTCTTAAGAGCGCGAAGTCGAACACGAGTTGCAACGATGATATCTTTATTTTCAGGAGTCTCAGGTTCAAGAATGAAGTCATCTTTCGTACCACCGCCCAAGTCAACCCCACCTGCCTTAAATGCTTTCATCATCTTGTTCTCAATCATAACGGATGGTGTAAAACGGCAAGAACGGCCTCCCGGTAGAGTGTAAGGAAGATTGGTATACGTGGGGTATTTTTGAGCATTTTCTGCTCCAGAATCTATACGATCACGAGTCTGGTTTACCATCATAAAATGACCATCATACTCAGCTACATGAGGCAGCATATTGTCATAAAATTGAGCCATAACACGAGCGTGAACAGCCATGGATGCTTTAAAAGCTTTTCCATCCAAAATGAATTTAGCATCAATCTTACTCTTCATACGAGGAATGGAATCAAAGATGAAGAATCTTGTACCTGCTTGCATAAGACGGATAACATCTTGTTGGCAATCTTCAACCGAATCCGGCTGCTTGAAGAAGCACATTTCAGGACTCATATCCACGCCGATAGCTTTCAAATAAGGAACAGTACCTGTACGTTCAAAATCGAAAATGGCCAATGGTTCACCCGTTGCTAATTGAAAATTTCGAGCAATTTTGTAAGTCAAAGTAGATTTGCCCGCACCTTCATTACCATGAATTTGACTTACACGACCACGCATACCAATGCCTTGGAGCCGAAGAACATGATCCATCACTAGCATACCATAAGGGACGAGTTTTTCATTGTCATCAGTCTTAAGAACCTTGTAATCGTCATCAAGCTTCTTACGTGCTTCCAACAATTTTTCTCGTCGTTGTGTTGGCGTCATTAAACGAGGATGAATAGGCTTCTCTTTTTCTTTCTCTTCTGTTTTCTTTTTTCCTGGTGCCATGGATTCCCCTTAGATTTGATAGCTTTTGCGGAGCAGAATCTTCTTTGGTTGAGCCGCATCTCTAACACAAAGAACATAATCTTGACGGTCGTATGAATACCAATACTCAGGTCTCTGCCCTGTGGTATGAAGCAAACCTTTTGTGGTAACTCGCGCATTACGACCATTGCCCCGTGCAACAAGTTCAGCACTACAAAGTGTGTTTAGGAATTTAGGAGGAACTTCATTCGCAAGTCCCAATAAGATTGAAGCCGCAGCCCTTGCTACCATAGCAAGCATTACAGCGTCACAAGCATCTGAATCTAAATTGCCATAATTTTCCTTGTCTATGAAATCATAGGCTCGTTTGATATTCTCTCCCTTATTGTTACCTCGTTTGAATAAACCCATAAGAGAACGAAGTGTACTAGCATTTATGGTCAAAATACGAATAGTTTTAAACCGACGAAATAAATCGCCTTCAAAGAAATGTTCGTGGAAGATAGCATTTACTCGATTGAGGAAATCATCAGTGGGAGTAGGTGCTTCCATAACAACTAGAAGACCTAGACCACCTTCAAGATTTTGTTCCGCCGGACCTCGCCCACAATGTTTACAATTTAGAGCATCTCCAGCCAATTCACTGCCATAAGTAGCACCCATCTCTGAACTAACTCTAGGTTCACAAACATGATCTGAATGATAAGGAGTAGCTATTCTGAGGTCTGAGGATACTTCGTCAAGTTGCTCTTTCAAATAGACAGCCATGAGCTTGGCACGCAACCATACAGGATTCTTAGTTGCATCAGGCTTACACGATCCTACCCGAAGCCATTCAGAGAAAGAATGCTCCGAACTGCTGGGTTCAACATGCAAAAAAGCATATCCAGTACAAGACAAAGAAGGATCCAGGCCCATGATGAGCCAATGCTTAATATGATCCATTTTAGGCGGGATCTGTAAAGAGATTTCTTTCTTAGGCATGTTCTCCAACTCAAACAATGATGTTTGCGCGACTCTATTTAATACTACGACTTGAATATTCTTACAGGGAAACCTGCTTCTTCCGCTTCTTTCGCATAATCACGTTGATTGATGGTTTTTAACCAAGCTTTAAATCGGCCATCTTCATAATGAGGACGATAATTTCGTACTCGAGCCAGATTGTTGTTTTCAAAACTGACTAGTGCTTGAACAATAATCTTGGGTTCTTTAGCCGATTCAATGATCTTAGCACAATCATGTTCATCCATAATTTTCAGCATCGTCATTACATCGAAAACTGCTCTGTGAGGAAAAGGATTTAGGAAACGATGATCAGCAGCCATATAATCTAGATGATGACTTTGTCCTCTAGAAAAGTCTATATCTGTGTCGGTATCAATCCAGAGTTTCTTTGGCTGATCATCATAGCCATAATGAGCACACCAAGCACTAAAAAATGGACGATCAAATTTTGTTCCATTATGAGCACAAGCAATCTCAGCTTGTTGATACCAAACTAATAATTGCTTCAGAGCACGTTCATCTTCATAGCCGTATTTCTGACAAAGTTCCTGCGAAAGACCGTTTTTTGCCATTGCTTCTGGGTCCCATTCACAATCTTTTCTAGGATTTACTAGATATCCTATTACACGAATAGGGGCACGAAGATCCGTATCCCAAAGTATCGCTCCCACTTCTATTACAGCATGCTTTTCGGGAGACATGCCAGTGGTTTCAAAATCGATACCAATTAAGAGCATTTTCAATCCTTATACACAAAAGGCTGGGAGTTTGCACCCCCAGCCTTTCCTTCAATCAACCTCGGAGAAGAAGAGGTTAACTCACAGCTTTTGCAGCCTTGGCTAGTAATACTGCTTTCGGCCAATACAGAACATTAGTTCCGGCAATCAATTTACGATTTACACTTGTTGACTGAATGTAAATATCATAATTGCCATGATCACCCGGCGAGAGTTTGATAGTTCCTGAGAAAGGAAGCCCCAGAAGATCTCGAGCCGACTGACCGCTGTAAACTGAACCTGTCTTCTTATCTCGAATGATGATGACTTTGTAGTCTTGAACAGCTTTTTCAGGCTTAGTCAATTGGTAGAAAGCCGAACCTAGAGCCATTTCTCGACGTAACTTTCTTTCCACAAAGGCACGAATTTGCTGACCTCCACGCTTTACAGGCCAAATGCGAACTTCGTGACTGATGTCGGTTAGCACAGTCTTAACTTCTTGACGAGTGACACCACTCAAATCAGCATAGAAATTCTTAGTGCTGCGGACTCCCTTCAAACGTTGTCCATAATAATCGGACATGGCAGCAAGAGTGACTCGAGAAGCTTCTCTAATACCTTCAACCGTTTGTTCCCACTCTTGAATGTTGCCTGCAGGAATACCCATACGAACTAGTTCTTGCTTATAGCCGTAAGGAACACGGAACACAAAAGTCCATCCATCCGTGGTATTCTGAAGGAAACGTATCTTTTCACTCAAAGTGTGAGCATCATAATGCACAGAGGAATTATCCCGGCCATCCGTTATGACTATGATAAGAAAAGAAACATCGTCATTAGCATCGGGAGCACTCTGCAAAATTTCAATCAATTCACCAACGCTGTCAAAGAGAGGAGTCGAACCTCCGTCTGCTATGTAATTCGAAAGAGGTCGAAGTCTTTGAACACTAGAATTAACTGTTTCCCGCTCTATTAAACCTCGACCACCTACACCGCACTTGACAACAGAAACAATTGTATCGATGTCCTTTTCTCTTGCTTCTGACTTGATAATCTTGATAACATTGTTGAAATCGTTGCAAGCTCCTTCGGTAAGGTAGCTTTGCATCATGCTTGCACTATGATCTCGACTGATTCCGATGTATTGTTTCATTATTCTTCTCCTGCTAACTTTTGATTCAAGAGCAAAAACTTTAGGACTTTCAAAATCGCCGGATTCTCCTGAAAGAGAATTGAATTCTTTCTACTCCAACCGGAAACAGCAGCTTCAGTACGATCCTTGGCTGTCACTCGAATTTCTACCTTGAATTTGTTGCTTTTTCTTTGCATGGATCCTTAACGAACCATTACTGTAACTGCATAGTTTACAAAGATTAAATCTTGTTGTTTAAGTTTACGATTCAATGCCTTGACTTCAGCCCGTGGAATACCATCAGCACAAACGATGAGCTTTTCGCTGGATAAAACTTGAAATTCTTCCACGACAATTTCATAGTTAGCAACGACAATGGCATTAGTTAACCAACGTTTCTTAAGTTTTTCAAGCTCTTCTTGAGGAATACCTGGTGCTATTACTATAGTGATCGTCCGTACCTTTATTGCTTTTTTCATGGTTTTATAACTGATCCATTTCACCAAGACTGGCATCTTCAACATCGGTTGTAGCAGCCCCGGACATAGCGGCCTTGAGTTCCAATAGAGTAGCTCGTTTGCCCAGTTTGTCAACAAGACGTTTGCCGTCTAAGTAAGGCTTGCAAGCAGCTTCAACTTCTGCGGCTAGTTCAGGATTCAACTTCCAGCGTGCCTTGCTAGCATAATTGTAATTGAAACCGCCACCTTGCGCGTTGCGCCATGCGATAGTAAAATCGATATCGTACACAGTCATGTCCTCAGGCGGGAGAGCACTGACAGCCCGATAACCTGAGCGACTTAGTTTGATCCATTTGATGTCCCATTCCAGCAAAACAGGTAGCGTTTTGCCATCAGGTCCCTTTGTAGAAACGTATTTACCATTGGTGGTCGGAGCATTGGTGTAATGCAAAACGAGACCAGCAATAATCATATCGGCATCACCCAATTTTTCGCAACAGACAGCTGGCTCAAGAACATTGCCTTTAGCATCACGTGCCGACAGGCAGCGGAATGTGCCTTTTTGTGGGATGTAATGAGAGTAGCCCTTCTTTGGTTTGACAAAGCTTAAGATGCTAGCACGAACAGTCTTGCCCTTTTCAGGAAGAAGCTTCATCAATCCTTCACGCTTCATTAACTCTTCGTCGCCGAATTCTACATCATCTGTAGTAATGTCCGGCTTTGCAGTATCTTCGACATCTTCCTCAGTCGTTACAGCTGCTGCACGACGAGCCGTAGCTGTAGGAGCAGCGGGAGTCGGAGCAGTGTTCCTTTGCTGAGATGGTGTAGGACTGGTCGGAGCATTGGGAGGAACGGCTGCTTTTGCGGGTTGTACATCATCTAATTCATCATCAACAAATTGTTTTGCCATACTGATCTTCTCCTTGATTACTTAACGATTTCGTTTTCACGCAATTTACCGAGAATAACAAGTTTGATTTTACGCTTATCTTTTGTGAGAGTGGTTTCCCCATTGAAAGGGATCTTACGAATAATACCTGCCTTATGACGAACAGTGAGTTTAGCTAATTGGTTCAACTTAAGCGAGAATCCGTTAATGTCTAGATTCTGTAAAAGTGTCTTTTCAATTCCTTGAATTACAACTCCTAGGATAGCTTCAACCTCTTTCTTGGTTAAACTGGTCTGATTTATAACCGGAGGTAAGTCTTCTTGGAGGATATTGATAAGTTGATCGCGACCTTTTGTTTTATCTGGCATTGTTTCCCTCAACACTCAATACTCCTTTTTACCAATTTCATCCTGAAATTTAGCAGCGAAGAGTGTTTATCTTGCTGTCCAGCATATCCAAGTTGCAATTCCACTGAAAACTATGATGACAATTGGAAACAAATTAATGAGCATATTCGATCTGTGCGAAAGGTGAGAATTATCCGGAGAAAGAAGAAAGAGAAAAAGAAGTCCTATGTAGAGTACTCCTATTCCCGCGTATCCAATTGCTATCTTTTTATTTGTTGTTAACATTAAAAGACACCCATTTATGATACTGTTCCACTCCAAATTGCAGTGATTTTTAAAGCACAAATGAGAGGATTGTACTTTTGTAGTCGCCAACGACTAAGTTCTTTAATGCTAGCTCGCACTTTGTTTAAATCCAATGTAGAAGCTTCATTCTTAAGAATGTTGAATTTCGTGGGCTTGATAAAGAATTTCTGAGCAGCATTCCAATCAGGTGGATTTTGGCGAGCAAATACAACACCCACAAAATCTCGATACAAACTGTTCAAACGATACTGCGGATCAACATTTATGGGGAGCCAATTCTGAGAATTCCAAGGTTGTGACCAAGGTTTAAATTCATCGGGCATAGGCCCGGTAAGCAGCCAAGCAGCGTGCCAGACGGCGGCTTTAATGTCGGATATAGGTTCTTCGCAAAGTAAATCGGCGATTCGCTGAATAAGTGTTAGATTAGGTTTCTCTATTCCCAATAACTTACAAGCATGACGTACTATGGCGTTTGCTCCAGCACTACCCTTTTCTATGGGATCTAGAGACCAAATATCGGTTTGAGAGCGAACTTGAGTGGAGAGTTCAATGGAACGAGCATATTCTACTCGGAGCAAAACTGGTCGATTTTGCCCAAGTAGATCGTCATCTTGAACAGTCGGAACAAACTTACACTGAACTCCGAGCAATTGCTCAGCAAATCGCTCCTGCGCAGGGTCGTCCCCTACAAGGATATTATTTCGTTTGCGAGTCTTGCTCAATAGAAGAGGAGTGGTGGGAAATAGAGAGTTCCGTACTCCTGATCTTATCTTTTTGGGATTCTGCGTCACACTGAACTAATACTTTACAGTTTCTTAAGTTCAGTCTTTGCGTCCGCTTCTAGCTTTTCGGCTTCGGCCTTTACATCAGCTTCCAATTTCTTGGCTTCGGCCTTTGCTACAGCCCATTTCTTAGCTAGCCATCCTGCTACTACGCCAATTGCAACCTTGGCAGCCGATGCCCACGTAACTAAGTCCTTCACGATATCTGCGAGATTAATAGACATGATTATGTCTCCTTCAATTTAGGGGTTGGAAGTTGAATCTTTAGGAGGGTAAACTTCAATATCTGAATTCTTAGTTCTCCACTTGACAAACGAAAGTCCTTCACAACTGCAATTAGAACTCTCTTCACCTACAGTTTCAATTCCGCAAGTAGCACAACGTAAATGCTTTACCGGGTTGGTGATATCGGTTTTGAATGCATCCCAATTCTGATAGTGAAGAACAGGCTTAAGACGATCTAACTCCCGACACCAATGTCGTTGCCAAATTTCAGGAACTTCAGAGAAATGAATAAAAATGCTACTAATGACATCCTTCTTATCCTCCTCTTCTGGTCCAATAACGATACATTGACGCCCTGTAAACAATGCTCCACCAAACTCGGCGACACGAGTTACACGTTCCATTGTTGTACCCGGCTCGAATACAATGAATGTATCGGCTTCAAAGATATTGCGGATATCTCGTTGAGAAAGAATCTTACAGATGGTAGGAAGGTCAGGACGTTCAATGGTAGAATTATCCGGGCGAGTGAAGTTGCTGCTCTGTTGAAGCCATTCCGCAGTAATCTCATAGCCTAGAGCAATGAGTTCATCGGCATGTTGTTTAATGCGTTGTTGCCAAGAAAATGGACCCGCGACATAGATCGTTTTCATTAACAGCTTAATACTGGCTGTTTAGAAAATCTTGTAGATGTAGAAACAAACCCCAACAACTATAGCTGACCAGAGGATAGTCTTGGCAATCTTTTTTGTGGCTTTGAAGAGGGTAAGAACAAGTAGAACAAAGAAAACAAGAACCAGTTGGGTGGCCAATCCACCATTCCAAAGAACCGGAATAGCATTGGCAAAATAGAAGTGAGCAAGAGCCGGGTGATAGAAGCACCAGCAAATAATCAAGGTGGGGATAATCACCATGATCATGAGCATCAAAATGAGAGCATCGATGACAAAGCGGACCGGGGCTAACATCAGATCCATTGTGTTCATCACTCGTTCTTGAGCCGTATTGGCGATGCCAAACAGTGAGTTGAACATTTCTTTGTCTCCTCTCACCTATAATCTACGGTGGAGAGAAGAATTTCAGGTAGTGCTAATGTATTGTAACTGCAGGTTTTTCGTCTTGAAATTTCTTATGTGCAGTTGCCATAAGCGCCATAAATCTCTGCACATCTTGCAAGTGAAGAAGAACTCGGTGCCCGGTAGGAGTTAAAGAATAGGAGCCGTCTTCATGTTTCTGCATTATGCCATAAGCCACACTGACGATAACAAATACCTCGGCCAATTGACGGACGACTTGCTTCTTTAGAACTTCCTGAGCCTCAGCCGTTACAACTGCATCTTTAGGTCTGATTTCGATCTTAATAGCACGTAGCAAGGGATCAATCATAAAGTCTGACCGAGGATTGCTAAGTTCATTTAGAAGAATAGTGTAAAGGACACTCAATGAATTGTCAAAGGCTCCCGAAATTAGTTTGACCTGTTCTAAGATCAATTCCCCCACAATGAGAGCCACTCCAAATGTTGCTCCCCATTTTACAGCCATATCGGCTGTGTTAGGCATTAAATTGAATTCAGTCAGAGTAGGATACTTGGCATACTTATCAAGAAGTTGCCGTTCTTTGGCAATAAATTCGAATGCCTTCTCGGTCTTGACTTCTTCAGAATCACCTTCTACGACCTGCAGAGATTCTGTAATTTGAGCTAATTCTTCTGCCGCTCGTCGAGTGATCAACTTCTGTCGGATTAAGACTTTCTTGAGATCTTCAAGAGATTGTATGTTTATGAGTTGTTGCATATGAAGTCTATTACTTGTTTGGAGAAACTCCGAGCATTCTACAGAGGTAAGTAATGGCGGAAGGAACAGAATGACAAACTTCAGTAAGGCGATCTCCTACCGAAACAACCAAATAATCTCCCGCGTAAATGTCAAAGGTCCATTCTCGTTCCTGAGTTTGAGATTGAAGACGAAAGTTTGGAACATCATTTAGAGATTTGCGCCAGCCCATTTCTAGCGGCTTATCCATAGGTACAAATTGTCGTATCTGACCGATGATTATTGCAATCCTTTTATGACGTGGGTAGCGTGGCAATTGTCTTCTCCATGGACTTCACGATAGTGTTTATCTATCATGCGAGCAAGAATAGTGACATATGGTTGAGACCAATCACCTTCAAAAAGTTGATCGCATTTCAAGCACTTTAAAGTTTCCAAAGCACGAACATGACCGCATTCTGGACATTTTAGAACTCTTTCGACACGTACAGGATTACCTTCAGCTTGTGGATTAAGAACATCTTTTTGTCTAGGGCATAGATACTGCCAAGACTGTATACTCAATGTCACATTCTCATCATATTGCAAAATTTGTTTTTCACTCATATTTTTATTTACCAAACATCATGAAATGCTCCGGCATTAGCTAACCGCAGCATACAACCTTGCCATTTTGAACCATGTGTCTCCAACTCTTCTCCTGCTAGATTAACTTCAACATGACACATCTCATGAAATAAGGTAAACTCAGCACTATGCTTATCTCGATTGTAATACGAGTTAACAAAGATATGATAATGGCCATCATCTTCATTTGTTTGACCAATATCAAAATCAGGCATTGAATAATATTGGATAACTGTATCCGTTGGTAGACGATTCTTGAACCACCGTTCGTTGTATTGACTGTAGTCTTGAGTCAAAATAGTTTGAATATCCGTTGGTTTAGGCGGTCCAGCAGCAATTTCTCTCCCCACACTTACTTCTAGTGTAAGAATAGCTACGAGCCAAAAGATAAGTTTTGCAATTTCGGACTTACTTCGTTTTCCAAATTGCCTTTTATGACTCATTGGGATTTCTCCTATGACTATTCCCAATAATTTCGATACTCTGTTCCAAACACTTCATTGAGTTTCTTGAAGTAAGCATTAGTCTTTATCTTGCACATCCAATCGCCATCAATTCCCTTGGCAACCACGCCTTCCCAAACAGGATATTTACTTTGGCGAATATCCTCGATGAATTGCCTGTTCAAGTTGCCATCGTAAATCACTTCTGCAGTAAAGTACCAATCACCAAATGTCTTTACAAATAGCCGTGGCTTCATCATGCCTCGTTTGTAGAGAGCAACATCGATTAAACGAAGCATCATTTCATCGCCGGGAACATGTTTTCCCGCAAAACTTTGAATGCCATAATACTCGCAAAAGACAGTGATACGTTGAACACCACGTTCGACATCGCGGCAACGTTTGAGAATTTCATCCCCCATTTTATCTAAAAAGTAAGGGATTCCAGGGCCAAAAATTGGATCAGTCTGATTGAAAAGTTGATGCCGAGTACCAAACTTATGCCAGCCTTGTTTAGAGGACCATTCAAATCGCAAATTGCTTCCATCGTACTTGTAAAAAGCTATACAAGGCTTCCCTAACGGAGCCTTGGCACTACCTGCGATCTCGGGATATTGAAGCATCTATAGTGCCTCTGTCAATTCTTTTAAAGAAGCGGCTTGTTTTGCTACATGTTTTCTCATCCGATTAATCACAGCAAGAACTGCCTCATTTGGATCGGATTTGCATATTTCAGTATAATCCCAAAGAGGATTGTAGCCGTAAAAACCAGCCGAAAATACTGGTTCTCCTTTTGAACCATGACCAGCATAAACTCTTAAGTGTAGCCTTTTGCTGTAAATTTCATAGTGCCATTCATCAGCCTTAAAAGTAAAGATCTTCCAATCTCTACCCACAGTCATGTGCTCAATAAGAAGTTTGCCTTTTTCTAAGACACCTTCTTTTGAGTCAGCATTATCTTGAACCGCTTTTCTCCATTCCATTATGACGACCAGTAGGAAGCCAAACACCATCCGAATTTTTCGGGAGGAGTCAGACCATAAATCTTGCAAAATTCGCGCAACTGATTATCCCATTCCAATTTCTTGACAAGATCTTCCGCCTTCAATTCCTCTGGATAACCTCGATTAGCGACAATTTCCGAAGCACGAATGGCGATATAATACATGGGATAATCGCCGGAGCAATGAGTACCGATGCGCACAGGATACTCACCTTGGTGCTCATAGATTGTTTCCCAATCATTTTCAGGCAAATTAAACTTTCTAGCCCAAAAATTGTCGCGATCTGTTCCACCACCATCTTCCATAGTGATGACTTCTTGGTTGTCGGAGTCTTCTTCGATTAGGAAACCATAAAACAAAATTGCATTGGTTGATACACCCATTTCTATTCTCCTTTTGCTCTAATGATTAGCGTACACATGTTTGCGGATTTCTTCTCTTGCTGAATCAACAGGGAAACTAGTATCGTAATGAAATTTTGCTGTACAACCATCCCGAAAACAAGCATAATCTACAGTAATAGAGGGTTCTCCAACAATGGGCACCATAACTACATATCCAAAAGGAGCCATTGAGAAAACAAATTGATTAGGCCAAAATTGACTTTGATACATTCTCTACCTCACTTGTCAATCTACTGTCTTTCCCAAAAATTCGTATAACTCTCCCTAAAATTGTATGGCATCCGTCCACCACTTAGGCAATTTGTTTCCATACTTTGCCAAAAAGTATTCAAAAGCCGAATCCAAAATGTAAGTATGAGCCTTATCCGTTTTATTACGAATAGAACGACCCGAAGCCTGAACCATTGTCAATCCTGTGCACCAGTTGTACCACTCTTGATCACGATCTAGACGCGCTCGGATGTAAGGTGACAGATACGGATACGGAACCTTACAGAGAACTTGAAAGCGGCTTAGATCTTCTTTGAGGTCCAGACCCTCGGTCATGCTTGGAGAGAAGAGGACCGTAGGATCTGGACTCTCAAAGTGCTGTACAACGGCGGCATCACGCGATCCTGGGGTAGAATCATGCGTGATAATTCTGAACCTTTGCTCAGGGGCATTAGAATTAAGCCAATCAACTAGATATTTTGTTATGCGATAACTGTGCGTATGGACGATGCCTTTCTTAGTGGCATACTGAGCCAGGATTCGTCCAACCATCTTTGACAACTTGGGCAGAGTTTCCTCAATAGAACTATGCGACATTGAACCCACAGGACGGAAAAAGATAGGTCGATTTTCAAGAGGAAATTCACTATCCAAAGCCAAGCACTCGGCATCGGCAGGATTGATTCCCAAATTGCGCATCACAGTGGGGAAATCAAGAATCGTGGCACTCATCATAAGAATCTTGTCGCCCTTGCGAAATAGGACATCATCCGCATAGAGGGTAGCGGTAAGCGGCTTTATGACGGTTGCTTTGGTGTCTTTATCGGTCCAGCAAAGCCAGTTGGTACGATCATTGCTATTGATAAAACGATTCAAACGGCAAGTGTACTTATCGTACGAATCCAATTTCCTAGCGTATTTGATGGTCTCTTCACGGTCGCCGGAATACTTAGCTTCATTGCAAAGATCTTGCAATTGTTGCATATACTCGATACACGCGGGACGAAACACATCTACCAACCAAGTGTAGCATTTTTCATTCTCACCCGGTTTAAAGAACGGCATAGCACCAGTGCCGACTTCATCACTACGCTTGCGAGTAATTTCCGTATCAGTGAAACCTAGAACTTGTGACTCCGTATTATGACCTTCATCCAGAACCAGCATGTTGCGTTCGCCCAACTGCCCCGCATACTGTGTTTCGTTTAGGAAATAAGCAAAGTTCATGGTCGAAACCATGGATTCAATCGTAGCCTTTTTGGCTATTTTGTAGGGGCAAAACGGGCAAACTTCACGATCATCACCCTGATGTTCTGAATTATTGATCAATGCTCCTGTGTCGCAATCAACATTATGCTCCGCGCACCAGTAATTAGCCTTGCCTTTCATCTCCAACAAACCTAAGTTAGAGAAGTCATTCATATACTGAGCCGTCAAGGTCTTCTGAGGAGACAGAATATAGCCTCCTGGCCGTCGTCCACCATTAGGAATAACTGTTTGCGCGTGGCTAGCAGCTGCTATAGCAATGCCACTTTTACCAATGCCTGTTGGTGCTTCGATGATGATGAATTTTTTGTTATTTTGATAGGCGTTCTCAACTGCAGTTAACGCCTTATCTTGAGCAGCACGCATTGTTGGAAACGGAAAATGATCTCGGATCTGAGTGGAAGGATTATTTTGCAGATTCAGTTTTGGTTGCTCAATTTGTACCAGCGGCGTGTCGGTAGCAGAGTCCATTCTTCTCTCCAGTTATATTCTACTTGAATCTGCTACAATTCAGCTACGAAAGAACACGAAAACAATCACTTGTGCAGCTGTAATCTTGTAACTCTTCTCTTGTACAAATACTGCGTTCTGAATCAGGCAGAAAATCCAATATAATCTCAGCAATATCCCAGATCTTCTGCCGGAATTCAACTTGTGAAATCTCCATACAACTGCTGAATAACGTCTGCAATTTGTCAATGTAATGTTCACAAACCTCACGAGGAAGTCCAGAATTTGGTTCCTCTGCACAAGTTCGTAAAAGTAAAATTGTTTCTCCTATTCGTCGTTGCGGAGCATCAATATGATTAAAGAGACAATTTAGTTTGAACCAAACTTTTTGGCGAGAAGCTAAACTATTCCAAGCGGGAGCGGCACGTTGAGCAAGAGCGAACTGTACATCCTCGTACATTCGTTCGATTTGAAGAAAGTTAATGCACTCTTGAAATTCCTGTTCTTCTAGATCTAAAAATCGTTCGCGACGATGTTGTTTTTCTTTTCGAATCAATTGAGGAGGGCAAGCAGTAGAACCAGCAACACCTGTACAGCAGAGAATGAGTTGATTGTAGGGAATTTGAGGAAGAGTAATTGCATCAAATTTCTTATTCTGGGCTATCAAAGCCTCTCTAACTAAATGAAAATCACGTTGCGGGATCCCCAGATTCTCGATTTCGATCTTCATTACTGATGTAGCCTTTACCGTTGCAGGACTTACAGAGATGACCGTCGATCTCACCTTCTCCGTCGCAAGCGACGCAGACATCATCAATCGGTTCCATTTTTGAATCAATCACTATGGATTCTCTACTCTAGTAATACTACACTATCTATTTTACTCCAACATACGCACCATAAAGTGGCGTACCCGTTGCCCCAGCAACAGTCATTGTAGCAGTTACATCCGTAGCACCACCAGCGAAGATCGGCAGTGTTCCGCTAACAAAACCTGTTGTTGAAGTCAAACTAAGTGTAGTTGGGACTGAATAAGATTGGGCATGACCTGCAGGATCTTTCCAATTGAAAGAAAGTGTTACAGTACCGCCCGTACCTGCTTGTGTGGTTTCAAGATAGTACTTTATGGGAAGCATATATTCTTCCCCAGCAAAACCAATACTATACACAACTAAGTTGGATTGGGTTGAATTCAAACCAGACAAAATAATAGGCGCATGAGAAGAATACATTGGAACAGTTGCAACTGCAGGACTGAGGATGTCAATATCTATGTTAAATCCAGTGTTCCACAAGATATAACCTGGAGCAGTGCCATTCACAATGCAACCACTGAATTTCACGCCCGTTGCCATATGAGAGATAAGTGTTCCTTCATCATGCCAGGTTACACCACCATCAGTTGTGTTTCCACCAGCGTCATTCCAAGCTGGCAAAGAACCTCCGGAAACTCCCGCAACCGTTACCTTTTGTGTGTGTCCCGCAGGATCTATTGTAGTTTGTCCCACAAAATATTGGACACCATGCAACCAAGGAACATCTCCTCCGCTAGCCACAAAACAAGCCAGTGTGCAGCCTGAACTAGTGTTGTTTGCTACACAACCGTACAAAGCTGCGTTACCCGAACCAATTCCTCCACTCAAGAGGAATCCAGTTTGCAAATCTTCAGCTGTGCAATCAACAAGAACACTATTTTCAATTGAAAATCCTACAGGAATGAGAAGATTTGTCGAACCACCTGAAGCTAAACAATTTTCAAACATTACTGAATTGTTGACACTGGGATTGCCTTCAAAGTTGAAGCAACTAAGAACGCCATTTGCGTGCGCCGCGCTAAAAGCGTTGCATACACCTTGACGCACAATACCGCCTTCACCTTGACCTGTAAATCCTGCTGGAACAGTAAGCGAAAATTCCATTGCAGTTGCAGTACAATTATCGACAAAAGCTCCATCTAATTCATAATAACTCACTGCATAATCGTAAATGTTTCTACAAGATCCCTGTGAAGCGCGAACATGTAGACCATATTGAAATGGAGTATCCCCAATAAGAATATCATCAACAGTTCCACGCAAAGTCCAGATAGTAACTTCTGCATAAGGGGAAGAAGTTGGAGCAGTACCAACAGGCAAAGCATTGCCATAAACAGCAAGACCAGAAACACTCAAATTTCTGCCCGGATAGTCGACGTTCAAAAATCCCTGAGGAGCAGCTGAAGCTGGATTATTGGCAATAAATGTCACAACGCCTGAACCAGCACCAATCAAAGCAGGTATCGTATCCAAAGGATCAAGGGCACCATTGTCAAGTGTTAGAACATTATTGTATGCGTATGTGCCAGAAGGGATATAAAGTGACACTCCTGCATCCGCAGCTGCCGTTATAGCAGCAGTCATTGCAGGGATACAATCGGTAAAAGAAGGATGACCTCCGGTGTTCGCATTAGGACCCCAAGCCACAAATGCTTTGCCAGAAACGCTGTCATTCATATCGGCTACGGCAGCATTGGCCACTGCGATATACGCCAAGCCAGTTACAGTTCCGGTATCCGCCGTAGGACCATAGGGAGAATTTGTAAAAGGAGGATTTGTTGATCCATCACCCGCCGTTGCAGCGCAAACAATTTGTGAACCTGTACGAGAAACAATAGAAAGTTGTACTGTGTTCAAAAAAGTAGCTGTTGTTACAGCAAATGTTACCTGTTGACCTACCACAAATGAATTGGAAACAAGAATTGTAACTTGATTTGAACCGTTGACGGCAACACTCGTAACAGTGCCTGTAGATTGAGGATTGTAAGAAGCAATAGTAGTCCAGAGATCACCAAAATTAGTATTTGCCGAAAATGCTACCAAAGCTCTTCCCACATCTATAGCTGAAAAAACATCTGGCATTGCTGTTATCGTAGTTGAACCAATAGGAAATGCAATGTAGTTATTAGGAGGAGTAGCAATCATCGCAACGGGAGTTAATCCGTAGCTTTGTGCATTCACATAATCGGTAAAGCCTGTAGGTTTAAAAGACATCAACTTACTCCTATGTTACAAAATGATGTATTGAGTGCCATTCCATTGAACATCAAAACTGTCATTATGAACAGTAAGATATTGGGTTAGTGCATCATCGATATTTACAGCTGAAGTCACTGTAACTGTACCCGAACCAATATTCTTAATTCTAAAAGTCTGACCAAGCATAAGTCCTGTTGTAGGCAACGTAACTGTCAATGTACCATTGCACTCAATTGTGCCATCCAGAATCGTGACGGGATAATCCGAAGATACTTCCTTGATGGCAGTTGCGAAACCTGATGTTGATGTTGTAGCTAAGGAAGAAAGAACTGTTGTTGCAAACGGCCCAACAACCTGCACTCCTTGAACATTAGGAACAACTGTTCCGACAATGTTATAATTTGCTGGAAAACTGCAATCAATAGCTATGATGGTAGGAGCATTTCCAGTAACAACATCATTCGTTTGGCTTCCTGTTTCTGCAAAGCATCCAATTAAAGTAAACGGCCCATTCTGACCTACTGAAAATGGAATACCACCAGGATCTCCCATTCCAGAGGTTGAACAATTGATAAAAGTCATACCTGACGGAGGATCTTGCGGAGTATTCTGAAGATCGTAACCTACAGAATGAGAAGTTGCTGTAGGCTCCATACGGCAGTTTTCAACTAGAATATTTCCCTTTACTGTCAAGTTTGTTGTGGAGGCTATAAATAGTCCAATGTCGCAATTTGTAGCATGCAAGTTGCGAAGATGCATATTCCAACCACTAATGTAAAAAGCATATCCAAAAGAAGGAAGAGTAGCTAAACTCTCGCAACCCTCTAAGGTTAAAGAAGTGGGAGTATCAAAAATAAAACTTCCGCTTCCTGTAATACTAGACGCCGCAATACTACAATTTCGCACTGTCGCCAATTTTGAAGCTGCTATAATAAAACCTCTTGGGATAGTTGTCCCTGGAAGGCCAGCAATACAGTTAGTGAATTCTGCCTCTAGTGCATCACTGATACTCCAGCCTAAAGTTGCCACAGAATTAGTAACAAAATAACGAAGATTTATAGTTGAAGTAGGACTGTAAGTATTAAAAGACGGAAAAATTGCTTGGTCGATAGTCCACACAACAGAAGACAGCGTTTCCGAAAGAGCCGTTACATAGTTGTCTGTAGAAAATTCAGCTGGAGTATGTGTGAGTTGGAAATTTTCAATCACACCACTTCCATGTAATGAAATTTCTGCTGTATATGAAATCGAAGCTGTATCTCCTGGCCCCGAAACTTGGCAATCACTCAAAGTAAAAGGAGAAAGAGGAGAACAATCGATAAATCCTGCAGGAGTAGAATTTGCAGCTAGAAAAACGGTAGCATACGGACCGTCCCCAGTAATTCCCGCTAGATTATAGTTATTTGGCAACAATGCCGAATACATATAAACACCAGCGGGAGCATAGAGAGTTGCTGCGCTGTTCGATGAGATAGAATTTATAGCAGCTGTAATAGCAGCTGTATCATCAACCATTCCCCAATAAATATCAGCAATAAAAGCATCTGTACCTGCCGGGTCAGTCAAGGTAACTGCATGAGGATTTGAGTAAGCAGAGATTGTTGTCCAAAGATCTGCTCCTGCTGTTCCCGCTCCACGAACAAGAATAGTAGCTCCAACGTCGTTTGCGGAAAAAACATTCAATGAAGGGGTAGCAAGTGTTAATGCATTCAGAGTGCCAAAAATATGTCCATTTTGCGCAAACTTACCGCTTCCTTTGGCACCAAAATTCTTCACGTCTATAAGATAGGAATTGACAGGAGGACGCCAAGTTCCATCTCCGAACAATACTGTTGAAGACGAAGCGTTTATTCCACCAAATAAGTCAGAAATCATTATCGAGTGAGAAGGGAAGGCAAAATTGAATAGAACGGTTACTGTTGAACCTACAACAGCCACTACATAACCAACCGCTTGATCCAAAACTACGGGCTGGGAAGCTGATCCTGTTTCTGGCGTTGTTGTTTGAATTCCTGAAATTGCGGTGTGGATTGTAAAAGTTGTAGAAGTTGAAGAAGCCACAGGATAATAATTTCCATTCAAAACTGCTGCAGCCGCTGTTAAAGAAAGACCAGTAAAATGAACATACGTTCCCACGCCGAGGCTATTGTTTGCTGTGACTGTAATGACATTCGAAGCCCAAGCAATTTCAGTAATCGTAGCAACACTAAAAGGAGGTGTTTTAGTGATTGCTCCAGGAAGTACAGACGAGAGATAAACTACTGCTCCAACATCTCCTGAAGAGAATTCACTTAATGTATCTATGTAATTGCTGACTCCAGTGTAATACAAGGGCACTGTGGCACCCACACTACCCGCCTCAGTGACAAAACCCTGAGCTAAGAATTGACCCGCACCAGTAGCTGCATAAGCAGGTTGAGCATATAGTGTTCCAGAAGTTTCATAGAGATTCACCAATTCACCTGCAATTAAAGGTGAGGAACCTCCAATCTTTACTGTGTTGCCTGTACCTAAAAATGATGGATCCAAGATGCCTGATCCATTTAGGACAACAGGTGCTCCCGGTGTACCAGGCGCTGAACTTGCTCCTGGAATTATGTCGATCAACTTTGAAGTTTGGTTAAATATACAGACTTGTGTAGCCATTAATCAGTCCTCGGTGGAAAATGAACTCTCTTATGTTTCTTTTCAGCAAGATCAGGAAATTCGGTCTCAGCATCTGTATCTACAGTAATATTCTGCATAGGTCTAGAAGTCTTATCTGCGTCAGGTGTAGGACCGCCCTTATCCCATAGATTAGTCTGATCTGCGTTCGTTCCAACCCCTTCTTGAACTTCCCCACTAACATCGTATCCGTAGCCCTTTTTTACAAGAAAACTGGCCGTATGCCGATTGTTTTCTTCTGCTAAAGAAGCTAGCATATTGTAGATCTGAGTCAAAGCAGAAGCTTGACGCTCAAGAGCTTCGGGATACTGCCCCGCTATGGCGTATTCTTCAGCCGATTGAGCAGCATATCCAGCTCGTTCAGTCGATTTGTATAAATCTGCAGACCCTATTCGCTGATTAGAAATCTCTCGTGCGGTCAAAATTAACTCTTCCAATCGTGGTTTTACAGCTGCATATCGTTGTTTTACAGAAGAAGCAGATTTCCAAATTTGACGAATGTCTGTGTAAATTTTACCAAGATCACTGGCTTCTCGGGACCAAGTGGAATCTTGTCGTTTAAGAAGACTGCAAGTTGGCGTTCGAAGGAGCATCACGAGCCTCTATATGATTTTGAGAAGTGACTTTTTAGCTGTAGACCCCATTTACATGATGACACTTCATCGGGGGTGCCTATAGAGGTGCTTTGGTAAATGTATAAGTCGCCACTCTTGTGGTGACAAAGTCTCACCGTGAATAGACGACCGCGATCGTTATTCCTTGAGATACCTGAAGGCCGGGAGAACCATTCCGGCCTTCCCTATTTAGGTTTAGATTGTTTCTGAGGAAGAGCGTAGTAAGCCCAAACTTGACTATCCAGATCTTTTACCGACATGCCCCGCTTGTAAGCTTCAAGAATGAAGATATTTTCTAACTCAAGATATTTCTTTCCGCTAGGAGTTCCTTTTGGAGCATCATAACCCTGTGCTCTGAGCCACTTGAGAACATGAGTATCCAATGGAACACAAGCCGTCTCAGGTTTGTAATAGAGCATTATCATCCGTGCTGTTTTAGGACCTATTCCGTGAACAGTTTCTAATTCTTCTACAGTTGTATTCAATGGATCTTTGATTTTTTCAACAACTTCTCGAAATGCTCTTTCTATTCTTGTATATTGACCGACCTTATGCTTTTTAAGGATTTTTCTCAACATGTTTGATTCAGCAGCCATTCCAACAAGTTCAAAAGGAGTGGGAGGAGTTTCGCATTCCGGAAAGAAACTACAGACATTGACTATTTCTTCACGAAGAGTATTTAAAACAGCGTCAACTTTTACAGCGGTTGGATCAGCAGGTTTGTTGGCAACACAAATACCAAACAATATCCACTCTTCTAATCGATTGCGATCCCAAGGATGGCTCAAGTCGTATGGATCTATCATTTTACCAAAGCGTGTAATCTGTTATATCTTTACTCTTGTTACAAGTGGTGCAACGAATTACTGTATTCGTACCTATACCACTAGCAGAAGATTGAGCAATAACAATTCCCTTACACTTGCATTCCTGAAAATGAATTACGAGCCAAGTTAACAGGGAAGTAACTTCGCTACGTTCAAAAAGCTGTCGATTCCATCTTTCGCCAACATCAGTGAGTTCAGGTCGTTCTTTATTCTCAGTAAGTTTCTTTGCCATAATGAATTTAATACTGTAAGATTTAAGATTTGGTAGCCCTGAACGGAATCGAACCGTCTCCTCCACCTTGAGAGAGTGATGTCCTACCAATAAACGACAGGGCCAAATTTGGTAGCACGTGCGGGTATCGATCCCGCTTTTCCGGCTTGAAGGGCCAGCGTCCTAGCCAGTAGACGAACGTGCCAAACTAGGTGGACTTGAGGGGAATCGAACCCCTACTATGCATCTCGGCCTTCCTGAAGAACGTGCCTTGCGGCTGTTCATGCTGAGCAGAGGCAACATTGGCCTAATGTGCTGACCTCAGCTATCGGCTTTCGGCATGCTAGTTCACCACGACAAGCCCAAACTTGGTGGACAGGAGACCTAGGATTTTACGCATCGCAAAGAAAGGCATGTCCTTTCTACCAGATGCAACCCGCCCATAAACTTGGTGGATCTAATGAGATTTGAACTCACAACCTCTCCCATGCGAAGGGAACGCTCTCCCAATTGAGCTATAGACCCTTAATCTTGGTGCACTGTATAGGAGTTGAACCTATGTTCTTTCGCGTGTCGAGCGAATGATTTAGCCACTAATCTAACAGTGCGTACACTGGGCTGGATTCGAACCAGCGGTCTTCCGCATGTGAAGCGGATATTCTTGCCACTGAACTACCAGTGCAAACTTAAATGCTCGTGGTTGGAACTCGAAGCCAACATCCCGACATTTGAATGCCTACTCCACCTTGTAGGTGTCTCGGTCTTCCGGCGTTCTTCCCTTAAACTACACGAGCAAAAGCATAAACTTGGAGCGGGGTACGCGAATCGAACGCGCTTATCCAGCTTGGAAGGCTGGCGCACTGCCAATATGCCAACCCCGCATTATTGCCGGGAACAAACGTTAACAGTGTTTTTAGCGTTCTTCCCTTAAACTACACGAGCAAAAGCATAAACTTGGAGCGGGGTACGCGAATCGAACGCGCTTATCCAGCTTGGAAGGCTGGCGCACTGCCAATATGCCAACCCCGCATTATTGCCGGGAACAAACGTTAACAGTGTTTTTAGCGTTCTGCCATTGAACTATACCCCGGAGGGTAGCGGGATTCGAACCACGCATCTCTTCTTTATAAGAGAAGTAACCGTCAACTCTCACCACGGCAAATTCTAGTACACAAGACCTGTAAGCAGGATTTTGTCAAGGACGATCATTCATCTTGGCCAGCCGTTACCGGATGGCTCTAGCCCCTAACCCGCAGATTATAACGAACCGAGCAGGTTCTCTCTGCCTATTTAGAGTTGCAACACGTGAGGCTTGCCATGCGACCGTCATTACTGACGACCCGGTGGTCTCTTACACCGCCTTTTCACCCTTACCATCAGCAATCCTTACGGATTACCATGGCGGTTTATTTTCTGTTGCGCTAGCTGTCATCCATTGCTGGATGCCCGGTCTTTCTCCGGCACGTTGCTCTGTGTTGTCCTGACTTTCCTCGCATCGTACAGACTACGCGATCGTCCGGCCTTGTGTAAACTTTTGGTGGAGCCAAGGGGAATCGAACCCCTATCTACTGGGTGCAAACCAATCATCCTCCCGTTGAACGATGACCCCACAAACTTGGTGGAGCTACGGGGATTCGAACCCCGGTCTGATGCATGCCATGCATCTGTTCTCCCACTGAACTATAACCCCAAACTCTGGAGGACTGGGTGAGAATCGAACTCACGCATTAATCGCTTTGCAGGCGATCACCTTACCGTCTTGGCTACCAGTCCAAAAACTTTCTAGATAAAAAGGCCGTCCGAAGACGGCCACATTATTGGGCGGTCTAGTATAAATGCCCGGTCTAAATTTGGCGGTCCCAGCGGGATTTGAACCCGCGATCTTTTCCGTGACAGGGAAACGAGGACAGCCGGACTCCTCTATGAGACCCTAAACTTGGCGATGACGAGGGGACTCGAACCCCCACACTCTTCCGTGACGGGGAAGCGCACTCCCATTATGCTACGTCACCTAAAAATCTAAATCTCTCTTGGAGCGGCTTGCGGGAATCGAACCCGCGCCTCAGCCTTGGCAAGGCTACATACGAGCCACTATACGAAAGCCGCAAATCTTTTTGGGAGCGCGGGTCATATCCCGGACATGACTCGGAATCAGACCCGCCTCTCCTGTCTGTCAGCAGCGGTACATGTAATGAACTGGAAGGACTCGAACCTCCCGCCTCCGGCCAAGGCCGGAGTTCTAGCCAGTTAAACTAAGTTCTACAGCTGCTAACAATCTTGGTGCGCCGTGGAGGACTCGAACCTCCGTTCCCCTGCGTGTAAAGCAGATGCTTTTGCCACTAAGCTAACAGCGCGAAAATCTTTTCAAGTAATCTATGGCTGCTTTTAAGAGTTCAGAATTGTCTTTAAACCATCCTAATCCAAGATTACACCACTTACAAAGCAGCCCACGTGCTTGACCTGTTGCATGATCGTGATCTAAATGACCACTTAAATAATCAATCTCTTTACGACATATGGCACATTTACGATCTTGATTTTCCCAAAGAACTTTGATTTCTTCAGGATTTAAAAGTTTATCTCGAGAATTTGTACCATATTCTGCTTTCTTTAAGCGTTCGCAAAGCTTGCAATATGTTCGTCGTCCACTTTTTCTATCAGTATCCGTATAGAAATCATTGAGTAATATCCATTTCTCACACTTTGGACACCACTTTTCTTTTTCATTAAATTTTTCCACATGACCCATAGTAAAACAATACTATAAAACAAAAAGGACGCCCGGTTTAATGGGCGTCCTCGGTCGATCTTGTGGTTTGAATCGGTTGCTAACCGCCCTCCACAATTACGTCCGAGGACACCGTCCCCGCGTCTGCGACGCCAGGTTCAGTGGCTCCGTTACAATCTCGTTCTACTTGTGCTGCGTTCTTCATATTGCTATTATACTCCGTATTTCCCAATTTCGGGTAAACAAGCGAAAAAATCAATTTAGCAACCTAGCTTTCGGCTTCAGATGGTCCAGTCTCGGCGTTCAGCCTTCTGATTTTATCCACCCGGTGCTGCTCATAATATCCAGCTGCTAAACTTGAATCCTAATTACTGACCCTCTTCCGACCTTCTAGCGATATAGTAGCCGTACTAGGAGCAGGTTGTCATCGCTTGGGTATTCCATCGAGCCTTGGCCGCTAATGCCACAGCAATTAGGAACTTGATTGTGGTGCCCGGATTCGAACGCGGGTGCTGGAGGAGTTACAGCCACGGTTTATTCACCGACCGAAAACGGCCAAGCATCATAGCTCCTCTATTAGCATAAGTGTGGGTCGCCATCCCCACTGCACCACAAAACTCAAAAATTAGATGCCGGGTGCATCTTACTTCGCGTGTCGCCTATTTAGGTTGCGCTCAGACTGCAGCTTTTCAGCAGCACCCGGACCTTGCGTTTACTCCGCATGAATTGGCATTGACCAATTCAAACTTGTACGTCTCTACTTAATACTTCTATAACGAAAGGATTGATGAGTTCCAGTGGACCCGGAATCCACATCCTCTGGCGTCCTACATCGTGGATCCACGATGGCATTTAGGGTATAGTTGCCAGAGAGAGCCAACTGCTTGGCCTCATCAAATCGTGTAAGCGGCAAATTCACGCTCATAAAATTTGGGACAGACGGTTGATTAGTCCGCCTTCCCCGGATCCGCCCAGCAGGGTCCCTGTCCCCACCCCATCACAGAGTGGGCACGAAGGGACCCTTGTAACGGACCCTGATTCTGGTGTATCCGAGTGGACTCGAACCACTGATCTGCTGCCACGCGCCCAAGGGCTAATGGCTGCCGCTTTGCCTCTAAGCTACAGACACAAAACTTTGTGGGTGCGGCTCGTTACCTGACAAAACCTTGCAAGATCTTGTCAGATAGCACCCACCGCCTACTTTTTTACTTCTTCCCAATAGTTTTCCGGATGGTTGCCCACCGTTTAGGCTCCTCGCCGTAAATGGGTCCAGCGCCGTCCGGAACGGCATCTCAAATGTACTGTTAGGATTTGAACCTAACTCTCCCTGCCGGGATATCCCAGTTGTGGCCCTGCTCCTCGCAGTTAGATGGCGTTGCAACCATCGCACCACAGTGCAAAACTTTGCAAGGTAGACGATGCATCTGTACAGCCAGTCAGTCCTTGACTTCCGAGTTTCGTTGTGCGGCTTTGCCGCTTCCTATACTCGGCTTCACAATTGATACTACGATCAACAATTAGAAATCAGGTAGTTATTTCTTTACTTCTTCCAGTTAAGTTGCGCTGCAAAATTCCTGTTCAGTTTCTAGAGAAGTAACTGGTGTCGCAGTCAGATTTCCATAACTCCAACGCACTAACGGCGTTCCTTTTGAGTTGTAGCCTTCTACAACTCCTTCCTCTTTATGGGAAGAATGTCTGACTTTAGTTCCTAGTTCAGGCTGTTTTGGTTCTTCCATTTTCTTCCTCTTGTTGCCGAAAGTGCAAATTCAATTCCTTCGAAACGGCCACTTGACAACCAATTCCATACAGTCGACGAGAAACCGCAATCAGAATTTCTTCAGCTGCATCTTGTGGATTTCGACCTTCAGCAAGGAGCCGCTTTAGCTCCGCTTTGGCCCACTTCACTGCATCTCGTTTGGCTTTTTGAAGTGCTCGTTTCATAGTCGTATCTCTATTACAATCTACGCAGAAACTTGCAGATTCGGGTAGTTTTAAGTCTTAGTTAATCAAGGACTTAGGAGTAGCAGGAGGCTTATTCGAGATCCAATGAGGTTTCATAACTTCTATGGCAACCTCTTCGACATTACTAATCTTACCCGGATAGCGACCTTCAAAAGCAGTTCCTGTGCAGGAGAGGAAGAATTCAAGACCTCTTTGATTGGTGTAAAGAACTTCCATAAAATTAACCTCTGGAAGCTTGATACGTTGTTCCGTCGAAAACTACCGATTGAGGAGTCCAACGAGCAATAAGATCGTCTTGCCAAGAGATGTCGCTTTTGATCTGCTTGATATTGGATTCTGCCTCATTCAATTCTTTCTTGAAAATTTTATCCCAGTCAGAATCTCCTCGAGAAGTGGTTTTCCACTCAGTAATATCCCCAGTAGAACGAACGCGATATTGAAGGGTTGTAATCTCTCCCTTGTTTAATTTCTGAAGAAATTCCTGTTGACAAAGCAGTTGTGCTCCGAGAAGCTTTTTGTATGCCTCGTTTGCTTCGCTGCTCAATTCATAAGGCTGAAAACCAACACCTTGGCAGGACCCAGCACGGTACCCGTAGTATCGTCCTGCTCCATCGCTAATGTGAAAGCCATGATGCACCATAACCAATTCATTGTTTTCTTTGACTAATTTTTGCTGTCTGAAACAAATGGCACAAGTTGCCATATTAGTCAAATCCGGCGGAGGAGCATTCGGATTAGGCTTTCTACCCTTAACGATAATGGGCTTAAACGATTTCAACCAGATGTAAACTGCAGCAATCTGATCCAAGGTTTCCAGGTACGATTGTATCCCCGGCGTGATAAGTTTCGAATCCAGCTTCCTAAGACGACGAGCCAGAGAAGCAGCCTGATTCATACAAAAGGCGTAGCCAATATCTCCACGTGGATCTGCGTCGGAGTAGACTTTATCGGTACGTGCTTTTTCGGCTGCTATATGTTGAGCATGCTCGGTTCCTTGGGCAATCCAGTACTTTGCATTTTCAAATTCCATGTTGTAGATCTTACCCATTTGCTGCCCAATTTCAAGAGAACGCAAAGCCCCTTTGAATCGAGAAACATCGAAAGAGTGAGTGATGTGCTTGGTGGCGGCGGTTGCGACAATCTTGTCTGTGGCAGGGATGCTCATTTATCTCTCCACTTATAATCTACTACACAAAAGGAGTTTTCCGGCATTATTTAACATGGCTAATAAAAAGAATTCTGAAGATCGAATTGCCCCTCCTGAAAAACTGGAAGCCCTTGAACAGAGAGTATTTATCGTAGTTAAGCATCTCGTTGACAAGGCCGATTTAGAGCAGCTACTCAAGGTGGGTGCTCCGAGCGATGAATACGACCCTGAATCTCGTTACATAGCCAAAGAAATTGTGAGTGAAGGATACAAAAAAGTGGGAGTCACAGCCATTGCTCACATCATAGCCTTGGTGTTCCATATGGAATTTCAACGGTGGGGAGAGCCAGTAAGATACTTCTCGATATACTTTGATCTAGCAAAAGAAATACAAGCCAAAATTCAGAAACTCTAAATTTCGTCAGATAATTCTTGAAATTCCCCTCTGTCTACTGCACGACGCACGGCATTAACTTCCTCTAAGAAAGATTCAACCGTAGACATAGAAGTATCTGCTGGGCAGAAATTTATGCTTTTCAAGCCTTTCGCTTTAGCTTGTTCGTACCACGTTAAGAATTGCTCTGTTGCACTTTCGCTCATGTTATAAGTCTCTCTAATTAATTTTCTTCCTCTGTTTATTCTGCTTTATGATCTCAGGCGAAGTCAACACAATCTTTACACGTGTTTCCAAATCCGTAATGTCATTGATAATCCCAATAATGGGATGTTGCAACTCTATTAGTTCTTGCATCATTCCCCGTAGTCGATAATCCAATCCTTTTAAGAGATGCTCATTAGTGAGACGGCGGCCATCGTCTACTACAGGCAATTGTCCAAAAGGTAGATACCAAATTAGATCGTATCGACGCAACTGAGAACGCAGAGCATCAATCATGACATTCAATTCAGTTGGAGAAATCAAATTGGGATACGGAGCACAAGTGAGGTACAGATAATTTATGTATTCGAGTGGCGTTTCATCCCCGATAAATTCTGACTGTTCGTTTTCCATAGCAATGCGAGAAGAAACGGCGGCTCGTTCAAAATTGATGTGTTCTTCTGGTGTTAGTTCAGGAAAGAACTTAGTATGAGGCATCAAGCCTTTTTCTTCAAGCCATTTCCAAGCTCTCTCATGCCAGTCTGTATCAAGGAGAACGGGAAGATTCAACTTTTCTGCTGCGGCTTTTGCCAGGGAAGACTTTCCCGTAGAAGAGACTCCCGAAATACCTATGATCATTCAATCCTCACTACTGCAAATTAGAAATGTTGTCAGTATTAGTTGTATCGCGAACGCCTGTGATATCAACTAACTCGCAAACGCCAGCAGAGCAAGCTAGCTCCTTGGTGCCTACGGTATTGTCTTCCTTTTCAAACTCAGGAAGTCTGGACCAATCTATTTCCGGAAATGCAGCTTTCCTAGTCTGATACTCTTCTTCTGTGATTTCGGTATAAGGAGCTTGTTGATAGACATGATCCGAATAGGGCAGGAAGCTGATTCCTCCGACTTCATTAAAATGCTCATATACCCAAGCAGCGACCTTCAACCATTCGTTTTCTTTAACATAAATTGTGATGCTGACATTGTGTTCGCACCAATGGCGATAGTAGGTCAGATACAATTCAAGCTGCTCAATGGCTGAGGTATCATTTCGCTTTACACTGCTCTTGGGAGACTCCATTGGAAAATAGAAAATATCTACATCGTTTGGTTTAGTGATGTCCGGTTCATTAGGAATGCCCATAGCCTTTAAGAATTGGCCTAGAGGGTCCTTCTTATCCCCTCGAACGGCACGAAGATAATAATCGGACCATCGTCCATGAATTCCGGACGCGCTGTTCACAAGCTGCGAGACAGTCCCGGATGGCTTTACGCAAGTAATGGCGGTAGCAAGTTTAATATTCAGCCGCTTGGACCAATCCTTACAGACATTCACAGCATAGTCATGTAGCTCGTCTAGGAGTTTCTCCAATTCAGGGCCATTCGTTGATAACAAAACGTTGTCGGCTATTCCGGTTAGAGAAACTCCTAGCAATCGTTCTTCCTCTGCATTCTTTTGCCATTCTTTTCTTAAATAGCGAAAGTCAGTCAGGGTAGATTGCAAGCAGCCCATAATGACTGCTAGACGAATCTTGCGTTTCAAAGTGTTTACTGAATCTTCAGGACGGACAACTACCTCGGTTAAATTGCACAATCCTTTAGAACGAAGAATAATTTCAGAACAAGGATTGGTTCCAAAGTTGATTCCTTTGTATTTACGACGGCCATTTTTCTTTGCTTGTAATTGAGCAGCTTCGCGATTGAAAATACCGCGCTCACCCGATTTACTTTCTACCAGAGTGAGCCATTCGCGAAGGAAAATTTCCATTTCAGGTTTTTCTGTGTAAGCCACAGAATTATTGCTCAGTGCGCGATGGCCGTTGTCTTCCCACCACTTTCCATTCTTGGCATTCCGCATGCGATCATCAGATAGGTTAGAAAGCGAAATCATTGCTGATCGTCTTACGCCACCCGAGACAACTACATCGGCAACCTTACACATCAAATCATGACACTCAATGGAATTGAATTTACGACCAGCAGCGCGACGGAAAAGGTTTACTGTGAATTTGAAGAGACGATCCAACGGAGCAGGACCCGAAGCACGACCACCAAAGGTTCTGAGCGGAGCACCAGCAGGACGAACGGCGCTAAGATCCCATTTAGGTATCAAACCGCCGTACAAAAGCTGAATGAGTTGGCGGAATCCCGTTGCCCATCCAATCTTGCTGTCCATAACTTTGATGGTCGTATCAGTCGGATAAAAGTTCTCTGCAATCGTCGGCAACATCGCCACAAACTGTCGTTCAACCGAAAACCCTACTCCTGCGCTACACATGCTAAGATACATTGCTTCGTCGAAAGCGCGAGGATCGTCCACAATTAGGAAAGAGCAGTTGTACCCGGCTGCATTGTCCTTCTTTAGAGCAGGGCCAGCTGTCATCAAAGCTCTCATGGAAGGCATAACTTCCAAGGAGAGGATAGCCTTTTCTAGGTCTGTGGAAATCTTCTCGCGATCCACTTCAGGAATGCGGGGAGTAAAGAATTCTATGTACCGATGTACTGTTTCTTCCCAATTTTCCCTTCGATTTTGATCCGGAAGCCAGCGTGCATATCTCGATTTGTGAATATACTGTTGAAAGGGGGACATGCGACTTGACATCATGAAATGTTGATCCTTAAAAGAAGAGAAATTAGTAACAGTCAGGGTACTCTTCTGGGTTTGAAATTGACCTAAATTTTCATTGGCGATTTTCGCGACGATAGGGAATTAATACTGTATTTATGAAGGTTTCAGCACTATGATAAAAAAGACAAGTTACTTAGTTTTCTCAGTCTTCTTGGGAAAAGGAGACTTCTTCGTTCGCTGCTCAAAATAATTTTTCTGATAAGCACGATTTTGTTCCAGTTCTTTCAAATCGGCTTCAATTTCCGCCACGTGCAAGCTCTGCCAAATGAGTTTAATCTCCTTTGCACTACGACCGATAAGACGAGCCAAACGTAAACACTTTAGGCATTGAAAAGGGCACAGATGTATATTGTGAGGGCAACGGTAAGGGAGAGGAATTAAGTCGTCTTCCTCATTACGGATAGCAATCTGGTCAGCTTTTTGCTTTGCTTTACGACGACGCAACAGATCATCATAATTCTTTGCGAACGAGGCAGCGGGATCGTTAGCGGCTCTCAAGTATTCGGCGGAGTAAGGATTCTGCTCAAGAGCAAAAGTCATTACATCGGCGATTTCTTCTAATGGATGTGATTCGAGCAAACGGGAAAATTGAGAAGCCCATCCCTGGTAGTCAGCCTTTGCAGGACGACCCACCAGAGTCCATAACTTATTTGCCAGTCTTTCTTTTGCTGGGAGATCCGCCATTAGAGTGCACTCTCCTCTTGGAACCCTTTGCCTACTGTAACACTCTCGCTATTCTCTGTTGATCCATTCGTAGATATATCTATATCTACTCTATCTCTTTCTATATCTATATCTGAAGAGCTTCTATCTCCTGATTCTAGTGGACTTCCCGAGGGGGTAGGTAGTGCGTGCGTAGTGTGTGAGTTCGAATTCGCCACCCACACTATACGCACAAGCCCTAAATCGATGAGTGTGCGTATGGCGTGCGCTATGTGTGCGCTATCTCTAGGTAGTGCGTGCGTGGCTCGTGCTATGTACAAAGGATCATTCGGAGGATTCTTTCCAGTCTTCCCTTTTAGCCTACGCAAGGCGTCATATACATAGCGTTGGTAGTAAGTTAATTTACTATATTCGTAATCAGATTCCTTATCAGTCCAGTCCTTAATCCAGGGTGAAGGACCTTCTCGAACTTGACCTTTATTGTCAGCTTGATACTTCTCCCAGTTTTTAATTTCGAGATATACGGGTTGACTCTCAGTTACTTTTGTCATTACTGTTCCATTTCCGGATCAACATTGTCATTCAAAGTTTCTGTCTCTGTAGAAGCAACTTGTGGACCAAAACGAGATGAAGGGATGAGCCATCCTGCCCCGGTTAGTTGTGCAAAGAAAGGAGAAAAGCCGATACCATCGCGTTCTTTGACGCAGGAGAAAACTAAATCTTGAACTTCTCCATAATGAGCAATGTTCGCCTTGCCTCGGTTACAGACGCCTACAATGAAGTCCATGCTGCGGCCCAGTTCTTTATCGTTGTTGATCCCGCTTAAGTTCCAAACTCCCTCTTCATTACGAGCACGTGTGATTCCCTCTTCGTTTGATTGAACAGGAGAAATAATAACTAGCTTTCGGCTGCCTCCAAAGGTCAGAGCGTACTGCCGTACATCTTTAACCATGGTAGTCATTCGAGTTCTTTGATCCGGTTCATTTTTAGACGTAGGTGGGTCGATTAACTGAAGATAATCTATCTGCACTGCCTCTATGTTTTCAATAAGGTCTTGTGCCTCGATAAAGTTCTTACAGTGCGGCCAGCTGGCGATTAGAGGCTGATGGATTATGATGTTTCCACTTACATTCGCTCTAAAGTCTTTGGCAACTTCTTCAAGATAGCCGCGTTCTCGATAGGACAAAAGATGGTGTTTGAACCTTTCGTACGAGATGCTCTTGAATTCGTCTCCAAACTTTGGATTATGAGCGTGCATGATAATGAACTTATTGCGCTCCACGGTTGAACTATTCTCAAGAGAAATATGGATAACTCGTTTCCCCTGTACAGCCATGTTGTACAGGAAATATCGTCCTGTTACGGATTTGCCATCTCCTGCATAACCTAAAATTCCTACGAAGTTGCTGGCTTGAAATTTAAACTGGGGAAAACCGGAATCTATAAATCCTCGACGTCCCTGTTCTTCATAGTATTCCATGATTCCTTCAGCCTCGTTTTTTACATCTATGGGATGAGTTGATTCGGCTTCTCCCACAAGAAGACCGCTTTCTAGTCCTTTCATCAAATAATGAATCCCATCTCGAGGACCAGACCACTTTACTTTGTTTTCTTCAATGTTTTTATTGACTATTCTGAATGTGGTCCTTAGCAAACTTGAAATTCGTTCTTTTTCCCAATCGGTAGCTAATTCGCGAAAAACTCCTGCCAAATCCTCAGGATCGTGTATTGTTAGCTGAGGTTCAAAACTGCAGTATTCTTTTAAGGCATCTAGGAGAGCATCGTTCTTTTCCATTCCCTGAACGGTTTCAAGGACAAGATTGTAGCCGGGTAGATCCTGAGTTTCGGTAGCAACGGACCAAATGACATTCAATAAATCAAGTTGCACGTCCACACAAATTTTGCGTAAACTGACCACATTGTCCATCATCCAAGTCCAAGTATCTTTTGTACGAGACAGTTCTTCCTCTGTACGAGAATGACGCAAGAAACAATGAAAAAGACGCCAAAAGTTGTAAGCGTAGCTTTCTTTTGTGGTTTTTGGAGCTTCGGTCATAATAGTCAATACTTTCCAGGAGCCGCGACTTAGGTTTTAGGTCTGTATAATACCGGGACTTACAAGTAAACAGGAAAAATCGAGCGAAAAGCTTGTTTTCCTACCAACTTTGCAGTATCATACTACAAGGGAAATTATGAACGATAGCATCTTCCAGATACAGAGCATAGATCGTGATTTGATACATTGGGAAGATCACATTTTAGACCTCTCGCCATGCGAAAAGATTGGCGGCATGTGGTTCAAGCGAGAAGATAAATTTGCTCCGCTGGGTTATGGCGGCATTAATGGTTCTAAGCTACGACAGTGTATCTGGTTAGTCTCCGAAGCTATCAAACAAGGTGCAGTTGGAATTTCTCATGGAGCCGTTACCGGGAGTCCCCAACATCCTATGACTGCTTGTATTGGGGTGCATTTTGGTCTTCCTGTTGTAGATTGTATTGGTACTAAACGTCCCGAAGAGCACGAGACACTTGCAGCAGCAAAATGGTTGGGTGCTCAGTTTAGAAGTTTTAACCCTGGATATGCTGCTACTTTGAATAGTAAGGCTAAGGAATTGACAGAAACAGAATTTCCTGGCTATTTTCACTTAGAGACCAATATCACTGTTGATCAAGAAAAGAACTCTCCCGAACGAGTAGAAGCTTTCCATAAAGTAGGCAGCGAACAAGTTCGAAATCTTCCTGCTGAGATTGAAACAATTATCGTTCCAGCGGGTAGTTGCAACAGTGTGACCTCCGTTTTGTATGGGATTACACGTTTTAGACCCAAAAACCTTAAGAGAGTGATTCTTTTGGGAATCGGTTCTTTTGGCAGTACAGATCCTGCTTATATTTATCGTCGATTGCAGGTGATAGAGCAAGTATCAATAGAAGAGAGAACGCCTTGGAACGCTCGCTTGACCGATTGTTTTAGATGGAGATTTAAGCACAATCAGGATCTTGAACCAGAATCTTCAAAGATAGCTCCTTACATTCTTGAGCACTATAATCTGAATGGCACAGGCTATTGCGAATACAACGATCTCATGCCTTACTCCTATAAAGATATAGAGTTTCACCCTCGTTATGAGGGTAAGATGATGCATTATATGAAGGATAATTTGGACATTTTTCGTCCCTACCTAAACGAGCGATCTTTGTTTTGGATCGTAGGCAGCAAACCTTCTGCTGAAGCTATGGTTCCAGTATTGAAACAAAGGTTTGGAGAATTGCATGAATCAAAATGAAATCGGAATTACAGACAGTCAGGATAATTGTATAAAAGTAGACGAAAAAGGGCGCATTATCTCTCTTCCTGACGAGCTTCTGGATCAAATTGTTGAACAAGTTGTCGATAGAATGATTGAAAGAGGACTGGTCTTAAGTCAGAATATATAACATGAAAAATTACATTGTTTTAGTGGAAGCTGAAGATTTTGTTAATGTAGATGCTGACAATGACGAAGAAGCTGTTAAGAAAGCAATAGCAATTGCCAGCAGTTCTTGCCCAGATTGGAAAGGGACTGTCATGTCTTCTGATGAAGATGTAGAGAACGAAGAAGAGCATGAATAAACTCTTTTACAGCCCTTTCGGGCAACAAGTCATCGGCCTAGACAAAGTTTTAACTACCTGTGACCATACAACACCGGGTCGTTATTGTCAATTGCTGGGTTTGAATGAAATCCAAGATCTCGAAGAGGGAATGGATTTTCGTCTGCCTGAATTCCGTCGTGAGGTATTTCTACGTTTCTACGAATTCTGTCTCCGTTATAGAATTCATGCTGGAGCTAGTTTACCTTATATGACCTTTCCCTTTTTACGAAAAGAATTTGGATGGTCGAGAGAACAACTATTGTGGTTTATTTTCATCAATGGCAATACACAACATCCGTTAACCTCTTGGATTATCTTCAAACATTTTCCTGATTTCGCTGAGCTTGATCTTCCGGCATTGTATGCTTGGTACAATAAAGAATGGCCACGCTTGGAATTTGACACTGATCGTAGACATCAGAAACGAGATTTCATAAAATCAGTTTTGCAATATAAAGAGTTGTGTGGTAATGATCAGACAGAATTCTTTAACACAATTGCAACAGAAGAAGATCCGTTAGTCAATTTTCAAAAAATGTGGGATAAGGTACGAGAGGATTTCTACTCTTTTGGACGAATGTCTACCTTCAGTTACTTGGAGTATCTCCGAATTGCCAAGCTCAACATTGAACCTAACTCTTTGTTTCTAGAAGACATTTCGGGAAGTAAATCACTGCGAAATGGATTGGCTAAAGTTCTAGGTCGAGATGATTTAGATTGGACTGGACCAGAAAATAACACTGGATTTGAAGGCAAATATACTCCTGAGATGATGCTGTGGCTGCAGAGGGAAGGAGCTAATTTGCTCTCTGAAGCTAAAGAACGCTTCAAGAGTCGAGACTTCATTTGGGATGTGACTTATTTCACATTAGAATCGGAACTCTGCACTTACAAAAGCTGGCACAGACCTAATCGTCGTTATCCTGGTGTCTATGCCGACATGTTCTATCAACGCATAAAGAAAGCAGAACAGCGATGGCCAGAAGAAGATTTCTCGGTCTTTTGGAAGATGCGACGGGCAGTGTTACCTGTTCAATTACGCTTAGAAGATAACCCTAACGATCCCGGCTTAAAGCCTGAAAAGCAAAATCACTATCGAGAGACAGGACAAGTTGTTATGATGAGAGAATTCGATCCAGTTTTTCAGAATGCCTTTCAAGAGAAATACTACGGTCCTCGCGAGTATTAGAAATCAATATGCCAAGATTAGTTCTCATCTCTGATACACACGGCTTGGGTCGTCCCTTCATTCCTGATGGAGATATTTTAATCCATGCAGGAGATTTAACAATGATGGGTAGAACTTATCAGATTGAAGATGTCGGTAATTGGCTGCGTTCTTTGCCGCATAAACATAAGATTGTCATTGCTGGTAATCACGATTGGCTTTTTGAAAGAAGTCGATTTGATGCTGTTAATGCTTTGGGGCGAGGAATTATCTATCTGGAAAATTCAAGTGTTACGGTTGAAGGTCTAAAGTTTTACGGTAGCCCGGTTACTCCTTGGTTTAACGATTGGGCATTTAATATTCGAGGCAGCACAGCGATTCGTCCTTTTTGGGATGCTATTCCTTCTGATACAGATGTTTTGATTACTCATGGACCGCCGATAGGAGTTTTAGATCAGGTTTCTTCTCTTGGAAATACAGAACATTTGGGTTGTGGAGAACTTCTGATGGCCATTCTCAGAATTCGTCCCAAGATACATGTTTTTGGACATATTCATGGCGGATACGGACGACATGAGACTAAGTTTGGAACGGTTTGTTACAATGCTTCGATGTCAGATGAATCGTACAAATTAGTACACAAACCTTGGGTTGTCGATCTATGAAAAATTCGCACGATGCACTAGGAGGTATTGAGAATGGAGTTAAGATAGGTCTCAATATCTTTGAATTGCACGAACACGATGCAATTAGTATTCAAAGAATTGATGGAAAAGAAGTCGTAACTTGCGCTTGTACTCAAGTATTTGACGACGAACATCCGTGGCGTTCTCATGCAGAGCATCAATTAACTGAAATCAATGAAATCATCAAAAGGCTTAAGAAACAGTGAAAACTCTCATTACAATTCTTGGGTTGTTGGTTTATGATAGAAATTGATTTTACTCATAGAATCTTTACTCTGGATGCTCTGGTATTTTTACAAAGCATCGCGAGTAATAGTGTAGATTGTGTTTGGACAGATCCTCCATATTTCTTATCTAATGGTGGATTCACTTGTGTGGCAGGTAAAAGAGCTAAGGTTCATAAAGGAGATTGGGATAAAAGCCAAGGCTGGAAAATAGACTATGAATTTCATCGTTCTTGGATTAAAGAGTGCTACCGTATTTTAAAACCTACTGGTACTATTTGGGCAAGCGGAACGTATCATGTGTGCCCGGCTGTGGGTTTAGCTTTGCAGGAATTTGGATTTCGCATTTTGAATGACATAATTTGGGAAGTTCCTAATCCTACTCCTAATCTTGGTTGCCGTTCTTTTACTCATGCTACAGAGACTCTTTTTGGGCTACTAAGGCTCGTCCAGGAAAAGAGAGTTATTCTTTCAATTATGAAGATATGAAACAGGAAAACGAAGGAAAACAGATGAAGAATGTTTGGAGATTTCTGTCTCCTGGGAAAGGAGAGAAGCTAGAAGGAAAACATCCTACTCAGAAACCTTTGGCTTTAGTAGAACGATGTTTACGGGCATCAACTAATTTTAACGATCTCATCGTAGATCCTTTTTGTGGAAGTGGCACTACTGGTGTCGCGGCTTTGAAATTAAAACGCGATTTTTTATTGAATGATAACAGGGCAGAATACACAATCTTAGCACAAAAAAGATTGCAGGCAATTAGTCGTGAAAAACTAGGTATTAGATAAAAATGAAAGTTTTAATCATAATTCTTGGCTCTGGAGCCTCCGGAAAATCTACTCTTACACGGCAACTTTGTGGTGTTGGAGGAGTTGAGTACATTAAGACTTTTCAATGTTTAGATCAGCACTTAGGAGAACAACGAATTGAAAAGGCTAAGTATACTCTATTCCCCAATGGTTCTGCTATTGCAGGAAACATCAAAAATAGTTCGGATGCCATCCAAAATATGGAAGCAAGAGCCAAAATCATTAATTGGCTCTTAGATCAAAAAGAAGTTCAATTTGTGATAACAGATCCAGTACGTTCAAGCAAGAAGTGGGATGTAGATTGGATTCAATCTAACCCGCGAGAAATTGCTGCCGTGTATGTCTATTTGGATCTTTCCTTGGAAGAGAATCTAAGACGGCTTGTACAGCGACGAGAGGCAAATGGTAAGACTACTCTTGGTGAAAAGACTTATCAGAATATGCTAGCTTTTCGTGAACGGGCAGCAAATGTTTGGGCAGCTGCCAAACAGAACTATAAACGGAAGCCTGTTCGTTTTGTTTGTCTCTACGAACATCTTACGCCTATAGAATGTTCAAAACAAGTGAAAGCGGAAATTGCTCTGATGATGGAAGAGATTGAAAGAACCGAAAGACTAGCTAAGTCTTGAGCCGTCGTAAGCCCATTTCGCCAATCTAATAGCCATTACTACTGTATCTTTAGTGAGATAGAGATCTCCCTCTCCTTTACTGATATGTGTGATTACGACGATGCAATGACGATTTGTTGGATGCCCCGCTGTAAAATTCCATTCTTGAAGGTGAAGTTTATCCCTTACTTTGAATCCTTGATCCTTTTGGATCATATAAGTTTTAATCTGATTGATGATGTCGCTAAAGTCTTGGTGCGTAATCTTAAGTTCATGTCTCATGTTGTCTAATACCGAATGATAGTGAACTCTGGTGGTTACGCTTTCTAGCGAAAGGTGTATGGAACAGCAAGTTGAAGTCAAACTCTTAAATTATGTCTTTCGATTCAAACGGCTAAAATGGGAAGAAGAATTTGCCATAAAATTTCCTAAAAATAAGGACCAAACAAGGATCTATCTAGCTTACGCTCTGGTAGAAGTATCCGGCCTAAAAATTGAATCGTTAGCTGAAGCAACTCGCGTAATAAGTGCTCTGCCTACAGCCATCGCTTCTCGTGTGTTTCGAATTTACAAAGGACAACTTCGTTCTAACAGAAATTTCACTACAGCTGCTCTCTTTAAGGCTCCTGAACCTGCTAAATACAAGATGCAATTGGACATAGATGAAGAAGAACGTGATAAAATAGCTGAGCAAGCTCAACAAGTTTTATCCAGCAGATTCTCTGAAAAAGAAATCAAAGAAGCAACAGAAATCAGTCACCAAATTGCCGACGCCTCAAAGCTACGTGGTGCAGTAAAGGTACCTGCAAACCATGCCGAATGATAAAACAAACCCAACAGTATTTGGCGCGGGAGCACGTTTAGTAAAACCATATAGTAATCGAGGCAACAATACTTTGGGGATCTCAGGCATAGACCTAATGCGCAAGATAAACGATGGTCTTGCGCAGAAAGCCACTTCAGATCAAATCAAAGAAGTCCGTTACAAAATCACTCAAAATTGTGAGGAAATTATTGAACAAGGTGCTCGGATTCGTCCTCTCATAGTAGATGGCAAGCAACTGGGTTGGGTTCGAGGACTTCATATTTCTGAACGAAAACTGCTATCGCGATGGATATTTGACACTAATGATTTCATCAAAGCAGTGCTCTCTGTTTGTACAACTTTTAAACCGGATGAAGTTGAAGATTTTTCAGGAATAGAGACTCGTCGTTTAGTGCAGCTTGTGACTAAAATGAGTGAATTTGATTTGTCTCTCTATCCGTATCTTTCAGCGTATACTTCCACTTCCTCATCTGAAAACCTTTGGTACAGTCGGGGTACACAGTTAGCCTCTTATGAAAATCGGGAGATAAAATTCCCAGACGGGCAAATCATGAAGATTTTGACTCCTCCCGATCATGCTCGACTTTGGGCTACTTTGTGCAATTATCGTGAAGCTTCTAAGTTAAGATTGGATGCAAATTTTAACGCCTTGTTGATTATCCAACCTTGGGCGGGTAAGAATGCAGATCCCGTTCGTAACGAATTGAAAGCAGCGCAGCGTTCTATGCAGGTGGATTCTTCTGAACCTTGGGAACAAGTGATTCGTATTGACAGAGAAATCAATTTAGAAGATGGTTGGGGTCATTCTATGCAAGATGACTCTAGAGAAGGTTTGCAACGAGAAATGCGCGGCATGATAGAAGGCACTGATAAGCATGAAAAACTCATGGAGAGATTCTATCAGCAACAAAAAGAAGCGGCTGAAGCTCGCAAACGAGAATTCGATACAATGTTAGAGAGACGCGGCGGACCAGGGGTCTTTACTGAATCTATGAAGATCCTCACAGATGCTGAAGTTAAACAGCGTGAACAAAATCTGAAGAAAGGTCGTCCATTACCTCCAGCTGTAGCAGAGCGGGAAGTATTTGAATCTCCAGGAAAGAAGATTCAACGTTACAGATAACGAATTTGGTTTCAACGGTTGTAGCATTACATTCACAAGGAGCATTTTATGGAAGAGAACAAACAAGTAGAAGTTTCTCCAATTGAGGAAACTCCAAAATCTTTAGACGAAGTCATAGCTGGACTTCGTGGATTTGGTATCGAAGAGAACGAAGAAATCCTCACAATCAAAGCTGGAGGTCGACAGCATCGGCTTAGAATCTCCAATATTCCAACAGAAGCAGAGCTAGAATCTCTACTTGCATTGGATGATGTCAAAGGTTACGCTTGGTTGCAACGGGTCAAAGCAGAAGTGCTGTCTCGTTCTATCTCTTGGATTGACGGTGTTAATCTAAAGAACCTGCCACCTGAAAAAAGAATGGTGATTGATCCTACTACTGGTCAACAAACTATGTGGCAACCTGCACTTCGCAATGTCATTTTGACTTGGGGATTAGAAGTCATGAATGTGATGTGGAAAGTGTTCATGGTTCATAGTCAACGCATTGAAGATCGTTTGAAGAATGCTTTTCCCGATTCAGCTGTGATGACAGAAGTAGAAAAGCGATTCATTGATTTAGCACTGCAAGATATTGAAGCACAGGCCAGAGAAATCATTCAAGAGAATCTAAGTGCTTTGAAAATAGAAGATAATCCTGAAGCTGAAGGAACAGCTGCAGCCCCGGTTAAGGAGACTACAAGTTAACTAGATGCCAGATGGTACACAAGGAAATAATCCAGTAACCACTCAAGGTACTACCACCTTTGGTCAGACAGGAACAGGAACTCCGCCTAATCCCGCAGCTGTGAATCAGGGGTTATCCGACACACTTGCTAATTTGGGTAAGCAGGTGGAAATTCTTTCTAAGATTGCTGAAGAAGGTCGGCTTATCAGCACTGATTTGACTGAATGGCAAACAAAGTTGAAGAGCATTATTCAGTACACTGAAGACTATGAAGACTCCTTTACCCGATTAGTCGCTCTTAGTCGTCAATTTGGTGATTCAGGAATTTTTAAAGCAAAAAATTATCGTGAATTGAAAGCTCATTTAGAAGAGCTTGTTGATACTCAAAAGCAACTGCTTCAGAAAGGCTTCTTCGATAAGCAAGAACAAAAAGCTATTCAAGGTATGATTGACCATACCTCCCGTGGTGTTAAGAACCTAGAAACTAACATGGCCAGTATGGGACGAACTATGGAAGATTCCATAGATCCCAATCTCATAGATCAGTTGAGCAAAAATCTCCGTACAGCAAGCAAAGAAGTTGATAACATGCGGAAGTTGTTCAACAACGTCCACATTAAGCCTCTCACTAAAGAAATGCTGCAGATGAATGAAGCAATGGGTCGTTCAGGATTGCTCGAGAAATACGCTAAGTATGGAGAAGTTGCTTCCCGTATTGATCGTTTGCGGATGGCTCGTAAAGATGAGGGTCGAGCAGGATTACAACAAAAGATGGAAATGATGAAAGCTCACACCATTGCTTCGGCTCGACGAGCGGGTTTAATGGGCGGAACACGAGATGTTCGTATAAAGCAGTTCAAACCCGCTTACTTTAAAGGCATGGCTCGCGAATTAGCAGAAGGTGCCGGGGGTGGCGGATTACTGGATCGATATTTAGGCCAGCGTGCTCTCAAACAGATGGTGGAGACTCCTGCGGGAGCAAAACCGACTTTCCTCGCTCGAGCTATGGAAATGGGTCAAGGGTCGGTTATAAAAGGAGTTGGTGGTTTAGCGGCTGGTGGCGAAGCAGGAATGATGAGCAATGTAATGGGAGGAGTGGCTCAACTGGCTCCTATGTTTGCTATTGGTGAATTGCTTGAGAAATTCATTGATGCCAATGCTAAAGCTAACCGCGATATTGCTGAACAATTAGGAGAAGCAGGAATCTTTGGCGGAGCAGGTTCGGGAGCAACCAATCTTTTCAGCGTTCGTAAAGCTCTTGGATCGGAAAATTGGGGTTTCAACTTAACAGGAGAAACCTTCAAACGTAACTTAAAAATCGCCGAAGCAATCAAAGAAGGCGGTGTCAATCTTCCTGAACTTGCTACTGGAGTAAGACCGGGAGAAGCAACTGGAATTGGCATGGTGAAGAATATAGCTTATCATGGTGCCAAATTAGCTGGTTTCTTGGATGAAGGCGCGGCCACCAAAGAAATCATGAAAGTTCTTCAGCAGTATCATGAATCTTTTACTGGTGTTCAAGATTTTTTCCAACATATCAATCGTGATACAATCCGAGCAGGCATTACAACTACCAAGTACATCGGCATCATTGATGAACTCAATAAGCAATTTGACCGCATGGGCCAATCGCTAGAACAGACCACCAACATTATGCGTGTACTGGGACGTACAGGCGTACAATCTTCTGAGGATGTTCGTGAAGCTCTTTCTGCACTTACAAATGCAGGGCAAAAGCGCAGTTTTGAAATTCAGACTTTCCTCGGAATGAGAGCCGCTCAGCAAGGTCGTGGTGGAGAGCAGGTTGAACTACAGCAACAGAATGTTGGTATAGCAAAACAACGTGCTCAAGAAGCATTTAGTGCTATTCAAGGATTGGATTTAGGCACTATAAATAATCGTGAAGACATCGCAGCCGCTCGTGCTCATTTAGCTCGTACACAAAATGGAACTCCTGTTGAACGTCAGGCAGCACTTGGCGCATTAAATCAGTTGGATCAAGAAATGGCTCGATTGGATGCTGCTAAGAGAGTACAATCTCTTGCTGGGCAAGGCCGCTTTGGAGAAGCAGGTCTTGCTTATGCTGCAGGACAAGCCACATTGGGTCGTAATCTTACACAAAGCACTTTTGAACAATTTCAATTCATTCGAGACAGTTTAAAACTTGCTGGGGCTGGAACGGTTGGTCAATTAGCAACAGGTAAAGTTGACCTAACAAATCCCGCTCTCGTAAAGATCACTGAATTATTGCAATCAGATCCGATGGTTTTCCAAAAGCTGCAACGTGTATTCCAAGCTCAAGCTCAAGCCACCACAGGAATGGCTGCTACAGGAGCATTGAAAGACGATAAAACTTATTCCCGATTGGTGACTCTAGCAGCGGGTATTCAAGGTGCTCCCGAAGCAATGCGTGGAGCACAAACAGATCGTGCTCGTATTCAGAAGTTGTTTAAAGAGCAGCCAAAATTATTTGATAAATTAACGGCTCGTCTGGCAGGATCAGAAGATATTCTTGAAGATATTTTGAAGACAGAAACTGGTGCTGACGAAGTCGCTCGAGATCAACTCAGCATTCAAGATAGACAGGATCAAGATCGAAAAGCTGAGGATGTTGCTACAGCAACTCGTCCGTTAGCTGAGATTTTTGCTGATGCTTTTGATAATCTCTTCAACACAATTTCGGCTCCATTGGGAGCCATTTATGACTTTTTGAGTCAAAGATTTGGCAACAGAATTTCTGGTACCGAAACAGAACGAGTTCGTCAAGAGTATCAAGGTGATGCTTTTGATAAATTAACGCAGCACATAGACGAATTGAAAGACGAGTCAAAGAATCGTTTGCGAGATATACAGCGACAGTTGGATGATAATCCTACCATGAAGGATACAGATCCAGCTCAATACAATAAATTGCAGATGGAGAAAACTCAAGAAATAAATCGTCAAACGGGGTTGGGCTACACCATGAATGAGTTGGTAGAAACTCAACGACGTGCTACTAGTGTTCAAGGCATAACCACAAAAGAGGAAGTTATAAATGCTGATAGTATTCTAGCCAATGCTCCAGTACTTGCAAAGGCAGCTGATATGGCATTTGTAAATATGGCTAAAGCAGCAGAAACTCAAGGGGATGCTTCTGATGCCATAAAGAATTTTAGTATGTCGGGTGAAGATTTACTGGCAAGTGCTAAGCAATTTCCTGGTTCTACAACCATTACAAATGTGAATACCACAAATATTGGTGCTCACATTAGCTCGCAAGCAATTCCGCCAGCAGCGACAAATCAAGCTCCTGGTGAAGGACGACCCGCAATTACTACATTAGACGGTCGAACGGTTACAAGTTCAGTTGGACAGGAGAGATAAGATATGCCTGACCAACAGGATGCAATTCTCACAATTTCAAATGCCATTGCTGTAGCAGAAGGTTACGGTGTGCCTAATGCGGCTCCTACAGTCAATAACAATCCAGGGGACATAAAACCAACTCCTAGTTCCGCCTCGAATTTCACTACAGATAGCCGGGGAGTTATAATCTTTCCTTCGGCTGATGCTGGTTGGGCGGCTCTTCAACATCAAGTAGGCTTGATTACAACGGGTGGATCGAACACTTTGTACAATCCGAGTATGACTTGGTCCGAAGTGGGAGCACACTATGCTAACAGCGATCCAAATTGGGCTAACAATGTTTCAAAGACTCTGGGAGTAACGCCGGATACAACTGTTGCTGATACTGTGGCGCAAATACAGGGAGGTCAGTTACCTGTTAATTCAACTCAGCCAAATCCTGCTGTCAGTGGTTCTAACACGGCAATCCAAGATCCTCTTAGCAGACCCGATGCCTCTGTTCAGCCTTTGGATAATCAGGACATTAGCAACGCGCAATATTCTGCTCTAGCTCCTGATGTTGTCATTCTTCAAGGACTGAATGAACAGCCTTGGTTTGAAGATCAAGGATTAGTTGTCGGCAATCGTCCGGCTCGTAGCAAGATAACTCCTGTTGCATTCAATGTTATCTTGAACGACAATCGAGGACCCTTCCTATTGTCAACTGAAGGAAGATCCGGTATACCAATAGAATTGCAACTTGAAGCTTCGCTCAAGAACTTCAACATTGCTATGAAGCATATCTATTTCAAGACAACTTCCCGAACTGGTTTTCATCTTACCCTGTGGGGAATGCAAGCTGATTTGATTACTGGACAAGGTACCACCGGGGTCATGATGAATCAGTTAGGAATCACGGATTTTATGAGTGTATCGGGGGTTACTCAAGATTTAATCGATTTAGTGACCAGTGGTTTTCAGCATACGTCTAATACAGATGTCTCTCAGCCCACCTTTGACGCAGCGGGTAATGTCCTTGACACAAGTCCTAGTGTTTTTACTCAAACGGTGCAGAATCAAACCAATCAACTTCCTAGTTCATTCCGTGTGGCTGCACAGGATGCATTTGTAGAATTTGTTTTGCTCTTTAAGAACAATGCAACCGTTTGGTTTTACAATCAGAACTACAATAGTTCGTTAGTAGGAAATAACCAAACAGGACCATCAGCTTGGTCCCCGGTGGTAGGAGCTTCCACGGCTCAGGCAAATGCTCGGAACAACGATGTAATGACACGCGGTTCTGTTGTTATGAAACTCGAAGGCAGCAATTATCAAGGCTACTTTAAAACACTAGCTTGGGTACAGGATGCAAACAATCCATTCCAATGGACTTTCAATTTTGTTTTTCAAGTGGAACGCACAAGTACACTGTTGTATTATCCAAGGTAACTTATGGGACAAGGATATCTAACTAATCCGGGTACTGACGATCAGAACGATCTCTCTGATATTGGGTTAACCACACCTGCTTACTCCGAAGTGTCTCCAGTTCAACTCCCCATTCGAGGTGAGAAGCGAATCATCCCGAGTTTCGTTACTATTGAATCTACCCAGGATCAAATAGATTCAGGAATTGCGGCTGGAGGAGGAGATCCTAGTAAGCGCACCACTCAGATTGATTACAGTAGCTTTGTGATTTCTGCTGCATTGACGCCTTTTGTCGATTTTATTTCGGTTGTAATTCCACATCGTGGTGTAAATACTCAAGGTGTTCGTGATCCTTCTTATGCAGCAACATATCGCTTTTTGATTAATCCTACCACAGTGTCGGTTAACCGTCAGACAGTTGATCAACAAGCACTTACTCGTGCTGGATGGCAGTTTGGCGTTTGGGGAGAAGACGTTCTTCAAATTTCTCTTCAAGGACAAACAGCAGGGCAGTACTTTGCTTACGGATTGACTGATCAATTTCATCTGTTTACAGAATCTTATCGTAATTTGCAGCAATTGCTTATGGTATTTGAAAACAACGGCTATTGGTTCGAAGGAGAACAATCAGGACAAGGACCACTAGTTGCTGACTTTGCCCGTCGTCGTATTCAAAAGCATCAGGATGTGCAACTTATAGTCGGCAATTTCATTTGGAGTGGAATGTTTGATAGCATGAATTTCACAAAGGATGCAGAGAAACCATTTTTGTACGATTTCAATATCACATTTATAGCATGGAAAGAACGATTTCGTAGCGGTTCTCCCTATTGGGACAACATTCATAACAACATTCAGCGGGGTCATTCTTATGACGCTTACGCAGGATCAACACAATTGACTCAGATTTCCAATCAGACCACTATGGTACAGAATCTGCCAATTAGTTCAAATCTGACTTCTCTTACGTCTGCGCCATCACCTGCTGAGCAAGCGGCTCAACAAAATGATTCAACAACAACATTCTTTGATCCTACAGCACATGATTTAGGATATAATGCAGGTACAGCTTTCTTGACCAATCCGGGGCAATTTAACTAATGGCAAATATGATTCGCAATATTCGGCAGACAGCACAGGAAAGAGAAATAGTTAAGACTGCTCCTGATATTGTTGTGTATCTTGATGGTCTACCTTACTTGTTGAATCCTTATCTGCAAAGTCAAAATGGTCAAGATTACACATTGGTTAACTTCAATGATTATGTTCAAAATTTCAGTGCAACTTATGATGTAGACAATTTGAAACCTTCTTGTAGTGTTGTGCTATCGGTCCCCAATTATGCAAAGTATCTATTCCAGGCTCCGGGTGGAAATAATCTTATTGAAACCATGATGGAGTTACAAGTTTTTGCTAAGAATTATTTTCCTGCAGCTGATGGCAATACAGTGTATACCCGTGTATTCAAAGGAGTTGTATCTCATCTAGTTCATACAGATACAGGTAAATCCGTAGAAATTACTATTCAAGGACAGGGTGTATTACGCTTTTTCGAATTGATGCAAATCGAATTGAATCCTGCTTTATTGACAAACGCCGATCGTTCTGCTCAAGTCTTAAAGAATAACCAGGCTAACTTGAATCCGTATCAGCAACTAGCCGACACATTCCTACGAGGAATCTCATTTGAAGGTTTCCAACTTAATTCAATTCTACAGCAAAGAGTTCAGGGTAGTGATGAGCAACAAGCGGTAGAAGCCGGATATGTCAGCAAGTGGAAGACTATCTTGTTAGGAATACGCAAAGATGTCCATATTTTTGGTTACACTTTTGGCTCTGTTTTACCCATGGATATAGATAGCATCAGTACCCCGAATTCTAAAAAAGGAAAAGTGGGTCCCGAGTATTTTCAGATTTCAGATGACACAGTAGGTAAACTTCTCGAGAGTGACCCGGCTCATGATTTGTATGTTAACATCCTGAAAGGCTATCTTCCAGATTTTCAAATCGGAACCATTCAATTATTGAACGGAAACATTACTTCTCGTCTGGAGCGCATCCGTCAGATTATTTTGGCTATTGGTATGGAAGGGTTCCAAGACATCAATGGTGAAATTGTTGTAAAGCCTCCGTTGTACAATTTAGATTGCACCGACACCACGCCAATTCCTGTGACGCAATCGTCTCCGAATGCGCCGAAGCAAACAAGTACTAACCAACGTTTTACGCAAAACAACAATCCTTTCATAGTGCATTTGGCTGAAATTATATCCGAGAGTGAAACCGAAGATGAGCAGGGTATTCGAGCAACTCGTGTAACTATTCAACCTGATTGGTCTAAAACCTTTCACTTGGGCGATGGCACAAGCTCATTGCGAGAAGCCGTTTGGCACATTGATATCCCCAAGTTGGCTAAATTTGGACTTCGCGAAGAACCTGCTCGTACACTGCCTTGGTTGGTTAGCGGGGATAAATTTGCTGCCTATACTTACGCTGTTTCAGAATTGAATCGCGCTAATCGTGGATTCAGGACTTATCAGATCACAATTCCGCTTCGGCCTGAATTACACTTAGGTTTTCCAATGTATTTTCCTCATCGAGATATGTACGGCTACATTCGTTCTGTAAGCATTGCTTATCAGCAAGGCGGTGAAGCCAGTACAAGCATCTTATTGGATACATTGCGGAAACGTCCCATGTTTCCTTCTACTCATGTGTTGAATAACACAACGGATCAAACATCAGGACAGCCTCAAGAAGTCACTATCTACACTACGCAACCAAATTTGGTTATGAAGTGGACCACCCCACAGCAGAAGACTGTAGGAACCACCGGACCTAGTCTTCCAGGAGTGGCTACAGGACCCAATTTGCCATCTGTTCCAGTGGGCAGCACCAATTCTACCAAGCAGGGCACAGCCGGAACGGGTGATGTAGCTTCGGATGATCCTGCAGTCAATCTGGTAAACAATCCGGCAACGCTGCAACAATTGCCAACACAACCTGTTTATCCAGAGCAGATACAGATTATGCACTATCGCCGAGAACAATTGGGTACTTCCTGGGGAACTAAAGCGGACACAACTTCAAAGAGTTTTCGTGTGCAAAATGATAAGGACTCGGATATAAATCCTGGTCAACCTTTCTTTTCTCGCGAACGATGGATTACTCCTCGAACGGCTCTTGATTCTAAAGGCAATCCGCTACCACCAACTAAAGATCCTGTTACAGGACAAATGGTGCAACAGACAACTAGCGGAATTGATTCTAATTACTTCCAGCGCATTCTTTGGGAACAGCCTTATACTGACGAGAAAGGATATGAAGTCATAACTCCATTCCCTTGGGGTCGTTGGAAAACTTTAACAGAAGCTTACTATGAAACTCGTCTTGGAAATCTTGTGGAGTATGTCAATCCTCAGGATCTACAGGTATTAACAGGAATAAACACATTCTTGTTTACGGGAGAAGGAACACCACAAACGTCATTGGAGCCGGGTAGTGCTTTACAGAATGCATTATCTACCTTGCAGTCGCAGGTTGAGAATAGCGATTCATTTGAATTAGCTTCGGCCACAGCAAATGCGCCGGGTACTGAGAATCAAATTCTTAGCTTAGATCAGCCAGAAAATCTTCCAACGTCCGATGTGGCTTTAACAAATCAAATTGAAGATGAATTGCAGCAGAAGGTGGATCTATTCCTCAGCGGAACTCCATCTCCAACTCCAGCTACACAATCTGAATTAGACATAGCATTAGATCCAAATATTCGAGCAATAGGAGTAACACCTGCAGTTAAGCAACCCTAATGACTATCAAAGATAATTCGAGATTGTATGCGCGAGGACCAAGTGATTGGGAACGCGGAGATTTGCAATATCAAGCATTTCCTGCTCGTGTCCTTACTGTCGATTGGGAACGCAAAGTCTGTACACTTGAAGATCTTCGCACAGGAAATCCCTACACTGAAGTAAATATCTTTCCAGCTAATGCTTCTGCCTTTGAAAGTTCTGATGTTAACATGCCCGAAGCAGGAAGCACTTGTGTTGCTATTCCTGTCTGGTGGCGCGGCGGCTATACGCAGATTGCTATCGTATCTTGGCAATTTGCCGATGCTAGTCGAGCCGAAGATGCTATCGCAGTTCGTCCAGTTGAAGGAGTAGAAGGTTATAGCAATCGTCGTCGTGGTTCTTATCGGAAGGCTTATCCTGGTCAAAAGACAGTTGCGACTACAACAGGATATACTGAAAAGATCGATTCAGATTGGGACTACAGTGGAAAAGATTTAAGCCGAGACCATCTGGATTCAGATCGTCGTACTTGGACAGAAATCAGTGGTCGTCGAGTAGAATATTCAGACGCGGGTATCAGTTTCCGTGGCTCTGTAAATCGTCCTAATGCGCAGAATATTGTGCCTAGCACTCTGCCCGATGGCACGCAACAATATGTCCTATTCTTAGAACCAGGAGCTAGCGAGCAAGATCGTTATGTTAATGGAAAGCAAGATGTTATTCCGTTCTCTGAAAATACACAACGCATTCAAGAATATGCTTTAGATTATACTCTCCCACAAGAAATTCTTGAAACTGATTTATTTGATTTCGTGCTGGGAACTACACAGGATCCTTGGCAGCGAACTCAGATCGTAACTACTGGAAATAATGTATCCTACGATGATGAATCCTATGCTATCAATCAAGATTGGGACCATCCATATACACGAGGAGCACAAACCGTAGGTCCCACTACAAAAGAAGGACCCACCCCGCGTCGTCGTGGATTTATTCTAGAAAAGAGTGAAGGTACCCTGGTTGGTTACAATAGATTTGACAAACTCACTTATGGTCAAGTTCTAAAGCCAATTCTATTTCCTTACACTACTGAAGGTCGGTTTGGAGCAGATGTAGAGTCGGGCTACCTTCCTGTTGTTGATTCAGTCGATCATGCTGAAGCACGTTTGGCAGCCTCGGCTCAAGCGATTCGATTCCCACAAGAATACAACTCTGTTCGTTGGGACATAACAAAAGAAGGTTCTCTCTATTTTGAAATTGGAGCTACTTTACCAAAAGAGAACATACCTCTTCAAGGTGGATATGAACATCCTCATGGTGCAGGTCGCAGCATGGAAGGACATCTTGTTGGCTCCTTGAAATTGGTTGTTGGTAAAAATCGTGATGAAGAAGATGCTATAGATCTTCAGGCTCTAGGTCAATCAGTTTTGCGTCTAGGAGCAGACGATGCTTCGCTTCCTAATGAGCGTCGCACACTGCAAACTCAAATTCGTGGACAGAAAGATGCTCTTGGTAATCGGACCCTACAATATTGGACATCTCCAAAACTGAAGCCTAATCAGGACTCGGGTAACTATGGAGATCCTACTAGCTCGGTTTTGAAAACGGGAGCAGAAAATGTTTCTCTCCGTATGTCTGCTGACGGAGCGGTTATTGCTCGCTTTGGCGCTCGTACTCCGGGAGCACTTCGTCGTCATTTGATCAATGGTTATCGAGATGGACAAGGCAAGCAACTTTACTCTCAGAATCGGATTGATTCAAAATCGCCGGGTCGTCCTTTTTATCCAGCTGGAGAATCGAATTATTCTTTCCACGACTTAACACAAGCTGGACATCCTCAGCTAAATTTCCCTCCATTCAATACAGCGGCTTGGGATGCTTTGGGTACTCCAGTTCCGGGTGATTCTAATCAGACTAACTCTGCTATGGATCAGCATGGTTTGTCGTTGGAATTGCATACGGTGCGAGATATGTTGGTCCGTGTAGGAGGCAATCCTACGTCGGGCCAATCCATTTTGATCGATACAGATGGAGGTTTAGTTGCAACTCTTGGTGCCGATAAACAAGGTCGTTCAATAACTGCATCGTTAGATGGCGGAGCAGTTATCACCATCCAACCCAATAAGATAGGCAAAGCTCTACAGATTGAACTTGTTGGCGATATAGATGTTGTCCACAAGGGTAACTTGCACTGGCAGACAACGGGTGATTGGATTACTGAATGCACCACGTGGCGTCATGTTACCAAGACGGATCGAATCTTTACAGATCAAAAGTCTATAGAGGCTTCATTAGTTAGACACACAACTGAAGCTCCCGATATTGTTCACAACCAAGGTCTCTACCAATCGGATGAGAATAGCTAATGACCGATACGCTCACAACTGATCTCCAGAATGCTGAACTTTGGCCCATTAAGGCTAAGGGAGCAGTAACACGTCTGAATCCTCTCAGTGATCCAGCTATTGAACATTTCTATCATAAATCAATGGAGCAAGGTCGCTTTCTTGAGTGCTCTATTGCTGATGCTAATTTTTGGTTGCAAGAAAAGAAACAAGATTTGATAGAAAAGATCTCAATGTACACGAACATGAACAGCCTTGCTGTTGATGGTCAATTGAAACACAGACCTCGTGCTTTCAAATACATTGCTGACTCCATTCGTATCTTACAGGCAGTTAGTAGTTTTCAACAGGAGATCACTGGATTGATTTCTGCAGTTACTCACAATATTGGAGTGCTTTCTTCTATCGAACAAAATATGCTTGGCATGGTTCAACAGAATTTGAATGCCATTGCAAATCTGTTAAATCAAGTTTGTAATTGGGGACTACCTGATTTACCTGCCATCCCGAATTTCTTTAGCGATACTATTTGGAATTGGAATGGCTTTAATTTTTTCCCACTTTCGGCCTTCCAGCCTCACGTGGGATTTGATTTCAATTTTGCATTCAATCAGTGTATAGTCCATGTGCCAAATATCAACATATTCCGTAACTATCCTTCTACGGTTAACACGTACAGCGGATTGACTTACGGTACGCCGTTTTTTGTTCCACCTCTAGGTGGTGTTCTGCCGAATACAGGTCAGAATCTCAGTAACACATCGGTCCCGGTTTATGGTCCGGCATTCAATCCTAATTCATCTATGCTTGGTAGTTTACCGGATCCATCAACTATCATCAGCAATTATCAACTTCCTGCGCAAACATATCAAGACAATATTTTGACGCTGATTCCGGCTACTCGTAATTTGGTTATAGAACCAACGGATCCTGATTATAACAATCCTGATCTAGTTACTCGTCAAGCTAACGAACGCAAAGCTCTGATTCATTTCATAACTTTGAAGCAAGTAGTAGCTTCAAATTACGATCCTTATGTGACTTCAGCTTGGCTTTTCTACTTGAATCTAAACAGAACAGGCGCAGGTCGCACGGGAAATTGGTTGCCCAATTTTCAACAAATATACACAGATGCAATTCAACCTTCAATCAATTCCCTAACACTGACAGCAGTTCCTTACAACAATTATTCAGGGACTGTAGTGGATACCCCAACTGATATTCCTTTCGTAGATTTAGCTAAAAATCTTCCCGCTGCTCTGCTAGAGAATTTACTGTGGAAACTTTCTTATGTCGAAGCTTCGTTATTGGGCTATACCCGAACTCAAGATTGGGATAATGGAGCAGATCCTTTGTATCTGTCTTCTTTTACAGGTTCCGATCTTGACTATAGTGTTACGCCAATCAGCGTAACGCTTGCTAGTGTAACTTTAGGAGCAGGTACGGCTCAATATCCTGTGCCTTGTTCATACCCAACGTCAATTGCTACAATTATGAACGAAGTGATTACTCTAGCAACAGAGAATATTGCTAATACTCCAGGCTATCAATCTCCGCATCCGCAGTATCGATTCGTCTATGATCAATTTGCTCAAGCGCAATTGGTAGATCGTTATTCGCAATTTTGGCGAGAGTTCAATAACAATTTGATCGTATTGCTTGCTCAGGATCCTTACATAGTTCAACGTGCTGTAAGCTATGCAGAAACATTGAATTCGGCCATCAATCCATTAGCCGATAGTACAGATTACAATCAACTTTTGTCCGATTGCCAAACTCGTAATCGTGCTTGGGTAGCCGGGACACCTTTGTTGAATCTACCCGTAGCTCCTATTGTTACCTACAGCAACAACTCAGTTCCCGACAGTAACAGTAACGGCTGGAGTGGCTTAGATTTGGACCCGGTAGCATTCCTGAGTCGTCCTGATATACAAGGACAGCCTATTCCAATTCAACTTGCTATGTTGCGTACCAATCTAAGTTATGCTGGGATTCAGAAATTTCAACAACAAGCATTGGCAGAGGTTCAATCGCAAATCCAACAAGCACAAGCTTTGTTACAAAGTTTGGGTGAGATAGGTTTCCATGTTACAGCGGTCGCTTTAACCACTAGTGTACCTGTAGGTCCTGCAGGTATCGCTGTTGGATTTGATTCTAAAACAGGAATAAACGATTTTGATTTTACGAACAACGTCACCAATCCCACTACATTTACACTGCAAGCTGGAGGTCAGTATGCGTTAGCAGGACAGTTGAATTGGGACACAGGCGGAATAGGTGTTCGAGTTGTAACTGTCATACAGAATGGCACTCCGATTTTCTCCATTGAAACAGATGCTGTGACAGGACCAGTAATTGAGCAGTTTGCGACTACTGGACAATTCAGCCAAGGTGATGTCATTCAAGTTATAGCATCGCACAATTTGTCCCTGGCGCAAAATGTGCTACCAGGAAGTTTCTTTAGCATGATTCAAACTGCTTCCACTGCCTCTCCTCCTCCCCCAGTGAGTGGCAATTCGTCTAACACTAAGACTTTTACTGCTGATAGTGATTTTCCAGTTTTCTCGGCTATAAAAGTTGAAAGCGATGGAGGAGTTTCTCCCATAGATGTAGTGAATGTTATAACCGATATAGGCAATGGTGCGGTCATAGCTCCATATCCTGATGGCATCTCGACTTCTGCTGGTGTTACGGGAAGTACAGTGAATGTGGCCACAACTTACGGAGGAGAATTCCAAGTTGTAATATCTCCCCCTCTTATAGTAGGTGGCCTGTTGTATGTAAAACCTGATGGAACTTTAACACAAGATTTCGATGGTTTAGTGGCAGGAACTTACGGAACTTTGGCTTGGATTGTGTGCGTTGGTCGCGCATCGGCTGTGGATACTTTCATATACGAACCACACATTCCAACACGTTATATCAGTCTTTTCTAGTCATAACTCTAATAGAATCAGATGTTTACGCAGTACCCGAAATACAAAATCCAACCGTATATTAGGAGTAGACACATGATACTACAACGAACAATATCGGCGTTGACAATTGTTGCTGCAATGTTGATTGTCAGCTTTTGCTACGTTCATCAACAGAACATTGTGCTGGCTCGTCATGTAGAAGAACAAGCTACTTTGATCCATATTCAACAGCTACAATTGAATGCAGAACAACGTGCAAGTTACATAAAGAAACATAATGTTCGTATCGAAGCAACTGCTTATGCATTGACACCCGATTTTGGCACTGATCCACTTTTTGCCAACACTCAACATGCTAAGGCTGCTTACGCAGTTCCTACTCATGAACTTCCTACTGACACAGTTCTAAATGTAGCTTTGTCACCACTTGCAGAAAAGAAATTGCATGTGAAATTGAACGATAGAATTTTGTTGATTAGCAAGAGAACCAAGAAGATGATCTATGCCCGGTTCGTAGATCGTACTTCGCAAACCAATCCAGTTGTTGCCGGGAAAGTTGTGGTAGACATCTTCTTTCGTTCAGCACACCAGGCTCGTATCTTCGGACGTCATAAGGATTTTGTGGCCGTTAACATCAATCATCCTGATGCCCCGTTCTCCCACTAATCCCAGTATTACTTCTACATGAAAGTCATTATTCTGCAAGACAATGTGTACGATTACTTGATGTTCGCTTTGAAGGAGTATGCGGCAAATGGTCTTCCGCTAGAAGAATTAGCTCCTGCTGCCACACTTTATCGAGATTTACTGAAGGCTAAAAATGTGGAATTGAAGGATCCGGATGATCCTTCAACAGATAAGACAACGGAAGAAACTCCTCCTAATCCTAATGTGGCTGCGCCATTATAGTCGAATGCCGTACAAAACAGCAGAGGAAATTTCTCCCAACCCTAATCCAGAAGTGCCGTCAAGTCAATCGTAGAGCCGTGAACCACTCCTCCGCGACAGGCAATTGTTCCACGTCGTGAACAAGCATCCCACAGATACTCAGGTCGCGCCATCGATGCACGAGCATAGGCGTAGTGTAACAAGAGACTAGCAAGCGAATCTCCTGGTAGTTTTGAAGCCCAAATAGCACTACAAGCAGCGTTCTGTGTGCTGGCGTAGGCTACGATGCTAGAAACATCGGGTACCTGACCAGAAGGCACGGCTGGAACTACTGTCTGTCCAACTGCCATGCCACCTTCCTGTGTACACACATCAAAGAAGAAAGCATAAGGTCGAACACGATCGGTATAATCAGGAGTGAATGCTGTTACCTCTCGCTTTGCATGAGCAAGCACCGTGTTAGCTGCAAGAGCTACTTGGGCAGAGATAGACTCCGGCTGACTCAAAAAAGAAACCCATTTAGCAGCGGCTCCAGGATCGATCTTAGTGCTTCCTGCAATCAGATAATGGTCTTTACAGAATTGAACAGCATCTGTAGTAGAAGAATTGGCCAACTGTTGTATGTCACTCTTGAAAAATGACTGTGCTTTAGGCCAGCCCATTTGGGCTGCAATTGCCTTCAAGAGAGTCTGAAGAGAGCCTTGGCCAGCGCACCATTGTAGTACGCCTACACTTATGCCTTCTCCGTCTTCGTTTCCTGTCAAATCAGTGTAACTAGCCCCAGCGTCGTCTTCGAATTTTCCCGAAACACTAACGCAAAGTTCCAGCAAACTCTTATCGTCTAACATAATCATCTCCTTATGTGGCTACATCCAGATAGGCCAGATCTTGTCCAAAATCTATCGACACTATCATAGGGGACACGATAGTTACATTTCCTGCATCAGGAGTGTAAAGTACCGACACAATCCCATCTGCATAACTTAGTCCATTAGGAGTCCAGCCATCTAATCCTTGATTGAAATTATTAGCGAGCATAAATTCGTCATTCAAAAGAAATTGCATCCACAAAGGTATAGTATTCTCAGTTTCATTGAGAATAGTGAGAGATACTTTTGAGAGCAATATCAGGCCAGCAGCAGGGAAAGCAGCTTGGTTCCCTCTGTATGGATTGAAAGTATTTGGGTCGTATTCTGTGTACCAAGATGCAAAGATAGGTCCTGGATCTTGTACTCCAGCAGTGTAATGAATTCCATCGGCAGCAAAACCCGTATGTCCTTGAGTTGTGGGGTTATAGAAAGAATCCATGTCCAAAGGATTGATGAGTTCAGTCGAAACAATATCTTGATCGATAAAATCGTAAGGAATTATAGCCATTCATGTTCTCCGGACTTTGCGCTACCTATAAGAAGGATAAATAGTCGCTTTCGGAGTCTAGATTGTAATGCCAAAAACTTATCCCACGAATGTGTCCCGGACTCTTGACCCCTCGGGAAAATCTCTTATTACCATTGTCGGCCTTCATGATAAACAAATTACCGATGCCGATATCAATTTAATCCAAGACCTACAAGACTCAAAACATCAGCGGCTTCTCGCCGACCAAACAACCTCAGGAGCCTTGACTTATTTTGCCATACAATTTCAGCCTTTCTTGGAAAATGTTTTCTATGTTCCACAGTACGATGTCTTGTTTAACGGCGAAGTGATTACAATCGCAGGATTTCAATCGGCAGATCAAACTCTGAATCGTGTTCTTGTTCCTGCCCCGGCTTTTTGGACATTGGGTGTTACGGATGAACCTGCTCGTATCTATGTTGTGTTCTTGGAACTCTGGTACCAAGCATTAAATCCAATTACTGGACAAGGTTACTACATAGATCCAGTCACAAATCTGAAGTATTTCTATCCTTATGGTTGTGTCAAACCAGATTCAAGTAACGCTGAAAATCTCCCCGACGATTCTGTGGATCCTTTCCAAGGGTTATTCACCACAGAGAGAGCACAGATACAATGGCGTTTCAATGTACAGCGTGTTGCTTTAACTTACGATTTCACCAAGTACAAATTCGGTCTTGACCCTGGCGCTATTCCACAAGAAATAGTTTATGCTCAAGCGGGACAGTCTGCTCCAATTCGGATTCCTGCTATGCAATGGACCAATATGGGTTCTATCAATGGAGACACAGCTGTATGGCGAGCCGGAGATGGCAATGTAAATAATTCTTTGGGAACTATGGATGGATACAGCTACGCTTTTCCAGTTGCTGTAGTTTTCCAACGTAATTCAGGTCCCTTTGATCTTGTAAACAACTTGTTTGGCTGTGCCGATCCTTTGAATCCAAATTCTGGTCTGTTACAATATCGTATCTCTGGACGTTTTGACTCTCGTTTAGCAGATCAAATTTTTTCAGATAATGCTGTTGACACACGTAGCACAATTGATCTCTCGGGTTGGGATATTGACAAGATCATGCGGGAAGGTTTTACCGATGTGATTACGGGCAACACTCGTTTAGCAATCAGTCGTGGAGAGACGCCGGGTTATTCTTCTTCGGCATTGGGTTCAACTCTCGCTTACATTATAGCTATGGCTCCTACAGCTGTGGGGGATACCAATACGATTGGTACTTGGGATGGTTTCGCAAATGGATTTAGTTCTGATCAACGTACTTTCTTTACTACACAAGCTATCTCAGTCAATCAAAAATCAGTTGGTCAATTAGGGGTAGCTTGGACATTGAACGATGCCTTTACGGTTTCTTTGCCATCTATTTCGAATGCGACTATTTCACAGATAAATGTTCAAGCTTTGGTCAGCAACACACAAAACGGCACCAAACTTCCGGTTAATTTGTTGGCAGGTCAGATTGCTATTAGTGGTCTTGGTTCCAAATCAGTCACTGTAGTATTCAGTAAAGATTTACACGGAACACAATTTGATCCTGGCTCAAACAATCTCTATATCACAATGGGAGTTGAATATCCGGCTGGTTCAGGAATTGATCTTCGAAAGATTCCATTCGTAATAGACGGCGGCTATCTCCAGGATACTGTTGCAGGTAAAACTCTTCCTGTTTATGGAGTTTCGGAATACGATTTGCAAGCTTCACAGACAGCTTTGAATGCTTATCAAGTTTGGGCTATAAGTCCACTTTACAGCAATGTGATATTTGGTACTCGCATTTGGATTCAGGTTCCAGGTTCTCAAGGAGTGCAACAAATTGTAGGCGGTACGACAATCACAACCTTTACGATTCCTCGTACTGCAATGAATAACAAGGTTAATGGTTGGTATTGCACTCGTGCTTGGGACTATGCGACAGGAAATTTCTATACCATTTCTTCGCGCATCATTACTACCTCAGGAACTGATAATTGTATCATCACAATCCAAGGTGCGGTCGATCCTTCCTCTACTGTTGTTTTTTCATTCCTTGCGCAGGATACTTGTCAGGTGGCTTACAATGCTCCTGTCAAAGGAATAACTGCCTTGGAGGAAACAGTCTTATTCGGAAACTATGTAGGGAACAGTAAGTTCAACATGGATTCTCGAGTCTCCATAGTTTCTATTGCTTACGATCCTATTGCTTTGACCAATACTGTTGTTCTGGCTGCTAATAATTGCACGATTAAAGGCGTCAGTGGTGACGATGTCAATCAATTTGTGTTTGTGCAAGACACTTCGGGAAATTTCGATGCTGTTCTTTTGAATAGTGTAAATTTCAGTAATGGATTGATCACTGTGGTCTGTCCGGCAAGTGTTAATTTAATTACTCAAGCTTTCTTCTTTGTGGGTTCAATTCTTCCTGCTCTTTCTTCCACGAGCACTTTTGTAGTTTCAATGCACTATGTTCCTTACCAGGGAGAAGGCGTTACTCAACGTAATTATGAGCTTATTCACAACGAAGACAATGCTTTAGTTACTACTAATGGTACGGGAGCCGCGCCTATTATTGGTCTTCAGGATGTTTATCCATATAATCGTGAATTGCCCATTGTTACCACTTTGCCATCACAGGCTTCTTGGAATGATGCTACTCTAAACAATTCGCCATTGGCTTCATTCTTTGATAGCAATTATGAAGCAATGCGTATGAACAACGTAGAAGATACTTTCTTAGTTCCTTTGCACACGAACGATTTCATTCCTCCAGTTAATCGAGATCTTCGAAGAGAGGTTCAATTTGTTACAGCCGGGGGACGAGGATTTTCAGTGGCAATTCCTCACTTGGGATATGCTATTCGACCTCCAGTTCCTCGTACTGTATTGGGTCAAAATTTGCAGGCAACAACGGCTCCTATCACATTGTATGTAAACAACTTAAATGGTAATGATAGCAACGATGGTTTGACTGCAAACACTCCCAAGGCCACTATCTCGGCAGCTATGTCGGCTTTGCCTCCTGTTTTACGTCATCCTTGTGACATTCAACTTATTCCTACGGGGCAGCCTTATTCTATTACACAATTGGCTTCATCTCTGGTTACAGTCCCATTGGGCGATGGAACTATCATTGCGACTAAGTGGTATGCATTGGCAAATATCGCTTTTTCAGTTCAGGCTTCGGGCCGTTTCGTCATCACCACTCAAGCTGGGGCAACTACTAATGCTATAATCGATGGTACTGGTTTTACTGGATTCGGAGACGGTCCTACATCGGCATTCTTTATCGATTCTACTCGTGTAATTTTCAACAATTTAACTTTCAAAGGATTTACAAATCCTGCTATCAAAGCTATTGATTCCGATATCGAATTTGTAAATTGCATTTGGCAAGATAATATAACAGCGGGTTCATTTGAAGACGGTTGCACTGTAGTTCTTTCTGATTGTACAGTTCAGATGGGCACAGGTGGAACGGGAATCATTTTGTCTTCTTCACAATTGACAGTTGCAAGTCCAATTTTAATTGTAGATGCAGGAGCAACACCGGGCGTTTTCTTTGTAGCTGAACGCCAGTCGAACTTGACGTTGCAAACGCATGGAATCACTTCGGAAGAAGAGACAAATGTTCTAGCAACAACAGTCGTTGCGATTGCAGAAATCAGTTCCAGTATCGTTTGCAATTCGGATTGGCAATCTAATGGGCAAGCAACGGTATCTGTGAATTCGGCTCTTTCACGCACTGTTTCGATTAACCCATTCTTGGGAGGAATCCAAGTGGATGCTTCTTCAAGTGTGGTGACGAATTTATAATAGGATAGATAGATGGCACTAACGCTTTCACCAAGCTTTTCATCAGTAACCGATCTTGTGTTACCTCTGGCTCAAAATTCCAGTGGTCTATCGGTCCGTGTTGTTTCTCTAGGAACAGGAACATTAGGTACTCTTACTGCTTTGAATCCAGTAGCAACTCCAGCGTGGCAATTAGTAGATGCCCCTGGATTTGTTACAATGAACATCAGTCCTAACAGTCTTGTAGCCACTCTTAATTTTTCGGGCGCAACTTTTCAACCCACCCCGTATGAATTTTATGTTTCTTGTACTGATGGAGTCACAACGGTTTATTTCCCATTCTTCTTGGAAGTTAAACAACCTCTTGTGCTTGCGTATCTAGGTGGTGGAACAACAATCAGTCTGCAATCTTATGATAGTACAATTCCCGATTCCATCATCCAAGGATTGGGATTGGGCAACGTTGTGCAAAGTGGTGTAAATTTCATTCTGCCCGGTTCGATGCCTACAGGTCTTGAATTTGTTACATCAGATGAGAATCAATTAGTTTTACGAGGATCAGATCCTTCTTTTGCAAATCTTGCTGGAGGAATCCAGATTTACACTTCTAGCCCAGTCAGTGTTCCTCTTACTATTCAAGGCTATCAAGTAGGATCTTTCTACGATACACCAGATCGTGCTTACAGTTTAAATCTAACGATTGAATCTCTAACTCAGAAACTAGGCACAGTAGATCTAGCAGTGGGTTCCTATGTAGATCCAGTAACTAGCTATCTACATCTGGATGGTTTAGTCCATTATCTACAAGGTCGTGCTTCTGCTCCATTGACTTATACTTACACAATCACTCCTGGCGCAGGAACCTACAATGTTGTGGGTGGCTCTCTTACTGGTACAGTTCCAAGCAACGGTGTGATTCCAACTTTAGAAGTTACGGCTACTGCTACAACAACATTTGCAGTTGTACTAACTATCACGTTCGGAATAAACACAGTTGGTCAAGTAATCCTGCCTGCTATTCCGGCTGCTGTGGTAGGTTCTTGGACAGCTACCACTTCTGCAAAGATTAAATTAGACGCCGATACCAAACAAGCTTGCACGGGAGATGTCGTTCCGTTTACACTTACAGCTGATGGATCGGGAGTTGAAGATTTCTTAGTGTCATTTGCGGTAGTAAAAGGATCCGCTTTAGAAGGTACTTTAACACCTCCATCTTCTATACACCTCAATAGTGGTAACAGCTGGACTGCCCCGGTTAGCGTAACATTTCCTACGGGAGCTATTGGAGAAAAGTGGACAATACAAGCTTCAGCGGTTTCTGGTGGTCGTAGTGGTTTTGCTGAAGTAATCTATATGACAAATGGATTGCCACCTCTAGCAGTAGCTTTGACAGGAGGTAATTCGATTGCAACCAATACAGGAGCTTTAATGACTCCTGTAACATTGGCAGCAACTAACAATGATCCTGCCTCTCCTAGTTTTGGTAATCCAGTTACTGGAGTTACATTTGAACTCTACGGCGCTCCCGATGGAGTTTACATTAACAATGCTGGACAAATTGCTGGCAATAATTTGAAGCCAGGGATCTACACATTCCTAGTTTCTGCATCTAAGACTGGATATACACGTGGTTATAGCTCTACTGTAACTCTAACAGTTACGGCTCTTGCTCTTCCTTTGGCCATTACAAATCCGACTTCCAGTGTTTCACAGTCACCTGATGGCGCTCAATTTATAATCAATTGGAGTATTGTTGGTGGCACTAACGATCCAAGCTTTACCTTAGATCTAGAACAACAACCAACAGGAATTGTTCGTAATGTGGCTGGATCGGTCAGCTGGGCACTTAGTCAGACAGGAACGAATATCTACAGTGTGTATGGTACGAGTTTCTATGGCACTTCGTATTCTGTACCTGTAATCGTTGTGAGTAGTTCTATCGAAACATTGCAACCTTTGCGTCCTGCTCCAGCAGTTGGAACTATTGATAGCACTAATTTTCTTGTTTTGAATTGGAATCCTCTTTCTGTAAATGGTGGTTATGGAATTTACAAAGACTGGAATATCACTCTAGCTACACCACCTACAGCAACTCCTGTTATTCAATTATTGAATGGCTCAAAACCAACAGGTCTTGAATTCTCTGGTTCATCTCCAGACTCTCGTATTTTCCAAGAGCAATTAACAACTGGCGATTACGGCATCAACATGCAAGCCGAATCGTCAGATTTAACAATAGCATTGAATTCACCGTATTGGGACAATCAGCACACTTTCCCTTCACCTTTGGTTGCAGCACAGGTATCTCTTGATAACGCTACACTTTTGCTAGGCCAAACAGTCACTGTGACTCTGTTGAACACCTATCCTGGAACTATTGCGGGAGCCACAGGTTGGCAAGTTATTTGGCCCGATAACACCAGTACAGGCGCATTACCACTTTCATCTCGCTCGGTTGCAAAATCATTCTCTGTACCAGGTGCTTTCAACATTATTGTTGAAACTATTATGGATTTCTCCAATGCCACGCCACCTGTTAAATTGTATCGTTCGTTGGCCATTCCAATTTTTGTTATGGACCAACAGTTCAATCCACAGGCAGCAGCGCAAAGTTCTCTTACTGGAACACTGGGTTTTGGTGGTCCTGAAGGATTCGAAATCGTTGATGCAACGACTACTGTTGCCACACCACAGCCTTACTCTGTTGTAGCTCGCGCTATGGTTCGCGATACGATTACCAATGAATTGAAGCTATTAGTTCTGACTTCCCGTTTCTCAAACGCAAGTTCTGAGTTAGGAACAATGGCTCTGGATGTCTTCCCTGTAGAAGGTCGTCCACATGCAAAAGAACTCATTGTCCCAAGCAATATTCTAACCGTTACTTCGGCAACCTCAGCTATTCCTGTTAGAATTACAACAACTACATTGCCCAATGCTATTGTAGGCAAGACTATGACTCAATTCAAGATGCAGGCAAGCGGCGGCTTGCCTCCATACGAATGGGCCAATGATGATACCTTGCCTCCTGGTCTACAAATGAGTGTGGATGGAACGATTAGTGGAATTCCAACTGCATTGGGAACTTTCAACACCAATTTTGCAGTCATTGATTCTAGCAGTCCTGCTTTCATTGCTGAGACTACTCTGCCGTTTACAATTCAAACGGATTTGTCCATCAACACTGTGTCAATTCCTAACGCTACTGTCTTGACGCCGTACAATGTGCAATTGATTTCTAGCGGCGGTCTGCCTCCGTATACTTGGGAGATTGCAGCTGGAGCACTACCTATTGGAATCACTATCGATCCTAATACAGGCGCTCTCTCCGGAGTGCCTTGTACATACAATTCGGTAGGAATTAATCCTTCACAACCAGGAGATTTTAGCACTCCATTTTCTGCTACTATCCAAATCACAGATGCTATTGGAGCTAAAGCTAGCAAGGTTTATACAATCCACTTATTCCCAGCGGCTCTTCAGTTTGGTCCAATAGATCAGCCGCGCATCTTCTGTCAGCAAGACTTTATTCTCGGCGTCCCAATTTTTGGTGGACAATCGCCTTACTCAAATTTGCTTTACACAGATGATGGAACTTCTGTTCCTCCAGCAACTCATACGCTGCAAGATGGAAGAGCCGAAATTAAGTTGGACATTCCTACAACTGCTGTGGGTGTTCGAGCTTTTACTTTGAATATTACCGATAGCACTTCGTTCACATTGCCAAATCCTACGTCTTTCAATTTTACAGCAGGACAACGCATTAGTGATGTACGAATGCAGAATGCCTTCTTTGCTCATTACTGGTCGAATACAGTTAAGATTACAGCAATTGCGATTAATGGCAGCAACGTGCTATCTGTTACTGCTAACAACGTTCTTTCAGTAGGACAATCGGTTTTGCTGAATGGTCTAACAACCGCGACTTTCTTAAATGGACAAACGGTTGTAGTGACTTCTCTAATTGGTCCCGGTCCAATTTATACTGGATTCACAGCTAATTTCACTCATGCTACTTACACATTGGCCTCCGATACAGGAACAGCAATCGATGTGGAAGAAGTTACAATTGCCATCCTTGGAAATCTATCAGGATTCACATTGAATCCTGTAACTCTGTCACCATTCAATGGTCTATCGGCTGATATTAATCCTGTAGTTCCGGATGCTGAAGTCACAGGTCCAGCAACAACTTTCCGTAACGCAGAATTACGATTCCCTCTACAGATTTATCAAGGAACGAATCAAGTTGCTCAGATCTCTCGTCCTTACACATTGGATACTCATGATGACAGTGCAGCTCCAGGGGAAGTTGGTACTATTGCAACTTACACTCGTCCCTATATCGTAGGAGATTTTGTTGGACTAAATCCGCGCAAGCCTTATTGGAATTCTCCTGATGGCACCGTTATTCCATCATTTACTCCAACACCATCGGCAATTGCATTAACAGTGCGTGTTCAGGCCGCTTCTTCTCTACCAACAGGATTGTCATTAGATGCTAATACAGGATTAATCTACGGTTACTTGCTTGCCCCGGCTTCTAGTAGCAGTGTTCTTGAGTATGTAGATTCTTCTGGATTAGTTCATGGTACAGTTACAGTTAACTGGTTGACACTAGGTAGCGATTTCCAACTAATCAATAACGGTGGATTGGATGATTTGCAGACAGGCACTACTTACACAGTTAACGCATTCACTGCTCCTACTGGTGTCACTCTTTCTACTGCTACACTTTTTGCGGGCAATCTACCCACTGGTTTCTCTGTCAGTACAGATGGAACTCATGTAGTTGTTTCTGGTCTAGCTACTGAAGCTGGATATTTTGATGCTTGGTTCCGTGTTACAGCAGGTCCTCGGAATTCGTATGTTCATTACCGAATTTCAGTTGATTACATTATTCCGTTGGTTATTCTAACAACTTCATTGCCAGCTATCAGTGCTCAAGCATATTCAACAAACTTGCAAGGATTTGGTGGTATTCCGCCTTATGCTTCTTGGACTTCACCACAATTCCAAGGCGTAGGTTGGACACCTACACATGGAATCGGCACAGGTAACTTTGCTGGTTTGTCTCTGATTACTAACGTGGATGGAACGGGAACTATTTCAGGAACTTTGACTTCTCCTCCAGGTACTAGTCCAACTGATTTGGGCAACATCAGTCTAACTCTCACTGATACTCGTGGAGTAAATTCAGCTGCTACAAGCGTGCTGGATCTTGTCTATAACAATACATTGCGTATCTTGACTCCAACAAATGGCATTGCAACTATTCCGGCAGATACTTCAGCCTACTCGTTTGCTATGCAAGCAACAGGAGGAGTTCCCTTTGCTGGTGGTTTCTACAAGTGGCAAATGACTGCGGGAACTTTGCCAACAGGTATCGTCTTTGATGCTACAAGTCCAACTCCTCCAGCAGAAGAACCTGCTGGTGGTAAATTCTCTGGCGCAACTAGCGTAGTTGGCTACAACCAAACAGTTTCAATTACTGTGACGGATTCAGCTGCTAATACAGCATCTGGAATCTTTACAGTTAAGACTGGAACTCCGGTTCTAACAATTGATCAATCGGGCATTGGACCAATTCCACGTGGTCAAACATACCAAGGTCGTCTCGTTGTTGATGGACCCTATGTGACACCAATTAATTGGCAAGTTTCGCCTACAGCAACAGATCCCAATTTCTTGCCTGCAGGATTATCATTGGCAGCCGATGCTTCAACATTAGGTGTACAGGCTGTAATCTCTGGCACATACTCTGGTCCAGCACTTGTTGGATATTTGGTCCGTGTAGTTGCTGTGGATAATTCTGGTCAATCAGCAGCAGCTTTAGTCAGTTTGAGTACAGTTGCCAATAGTGTGGTTGTTACAACTACATCATTGCCTAATGCTACGGTTGGTGGATCGTACAGCTACCAATTGACAGCTTCGGGTGGTGTACCGCCGTATGTTTGGGGCAGTAGTCCAACTTTCCCATTCAATGGTCTATCGCTTTCAAGTAGTGGTTTGATTACGGGTAGCGCAACTATTTTGTTCTCTCAATTGTTCAACTTTACAGCAACTGATACATTGCTAAATAGCTCTGTTGCTACACCACTAACATTGACATCACAGGCAGCCGGGTTAGCAATTACAACAACTCAGGCGCAACTAAATTTGAATCAACCTGTAGGTGGCCGTGCTTACATATTCACATTTGCAGCAGGAGGAGATCCCAATACTCCTTACACATGGTCTATTTCTCCTGCTTCAGCAAATCAGCTACCAACAGGACTAGCATTAAATCCGATAACAGGAGCAGTTTCGGGAACCACAATTCTGGTCGGATTCAGTAAGCCGATTACACTTCGTGTAACGGATAATATTGGAGCCTTTGCCGAGGCCACATTTACATTTACAGTTGGCCAAGGTCTTGCTCTACAAACGGGTATTGATTATGAAGATAGCACTGCTACCAACATTTTGGGTTACATAGATGCAGGATCCCCGGATTCTATTAATCCGCGTCCTAATCTTTCGTTCTATGTTGTTGCTACAGGAGTGATTTCGACTCTGCCTTCTCAGTTGGCAGTGACTGTAGGTAATCCTAACGTGGCAGCAGTAGTAGAATCCATTATCTCGGGCGTGGCTCTGATTAAGTTAGATGGCATTGGTTTTGCCAGTGGTATTGTAGGATCTAACAATCTAACAATTTCAGTAACGGATTCAGGTGTAAACGCTAATGCCACATTTACATGGACAGTTTATAACGACGGAGTGCTTCGTTTGGCTCCAAGTTCGGGAAATCTTCCGACACAGTTAGCATTATAACTTAAGGATAACAGATGCCAGTTGAGACCATTACCATAACGATCGGCGCAGGAAGCGCAAATCCTCAATCCAAACAGATCCAGATTAATGTGGATCCGGTTGCTGGTTCGGGATCGGGTACCGTTTCGTTTACAGGTGCACATGGTGGATTGGATACGGCTCAAGCTACCGCAACTATTGCTGGAAGTCCCTATACTTCGAATGCAGCTAACCTGGCGTGGCAAGCAACGAATGGTGCTGTTTCTTTACTCAATAACTTGATGATTCAAGGCTACACCAATCCTGGTGGCCATTCAAACTGGGATGGTATTGGTGCTCCTATTTCAAGTTTAATTGGTCCTTTTAATACAGTAATCGTGAATCAGCCATTTAACAATACACCAATCTCGGGATTAGTATCTCCCGATGGCCATTCGGGAGAATACGAAGTTGTTCCTCCGCATGTTAACTTAGTCACAGCCACAGGAACTTGGGCATCAGACTCTCCGTTACCTTTTCAGAATTCATTCATTTGTACATTCCAGGGTAGCATCGTAGTTTCTACTCCGGGTGTTCATACTTTCTATTGGTTGGTGGACGATTCATGGGCACTTTACATGGGTCCGAATGTCATTGATGGTCAAACCCCTGCGCGTTCACAAGGAACCATGGTAATCAACGGCGGCAATCTAGATGCTCCGGCGAGTGCAAATTTGGTTATTGGTACACTTCCAGCGTGGCCATTGATTGGTACTCGTAATACAGGGGGTTTAAGCAACATTGGTTCTACTGATTACATCTATATCAACTTCCCAACTGTTGGTATCTATCCTTTCATGATTTGGTGGATCAATAACCCTGATGCTACTACTTTTCATCAGATGACTTACACACCAGGATCTGCTCAGATTCCAACTGGGCAATTTGGCCCTGCATTGGGTGGAGTAATTCTTCCTGTCGCTGCTCAAGCAGCTCCATCGGCGACGACTCCTTCGGGTAATTTGCAACTTTCACTAGCAAATGGCAATTTCCACATTGTAGGAGATACAGTTACGTTGAATGTCAATGTTAACGGCATTCATTATGCAACCAAGTCTTACATTCCACTTCTCGAAGGAACCATAGGTAAGATTTTTGTCTACAACAGTCCTTCGAGTAACGTATTTAACTTCCCTCTTTACAATGGAAATCCTGTAGACAAACCTACAGCAGCGGGAGCTACATTTGCTCTTACGGGAAACAACACTTCTTGGCAAGGACTGTTATCCATCACTTATGATGGTACGAATTTTGATCTGAGCTATAATGGTGGGGGTTTCATTTCTCACTCCGATACCACACAACTGACAATTACAAACAACGATATTGCCTGGTTTGATTCGACTAACAAAGCGTATGATGTGTTTGCTGCTTCGGTAAGCGGAGGAGGTATCCAGTCCACCATTGAAATTGACTATATGGTCAATCCTAATCCGTTTGTTGCTTCTGTTACTCCGACAACTGTTCCAGCAGATGGACAGCAGCATATTTTCACAATCAATCTCACAAAACCAATTTCTCCACAACAGCAAGGAGCTTTCAATACAGGCAATACAATTGCTATTACAACTTCTTGGAGTGGTGGAGTAACTACAGTTGGAACTCCAAGTCCAATTCTTGATGCTCAAGGATGGTTAACGGGCTGGAATGTCACAGCTTCAGTTCCTGTTTCTTCGGTCAACGTTAGTGCTTCTTTGAATGCTACTATTCAGGGTAACTTGACTTATTTGAATGGAACAACATTTACAGTAGGAAATGTGGTCTATGTAAACAACCTAACTATCGCGACTATCACTTTGCAAGGTCAAGCTTTAGCACCTCCGGTTTTTTACAGCTTTAGTCCTTCGGTTAGCGGTACTTCGGGTACTGTGAATATTAATATAAGTGCTACAGTTTACAATCCTACAAACGTCAGCAACACAGTATCCTTCTTGTTGCGTGTAGCTAATTCATCTAGTCAAAGTACACTGGGAACTTCAAGTGTGCCGACTAGCTCTTCTACAGGAATCGTGAATGGTCAAACAGTTTTCTTTAAGACATATCAAATAAGCGTTGTTGAATCTAGCCTTCCGCCTAGCTACAATCTCGGATTCTCTTGCGTGGATCAGAATAGTCTTTCTATGTCGCCTGTGTATTGGGGCAGCACTGTTTACACTTATACGACTTCAGGTGGTGGTGGCGGATGCCCAGCTGTGGAGATGTATATCAGTGAATATCATCAAGTAGCTAATGCTATTCCTGACATGTTGGTTCAAGTTCTAGAAGGAGAAGTAAATCAATATCTTACGGCTCTTCCTTCTACAGAATTGACGGAGATTGTTAAGGTGGAATACAGTGATGAGATTTGTTACCATCTTAGAGCAGAAAACGGGGCACAAGTTGTTGTATCGGGAAGCACCCCTGTGCCCACTCAAGAGAATCTTGCTATGTGGCTACGGAACGAAGATCCAACTCGAATTCCAGCCTTGGCTTATATCCTTGAACCGGGAATGCATGTTATAACTGATTTGGGTAATGAACCTGAATGGTCTCCGCTGGTAGAAGTTCAATGTTTAGGCGTGCGCCGGGTTGCGCATCTGAATTGTGGAGGACGTAACTTTGCTGCAGGTGTAGAGCCAGGAAAATACATCTACACTCACAACTCAGGCGCAATTGTGAAATAAAATGGAAACTTCCCTCCCAATCCTGACTATTCTGACAAAGAATAGAACGGCTAATCTTCGACAATGCGTAGAAAGTCTTCGAGCTAACACTAACAAATTTGGAAAAGAAGTCTATCTAATAGTTGCTGATGATTCAGACGACTCTATAGTACCTCAGAACCGATCTGTATTGGAAGAATCTAAATTGCCATTTTCCCATTTTGATCGAAAATTTAGAGCTTCGTTTGTTCGAGATTTAGTTCTAGAATCTGGTTGTTCTCTTGATGTCGCAAATTTTGCTTTACTCCCTGATGATCCTGTTGCTATGGGTGCGGTTAGAAATTTCTTCCTTCTTCTTTTAGCTGGAAAACGATTTATCATGCTAGACGACGACATGAAATGCAAATTTGCTCCTATACCCGATAAGAATGATGAAATCGATCATATTCTTGGACCTTCCATAGAGTTCCCAACTACACAGATTCTAGAAAAAGAATGCGAATTAATCGATGAAGATTTCATATCTTGCCATCAAAGACTCATGCAAGAAGGTGTAGTTCTAACTGTAGGTGGTTCGGTAGGAGATTCAGGTGTGAGTAATTCTTATCATTTTCTGGGAGACCTAGAATTCTTAAACAGAATAAAGTCTCTTGAAGCAATGAGAACTGCTCTTCAACATCGTAAAATTCTTAGATACACTTCTAATCCTACGATAGTAAATTGGATTTGTGGCTCAGGTATGAGCATGGGAATTAATGCAGAAAAATTGACTCCCCCTTTCCTTCCTGTCCAACGAGGAGAGGATATTCTTTTTGGATTGATGTTGCGGAATTGTTTTCTAGAACGGTCAGCTTATTGCAATTATGCTATGCTACACACAGCCGAACGGGAAGCCAATCTTGAGGAAGAACAAAAGACGTTTCCGATTCCCAACTTTGGAGAATTCATTATCAAGATACTTTACGAAGATAATCCCAGTTCTCTTGAAGAATTTGGATTGACTTTAAAGAGCATTAGTTCGGCTTCTAATTTCTCAGAATATACAGCGAATCTAGTTGCTCGTTGGCGGCAGCGAGTTGCTTTGAAATTAGAGATCTGGTCTCTGGGTCTTCCTGACTTTATCATACAAGAGATTGAGAAAGTTCGTACTGAGTTGAAAAATGGCGCTCCTTTTGTTACACCACTAGGTCTTCCTCTTTCCTCTTTCCGTGATAGAATTCGGCAATTTGGCGATCTTCTATTAGCTTGGCCAACATTATACGCGACAGCGAGGAATTATGGCCTATAAATATGCACTACCTGGACCGCCTTTCAATTTTCTGGGCAATTTCTCCGAAACTCAACGAGATAATCTGAAAGCATGGGTAAATGCTCGGAAGAGTAAATTTGCTGCTATACAATTGCATCATCAAATTAGAGCGCAGCAATTGCGTAAAACAGCTGGTGTATTAGAGCAATTCTATGCCAATACGAATGACCAGAAATTAACTCCCACTTTCCAAAAGGAAGCTTGGCAGCCGGGTCCTTATGGACATTTCAATTACGCTTATCGTGACGATCACATTCCAATGGTTACAGTGGCAAAATTGAAGACAGCTATGCAAGCGCAATTCCAACGAGATGATGAAGGTGTTTTTTACATGAATCTTGTTCGGACCATCATTGAAAAGCATGAAGATGCGGCACAGTATGCAAACGATGCGGTTAGCTCTACAGCAGTTAACAATGTCACTCAGTTGTTGTCCGATATCGATGGTCTATTCGCCAAGAACGAATACCAAGCAGTTTTAGTGAAGGATCAGACCGATCAATACGGCTCAGGAGCCGCAGCTGGACCACGATTCCGTGTTCATCAGTTTGATTTCCCGACGCAGTGGGAATTGGAGCGAATGAATCATTCCAGTCCACAGACGCCGATTCAAATTAAAGAAGCACAGGATGCAGTAGTCTAATGTCATACGATCTCGATGTTCAACAAGCACCTTGCGATCATCAGATTTCTAAAGAACGATACGTCATCGATTCTAAAGATTTCCGTACTCTGCATCTTGCTGCAAATACTGCAATCAACATGCGAGCACCCATTAACGGTACCTCTCAGGTAGAGCTTTATATTTCGGGTAAATTGGTCAATCCTACGGATCCTGTGTATGGCTACAGTTTTATCATAGATAGCGGACGTTTGGAATCAACAAGTTATGTATTCTATAAGATTCTGTTTAACAAACAAGTTCGACTTGTGAATCCATTGATAGAAGTTTCTTACTTCTGTCCAATTACTTTTTGTCTCAAGTGTAATGGAATGGGCCAATTGAATGATTTGAAGATAGCTGCAAATGGAGCTTTTCTTCATGTTGTTCAGAGTGACAAATTAGTACAAAAGAGCTTGAAATTCATACTCACTTCTACTTGTCCCTTCTATCCACAATTTACTTGTCCCATTAAGAATTATCTTGGTAAAAAGTTCGGGGTAACAATAACAGATGCAGACATTGGTAATGCGATTGTAACATCATTGTTACAAATTCAATCGATTCAAAATTCTCAGCGGACTATTCAAACCCTGGATCCTCTAGAAACTTTAAAGGATGTAACCAATGTGGTAGCAGTAACGGATCCAATTGATCCAACTCGTGTAAACGTTACGGCTCAGGTTTCTTCCTATGGAACGACTACTACTCAAACAATTGGGTTTAGCTTAACTACTACCAAGTCTGCACAATACTACTCTCCGGGAGGGAATGGTTAAGTAGATGCCTACGCCACAAGCAACATTGACTCCATTGATTCTTACCACGCCTGTGGTAACTGGGCAAGTTCTGTCCATTGACACAACGGTATTACCGTATGTAATCCTCGCGAGTATAGCAACCAGTCAGATTGAAGTCAACATTTACAATTCGACATTTGTGAATCAATCTCCAGTTGCACTTCCCAATGGAACTCAAAATCAGTTCTCCGGTAGCATTGCAGTTGATCCTACGCAATCCGAAGCCACCATTCAGATTATTGGCCGCAACTATGATCCGACTGTTGTTTGGACAGGAGCTACTTTCTACGCGGTCGGTACACGTTATGTAGATCCAAATGGCAATGTTCAAATTGTTACACAGGCAGGAACTAGTGGTGTAACACAACCCACTTGGAATCTCACAATAGGTGGTTACACAAATGATCCTACTGCTGCTGGTGTAATCTGGCGCAATCTAGGACCTTTGGCTGTTACGCCAATTGTTAAGTTCTCTCTGATTTATTACCAGACTAGCGATGCTCTAGTCATTGCTCCTCCTTCTGCCGTAAAAGCATACAAAGGGCAATCATCCTGCCGATTGGAGTGGCAGTTACCAACATACACTGGATTCATAGGCGTTCGTGTAATGCTAAGTACGGATTCATCCGGTGTTACAACACCTTACACACAATTTGGCGGTGTAATCAATAACATTACTCGTACAGCGAATGTAGTTATTGCTCAAGAGCAAGCGACACAAGTTAATGGAAACAGTACAGTTATAACAACTACTCAAACTACACAAACAGTGAATTACAGTTCAGTAGACATCCCAATCTCCTATGCTCCACTCAATGGTAGTCAAGAATTCTTCGCTCTAATCAGTACGGTAATTCAGGATCCTAACACTCAGACCGTGTTTGAATCACAACAGAATGGTCCTGTAACTTGCGGTTTTGTCAATTTAAATCTAGTTAGTCCAACAGATTTTCCAGGACCACAACGTAAAGAAGGTATTGCAGGTCGTTTGATTGGTAGTATAACTGCTCTCTATCCTCAATTGGATTTGACGCCGCGTTCAGAAGCTCGTGATACATCGATTGATCCTTTCTCTCTAGAACTTTCTAATCTATCTGTGCGTGAATGGTTCGCTCGTTGCTCAGCTTCAATTTCAGCGATAAATCAAATAGACGATGCCAATGGCGACGGTGTTAGCGATCCGTTTAATACTTCTCCTTTCAAGCAACAAATAGCTCGTGCTTTTGGTCTTAGTGCGCAAGATACACAGACCCTAATCGATAAACAATTTGACATTTTAGGAGAAGAAGCAGGTCTCGTTCGTGGAAGTGCTCAGAATTCAGTCGTAACTTGCACTTTCTATACTTACGTCAATCCTACAACTTCAACAACTTTTGCTCAAGGCATTCAATTAACAACTGTACCCGATGCGCAGACTCCTTCACTTACTTTCCAGACTCGTGGTTCAGCTGTTATAACTCCGCAAACAGCTTCTAGTTTCTACGATCCTACCAATGGATGGTGGGGAGTTAATGTTCCTTGCGAATGTCTAACAGCAGGATCCATAGGCAACGTAGGAGCCGGAGCAATTCGTACTATAGCTTCGGGTGGTCCTTCGGGATGGAACGTTGTAAACTTAACAGCGGCGGCTTTCGGCACTGATGATGAAAGTAATTCCAGTTTTGCGGCTCGCATAAGAGATGCTCAAGTAACAGGAGTAGATTCTGGCACACGCAACGGCTACAAGAAGGCAGCACAGGAAACACCGGGAGTTGTGAATTCATTGGTAGTGGCAGCGGGTGATCTTGAGATGTTGCGTGATTGGGATCCGATTCGTCAAAAGCATGTGTTTGGATGCGTAGACATTTATGTTGAAGGTACCGATACGTCGGAGCAGGATGAAAAAGTTGCTTTTGAATATGCAAATTCAGGGGTCTTCAGTCTTGTTAGCTCTTATCTTACTGCACAATTAACCGATATCAATCAGTTGAAGTTTCAAATCAACAATTTCGCTAGTCTAACTTACGACCCTTACACTGCTGTTCAATTCCAAGTGACTCGTGCAGCCAATAGTTTCTATTTTGGTGTGAATAACGCGCAGTTTGATAATGTCAATGGAACCATTGTTTTAGATCCAAACGAACTTGCCTATCAAATTGTGGGTGATGCAGTTAGTATGGTGCGAGTTAATTTGTTGATTAACAATTCTCCTGCCACTAATCGCATAGCTTTGAATGCTTTGGCCTCGGCTCAAGCGGGAACTTACACATTCAATTTATTCGTTCGCGAGCAATCTCCTTTGAGTCATATTCCTGCGTTACAACCGATTACTTCAGTTAATTCGATAACAGGCAATGGAGCAACCGGGCTAATTCCTCCTGCTGATACTCGTTTAATCCATACATCGGATTTCTATCTTGATGGTCTCTCGCAAGATGCTGGAGATACTGTTGCGGTGAATACAACTTTATCTACAGCTACAACGGTCAATGTTGTTGCTTCTACAACGGTTCCGGTTCTTATAAGTTCAGCTATGGATGTTCCTATTAATGCTAATGGCATTCCTCAAAACATTCTTTCGGTTCGTTCTCTGGATTTGTCGCAATTGTATACTTTTGGTTTAGATTACACAATTGTTCCTATGGGTCCATACCACACTTATGGTCTGAATGTTTTAACATCGCAAGTGAATATTTTGAACATTGGCATTGCAGGTAATGTCCTTACAGTTCAAGTAGCAAATAATGTACACTTAACACCGGGCGTACAAATCACTTTCTCTAATGTTCAAACGGCAACTTTCTTGAATGGTGTTACAGTTACAGTGGCCACAGGTGCTGCGGGTCAATTCACCGCTGCTTATACATATGTGGGAACTTATGGACCAGCAGCAGATTCAGGAGCCGGAAGTTACAGCAATATCGCTAACGGTGCAACGGTAGTAGTTGCTTTTAACAAATTCGTTTTAAGTGAACAATTGACTTTCATTTCTCAAGAGCAACAAACCTTAGTAGGCACTTTGCCCTCTACCCTTGATAATACAGGTTTTGTACAGAACACTTGGCTGCCCGAAAGTTACAACAACACAACATTGACTTTAGATGGTGCTGTATTCAATGCAGATGGTAGCATTAATGTGGCTGCTTCAACCGGGTTGGTAGGAGCACAAGTTCCTCATAATTCTCGTTACATTAAAGTCACTTACAACAATGGCATAACAAATCTTGTAAAGCGTGAGGGAATTGATTTTACTCTTACAGTAGATCCAACTTCGGGAACAGCTACGCTTGCTAGAATTCTTACAGGCACAATTCCTGACGGCGGTGTAGTGCTGGTCAGTTATTTCACGACCGAAACATTTACAATTTCCACAGAGTATCCATCCTTTGTACAATTGCTCACAAATACTATCGATGCTACCAAACACGCTGATGCTGATGTTCTAATTAAAGCCATGGTACAGAATCAAGTGGATGTCACTATGACGGTTGAATTAGACAGCAATGCTGCTCCTGAGACTGTAGATCCTAACATCCGTACTGTGATTAGCATCACCATGAACAATGCTGAAAAGAAATTGAAGCAAGCTTCTGTGATTCAAAATGTCATGGCTGTTACCGGAGTTAGCAACGTGGATCAACCTCTAATTAAGTTTGCTAAGAGTGATGGTGCGTATGACATTGGAATCGTAATTACAGAGGGAACAACTTGGATTCCTCTCGCAACGGATTCGGCTTTTGTTGGACAACAAATTCCACAATTTGCTTTTATCACATCTGCTGCTGTCCTACCTGACAACACAATTCCTTCGGGTGGTTTGCCCGATAGTTTTGTAGGTATGCTGTATCAAGGACAGGCGTATCGTCGTGCCAGTTCGGTGCAGGATTTCTTGATTAATTCAGGTACCACACCTTCCTTCTACATAATCGGTTTGAACGATGAGATTAATCCCTCTGTTCCAATTCCAACTTATGCATTGAAGGTTATGATTACTGAACCACAAGTTCCCAATCCTGGACAACGTAGCTATTTCGTTACATATCAAGTGTTTAACGAGGGCGGAACAAAAGATATAGTAATGAGCAGCACAGAGTATTTAGTTCCTGGTCACATTACAATCAACTATATCACCACTGGGAGTTAACTATGACTACACAGGTTAACCCCGACATTTTGTACCAAAAGTCAAGAGAAGATCTTCTGCTGTACGAGGATGCTCGTTTCTATTCATTGCTGAATGGTGTTCCTAATTTTTATCTAGTTCGGAATGACCAATCACTATGGGGAGCTTTCTTGCGTGCCTTTGCACAAGAGATAGCAAAATTGGAATACGCTTACGCCTATGATCTTATGGCTAAACAGTCGCAGTATCTGACTCCAGCAGATATCAAACGTCGTTGGGCGGATTCTCTATTCATCAGTAGTCAATACCCTTCACCAACGCAGAGCGACTTAGATTATCGCACCATGTTGGTGAAG